GTAATGAACGCTATAATGCTAGTTTTATCATGGCTAAATATCTACATAGATAGAGGTTCGTCAACTACTCATGGCCATGCTAGCACCCACAAAGGTCTTCTACGGATTCAGCACCCTGGATACCAATAGCAAACAACAATCGTTTGCTGATGTACCGTTGATCGAACGCGACCTATTGAATCACTTTAACACATTGCCAGGCGAACGAGTGATGATGCCATCATACGGTTGCAACATATGGAATTTACTGTTTGAACCGTTCGACGATGCGCTTGTGCAAGCAATAATTGCCGAAGCAGAGAGAATAGTGTATTCTGATTCGAGAGTTGTGCTACAAAGCACTACAGTAAAAGAGTTCAATCAAGGGCTATTAGTGCAGATGCTGTTATATTATCAGCCATTTGGTGTGGTCAACACATTCAGTGTAGAATTTGATCGCAGAGCAGTCGCTATTGATAGCATAGGATGATGAGAGAGACACATGGCAGTTAGTCAACAACAACGTCAAAAGCAGCTGTTTGCAGCAGAAGATTGGCAAGTCATATATCAGGCCTTTACGCAGGTCAATTTCAGTGCATATGACTTCCCAACCATACGCACTGCAATGGTCGAGTACATTCGTCTCAATTATCCAGAAGATTTCAATGACTGGACAGAGTCTAGCGAATTTGTAGCCATCATTGATCTGTTAGCGTATCTTGGACAAAGCATTGCCTTCAGGATGGATCTCAACACCCGAGAAAACTTCCTCGATACAGCTCAACGCCGCGAAAGTATCTTCCGTCTAGCACGCATGCTGAATTATCAGCCGCAGCGTAGCATACCCAGTGCGGGGCTCCTAAAGGTAAACCAGATAGTCACTAACCAAGATGTGTATGACGCTAACGGTCTCAATCTCAAGAACATACCCGTTAATTGGAACGACCAGAGCAATCCAGATTGGCAAGAGCAGTTCATATTGGTGCTTAATGCATCTTTGAACAGCACCAACTATTTTGGCAATCCGTTTAAGAGCGGAGTTGTTAATAACATACCTACTGACTTGTATGCTCTTAATAATACAGCTATACCTAGTAGTACCATAGGTTTTACAGCACCAGTTGCTGGTAACACAATGAACTTTGAGCTGGCAAATCCAGATTTCAATGGTGCATCTGGTGGCAATGCTACTGTGCTTGGCACCACAGGGTATTTCTTTGAACGAAACCCCAATCCGATCAACAGTTGGTATATAATCTATCGCAACGACGGAAATGGTTATAGCAGCGTCGACACTGGATTCTTCTTGTTCTTTAAACAAGGCAGCATGGGATACGCAGATTATCTGCTAGATCTGGCAGTGGCAAACCGAGTTATTGATGTCAATGTAAACGGTATTAACCAGACAGACGTTTGGGTACAGAACATCAACACTTCCGGTCTCGTGACAGCTGACTGGACTCCGGTACCTAGCGTTAACGGGTTCAACGTGATCTATAATAGTCTCAGTAAGAATATCAGAGACATCTACAGTGTGATCACCAGAGATAGTGGCGGATCAGATCAGATAAGTTTGAGATTTGCAGATGGTAACTTTGGTAATGTGCCTGTTGGGTTGCTGCGAGTATGGTATAGGATCAGTAACGGCTTGCAATATCAGATACGACCCACTGATATGACCAATCTCAAGTTTAATTTTGCTTATAATGACAATCTGTTCAACACGTTCAGCTTGGCATTTAACACTAGCCTGCAATACACAGTTGCTAATAGCCAAACCACACAGAGTAACCAGCAGATAGCGCTAGCTGCCGAGCAGGTGTATTACACACAAGACCGTATGGTCAACGGCGAAGATTACAACATCTTCCCGCTGCAAAGCAGCTTAGCACTCAAGGTTAAAGCTGTAAATCGTACTTATAGCGGTCAGAGTCGTTATATTGATATCAACGACCCAACTGGCACTTACCAAGATCTCAATGTGTTTGCCACAGATGGGATTCTTTACCAAGAAGAAGATATCAACGCACAAGAAATAGTGATCAATATCGGCACGCCTAATAAGGTATATGTTGTAGATAACATACAACCAATGATCGACGGCGGTGCTAATTTTAAAAATACAGCACTGGAACTTCAGGATTTTTATTACAAGAATTTTCCGCGGTATACTGCATCTGGACTGTATTGGTCATTACTTACAGCTGGTAGTGGCAACTGCACCGGATCGTTTATGATAGGTACTCCACCAAACGGTGTAGCACAGCGACTGGGGACATCAGCTACTGCAGGCAGCGGCGAGGAATGTATTGCTGCAGGTAGTCTCATTAAATTGGTTAATTCTGCAAATGTATCAAACTGGACCAGTGTGGTCAGTGTCGTAGGCGACGGTACAGGTATAAACAATTCTGGTATCCTTTCATCTGGATTGGGTGCAGTAACCCTAGCATCTGTGCAAGAGGATCTTAGCACAGTTAGCAGCATCTGCGCACCGTTTGAAACCACGTTGACCACCGACGAGATTGATGCAATCACTGCAGCAATGAATACCAAACAAACTTTTGGTATTGGTTACGATCCACAAAATCAAACTTGGTATGTGATAACCAACACTAATCTCAGCACTAGTCCTGTATTCAGCTTAGAATTTGCTCAAGATACTACGAATACAAACAAAGATGCTAGCTGGTTATTAAAAGTAGTTTACAACACCAACAGCTGGATAGTGCAGTCTCGATCGCAACGTTATATCTTTGAAAGTGTTGATCAGGTCAGGTTCTACTTCTCTAATGCAGCAAAGACTATTAATCAAACGACTGGTTTGCCTCAATACGACTATGTAAGCGTGCTCGGTATAAACCCGGCACCTCTACCGCCTGCACCAGCACCCGCGCTTGGAACAGATTATCTCTGGCAAGTGTATGGTCAAGAGATATACCCAGATGGATATGCCGATCCAGCTAGCGTTCGAGTTACCTTTTGGAGCAGCATAGATACACCGCTACCAAATGATCCTGATCAGTTTATTACTATCGTAAATCCGGATGTCACCCCGCCTAACAAATACGTGTTCTGGGTTAAGTACATTAGTGCAGAAGGGTACCAGTATTATCAACCAGTTGATATACTATCATCGCGCATCTATGCAACACCTGGGTCAGTTCCAACTCCGCCTGCAGGCGATTGGTTACCAGATGAAGTGGCATTTATCATCGCAACCAGTGCATTCTTGAGATACACAAACGGTGCACTGGTGGATGTTACAACAGAATATAAAGTTCGTATAGGGCGCAATAACATAAGCTATCTATGGAAGCATTATGCCACCTATGATCAGCGTGTTGACCCAGCAGTGATGAATGTAATTGATTGTTTTGTGTTAACGTCGACATATGACACCAACATGAGAAATTGGATAGCGATTAACGGTAGCGTTGATACTAAACCATTGCCTCCTACTACTGCGGAATTAAACAGTGCATTTGCATATTTTGAACAGTTCAAGATGATGACTGATCAGATAATATGGCATCCAGTTGTTTATAAATTGCTGTTTGGTGCACAAGCGCAGTCAGAATATCAAGTGCTGTTTAAAGTAGTTAAAGTGCCTGGTACCACCTCAAGCGATAATGAAGTCAAGAGCCAAGTTAAGTCACAGATAGATGCATATTTCAGTCTCAGTAATTGGGATTTTGGGCAAAGCTTCTTCTTTACAGAGATGTCTACTTACATACAGATGAACTTGGCAACTATCGTAGCTACGATAGTAATGGTACCAACTAGCGGATCTGCTAAATTTGGTGATTTGTTTGAGATAATTGCAAATCCAGATGAGATATTCATTAGCTGCGCTACGGTAGCAAACATAGTAATAGTCGGAAGCCTAACAGAAGCTCAACTGGGGATAACAAATGGTTGATCGCAGAAGACCTATAAAGTTACTGCCTGGAGTTAATCAGACTGACACTCTGACTAAATTCTTTGCAGCCACAGTTGATCACTTGTTCCAACCAGAGAGTGTTGAATTCTTAGGTGGGTATATAGGCACCAAACCAACGTACTATGATGCTAAGAAAGATTTTTACGTCGGTGAGCCCACTAAATCCAGAGCTGATTATCAGTTGCCAGTTACTGCTGTCAGTGCCAATCAGTTCAGTGGCAGGGTTACCAATATCATGTTTTACCATGATTACGTTAACTCTCTGCAATTTAATGGGGCTGTAACTGCTAATCAAAGCAGATTGTTTGAACAGGACTATTACAGCTGGTCGCCGCCTATTGATATAGATAAGCTGTTAAATTACACCAATTACTATTGGGTACCAGCTGCACCGGAACCTATACTCTTGCTAGGTAATACAGATTTTGAAAATGATGTTATAGGTAAAGCACAATATACCTATAACGGGCCATATCAATTGACCAGTACTGGCAAGATAGTCACTGATACACCGTTGGTATTCACTACTGGTTTAGTGGTGGTGGCTACCTATAATGCTAACCCTGCTTATAATAATGTCCAGTACATCATTGACAATGTAGGGCGCCATATAGAATTATTGCTAGCAAACGATCTCATCGACACTACATGGGATGTTAAGGGGTGGGATACCGTTGGTTGGGGCGGCGACGACAACACATATATCAAAGATTATATAACCATTGCTAGAACTCAGAATCCTAACAATCTATGGAGTGCAAGCAACAAATGGTTCCATATTGATGTGCTGACTGTGAGCGGTACTACCAGCACCACGCTGTTCCAACAGCGAGCAGCCAGGCCAATCATTGAGTTTGAAGGTAACTTGCAGTTGTATAATAATGGCAGCAGGGGCCGACCAGCTGTGAAGTATCTAATAGCAGATGTACCAAATGTGCTTGTGAGCATAGTTGGACAAACATCTTATATGGTCAATGAGGTTGACCTTAAAGATGGTGATACACTGTTAGTTACTGGAGACAGCGATCCGTTAGTTAATAACCGTGTATACGAAGTTGGCGGATTAGAAACTCTCGGAGTTATTACTCTTACACTTGTTGGCGGCGCGCCGTTGCTTGGCGATGCAATATTTGTAAACAATGATATTGTAACTGTTAGAACGGTTACATATATAGTAGGCGTGCAGTACTGGTACAACGGTACAGAATGGATTCTCGCTCAACAACGGGTACCGTATGTAGCACCATTGTTCCAACTTTACGATCAAGATGGCAATAGGTTAGATGATCCTAGTGTGTATCCAAATAGCACGTTTGCAGGAAACAGTATCTTCACCTATGCAAGTGATGTGTATGCTACAATTGATGTAGAACTTGGACTTAGCCCAAAGACTGACCAATTTGGCGACTATGTGTTTAATAATACACTGGTTACAGAAACGTATCAGTACCAGTATAATGCAAGTTTAAGCACTATACAGGGATATGCATATTATAGAAACAATAGCCCAGTTGACGAGCAGTATAATAACGCTTGGTACAAAGCACCGCAGCCAAGCCGCCAATATATTGTCAATGATTTTATAGTAAATTCTATTACCTCTAGCTTTACAATAGATCAGATTCCTGACCCAAATCCCGGATTTCTTCCTAGCCTATACGTAACTTTAATAACTGATCAGATTAGTACATCGCTAGTAAATGGAACAGATTACACAGTATCAGCTAATGTGGTCACACTGGTAATTCCTGCCTATAGCGGGCAGCGGGTGTTAATTCGTAGCTGGAGCAGAACAGCTCCCATAAACTATCTTGGTTATTATGAATTACCATTAAACCTAACAGCTAATCCAGATAATCTTCAGATAACCACTTTGAGCCAAAGCCAGTTTTTTGCACAATTTGCATCTATCATCAGTAATCAACCAGGTATAGAAGGCAACCCAGTTGACGTTAATAACTGGAGAGATACTCCTAGAATACGCGGATTAGGTCTTAACATATTACAGCACCGTGCCCCGATGACCAAGTCTATGATACTCAACAGTGGCAATATCACAGTTGGTATCAACAGTGTGCAGAACAATACTAGTCCAATGCAAGCGATGCAATATGCACAGCGCGACTATGTAAGATTCTACAATAGATTCATATCTGCATTATTCACGCTATCGGCTAACGGATATACTGCAAATCAATCGCCGCAGACCTGGGTAACTGCAGCACTGACACAGATCAACTTGGGTAAGAATCCAACTAGCCCGTGGGCTAATAGCGGCCCAGATGGTCCTAAGGCTGGTTATACCTATCTCAAGAGCACTGCGCCTACATACGTAACGCCTACTGGTACTCGACTTGGTGTAAGCAAGGCATATCAGCCAACGGTGTATTACGACGGCCTAGACCTGTACATACAGTGCCACGACGGTGCTCGCATCGTTATGGCAAAAGATGGCATACCACTGGGCAGTATACAATACGGATTAACTTCGACCAGTAAACCAGACTTATTGACTAATCCAGTATCATCTGCATGGTTACAGTTTGAGCTTGACCTCTTTAACAACATGCCAGATGCATATTCTGATCCGCAAGCAATAATGGCCTTGGATATCACCATATATACTCCGGGCAGGTGGCGACCTGGTGATTACACCGTTGGCGAATATCTCGCAGTGACCTATCCAATGTTTGATCGTTGGGTAATAAACAACCAAATTGATTATCGTGCCAATACTACCTACGATCCCAACGATCCGTTTACTTGGAACTACGCTGAGATGCGAGATGCAAATGGACAGCGTGTTCCTGGATATTGGCAGGGTATATATCGCTGGTATTACGATACTGATCGTCCTCATCTAGCACCGTGGGAGATGCTAGGATTCAGCCAGCAGCCTGTGTGGTGGACTGATGAGTACGGACCAGCACCGTATACTCGCGGTAACACATATATGTGGCAAGATCTCGCAGCAGGCCTGATACGTCGCGGCCCAAGAGCAGGTATATATCCGGCAGGTGTCAGACCCGGACTGCTTAGTTGCATACCAGTTGATGACCAAGGTAATCTGTTGCCTCCGCAACAAGCCAACACAGTAACAAGCCAGCCATCGTCAGCACAAGCATCAGCAGCTTGGGTATTTGGCGACGGCGGTCCGGTTGAATCTGTTTGGATATACAGTAACGAATATAGCTTTGTGGTAGCACAATACAGTTACCTAATGAAACCGGCACAGTTTGTAGAATACAACTGGGACACTCTGCGTTTCCAGCAGGTCTTTCCTACCCAACCTACTACACAAAGTATCTACATAGATACTCTCAACAGACGACCAAATTCACAACTGTATGTGCATCGTGAAAATCCTTCGGCAATTGGCGGTAATATACAGATACCAAACGAAAGCACACTAACTTATTATGGCAGTGGCGGTATCCAGCATTGGATATCTGAGTTCATAGTCAGCCAAAATCTCAATGTTACTCAATATTTTGGTAGCATCGTGCGCGGTACTAATGTGCAATTGGCTCACCAGTGTGGCGGGTTTGTTGGAAGTAATCTATACCTGACAGCCGATAGCTTTGGGCAGATAGGTTATACAAGCCAGCTGATACCCGCTGAAAATGTCAAGACCTATCTCTATAAGAGTGCTAGCATCAAAGAATCTTTCTATTCTGGGGTGATAGTAACGCAAGTAGTTGACGGATATCGTGTAGTTGGATATAACGGCATTGACCAGTTCTTCCTCACAATACCTAGCAATACATTTGGGGCTAAGACAACTGTAGTAGTTGGCAAGGATCGAATAACTTGGTATAAGACCGGCGTCAAGGCTGCGCAAGAAGTGCCGTATGGTACAGTGTTTGCGACCAAACAGCTGGTATTTGACTTCCTTGTGAGTTTACAACGATTTCAGGAATTCCAGGGTTGGGTGTTTGACCAATACAATGCTGACAGCAATACCACCCTTGATTGGATTCAGAGTGGACGCGAATTCTTATTCTGGAGCCAAGGCAACTGGGCAGATGGTAACTTCATTGCACTAAGCCCGCTAGCAATCAATGCTAAATTCGTGCAGAAATTTGGTACTGTGCAGTTTGTCAATGGCATCGTTGGCGGCACCTATCCAGTAATAGACAAGACTGGTAATAGGATAGACGGCGGCAGCCTGGAAGTGCTACGCTACGATGATACCATAACTATCAATGCGATTGGCACACAAAATATCTATGGCATGCGATTGTTTGCTACAACGATCGAAAGTGCTATATTGATAGATAATTTGACTAGCTTTGATGATACGGTCTATGACCCGTTGTACAATATAGCACAACCTAGATTGAAGTTGTTTGCATACCGTACAAACGATTGGAACGGTCGCGTTGATGCGCCTGGATACTTCCTCTATCAAGACGGTACAGATAACCAATGGTCGTTGGTTCCAAACTTTGAAAAAACTGCCAATGACTTCCGCAAATATTACAATATAGATCAACCAAAGAACTATAACACTATAGATCCAGTGACTGGCAATCTTGTAGTTAGCGGAACAGAGTTGGCTGCAGTCGATGTGCAATCTATATCAGCTCTCAGCAAGCATCAGATTGGCTATCAAAACAGGCCATACTTGAGTAACCTGCTGTTGGAAGAAAGCACAGAGTTCCAATTCTACCAAGGATTCATAAGGCAGAAAGGAACACTGCGCGGGTTCGACACAATACTGCGAAATGACACGATTGCCCCTATAGGCAGCAATTATGTCTATTACGAAGAATATGCATTGCGTGCTGCTAGATTTGGATCTACTGCACTAAACACCGGAATTGATTTTGTGATACCACAGAGTCAGTATATCAATGATCCTCAGCAAATAACAGTGTTTGGAGTGCAAGGAAGTAGCAGAGAATTAGATGGTATTATCACATTAATACCAAATGATCCATTGATAGTAGTGCCGCCGACCAGTTATAGCAGCGTAACCAACGTGCTGTTTCCTCTGCGACCAGAAATTGGTCCAGATTGGAACACTGACCTGCCAACCACTGGGTATGTGTTGCTTGGCGAAACTACATTTGCAATATCAAATACATCTGTGCTAAGCACTTTCTGGGAAACACAAAATACATTGGGCGTACCGTTAGTGAGCGGTGACACTATTTGGCAATTTATTGACGAAAAACAAAGCTGGACAGTCTGGAAGTATGCTACGTCACCTATCAATATAGTCAATACTACACCAAGCACAAACTCTGGCGACCCAACTGTGATCAACTGCAGTGGTAATGTTGGGGTTAAATCCGGTGATATCATTGTGCTGGACGGTATCAGCAATGTTGCTACACTGCAAGGCACGTACACTGTTGGAAACATAGTAGGCAACGGTAATAGCTTTACAGTACCTGTTAACACCTTCTCTATTGGTGCCGGCGGTAATGTAAGCGTCTATAAGACCACAAGATTTGCCACTACATACGAGCGAGACGTGTATCCACCAACCGGCGGATGGCAATCTGGTGATATAGCATATGTTGATAAGACTAGCTACGGCATCAATGGCTGGACAGTGTATTCTTACAGCAACAGTGGATGGATGCCTATAAGATCAGAGCAACTTAAAGTTAACGCATCTCTGATGCTGCAAGGCAAGCTGTACAATCAACAGAGTTTAACGATATATGATTATCTAGAATACTATGATCCAGCCAAGGGATTCATTCCCAATGCAGCTAGGAAACATCTAGATAAGATCAGCATCTATGATCCGGCTAGCTATAATACCGGAGATGACACGCTGTATCCATTAAATCCGTCGCGTGCTTGGGGACCAGAACATGTTGGAGAGACTTGGTGGAATCTCAGCAGCGTTAGATATGTTGATTATGAGATCAGCACCACTGCATATCGTTGGCAGAACTGGGGCAAGATTGCACAAGGTACTACAGTTGATGTTTACGAATGGGTAGAAAGCCCTGTTTCACCGTCTCAGTGGTCAACATATGTAGCTAATAACACTAACTTTTCACAATACGGCGTAAATTACATACCAACCGGGTTGGTCTTAAATGCCGACAATCCGGCTTATACCACTCGGATAGTTTATACAGCTGCCAACACACCGCAGACTAGGTATTATTTCTGGGTCAAAGATGCTACCACGTTGCCGTTACCTCCGGATCGGTCGATATCTACCCTTGAGATCAGTAATATCATAACATATCCAACCAGATATGGTGTACGCTGGTATGCTGCGATAGACGAGCGTAATATCTTAGTTGCAAACATTGGTTATGCGTTAAGTGGGCTCAACACAGTGCTCAGCTTACTCTACACACATCAAGCAAATAACCAAAACGATTTTAAACAATGGGATCTAGTTCGTCCAAACGATCCAACTAGCATACCAAGCGACTACTTTTGGCTAAAGTTAAAAAACAGCCTCACTAGCAAAGATGGTCAAGACCAAAACGTTCCGGATCCATATCTTAGCAATATCATGCGATATGGAACTCTAATACGGCCTAGGCAGAGCTGGTTCAAATACAGAATAGCAGCAGCTGAAACGTATGTGAACGAGGCCAACAAGCTGTTGGGTACAATACTATTGGTACCAGATATCAATCGCAGTGATTGGGTAGATTATTTCAATCTAGCCGAACCAGAGCCAGCTGCTGATTATACTGTTGGTACTATCTCTAGCAGAGACGGATTGAGTGGCACTATACCAGATCAATCAACCGTTCTAGTGCAAGCTGGTGCCGATACAAATAATCTCTGGGTACTTTACCAATATTTCTTTAATGACCGAGATTATTATTGGGAAGAGCTACAAGTACAAGCGTATAACACACCAAACTATTGGTATTATGTTGACTGGTATCTAAAAGATAGCGGAGTGACTAGTAACACGATACCAGATTACACAGTTGATACTACTGCTGATAGGACCCCTTACGAAGGTCAAGATGGTGTAGTTGTGAAAGTTGATAACATCGGTGATGGTCGTTGGGCATTATATAAATGGATCACCTCAACCAATGTAAGCGAGTGGGTAACTGTTGGGTATCAGGACGGCACCATACAGATCAGCACAGGTGTGTATGACGGCAGCATCAACACTATGCTGTTTGGTACCACCCCGTTTGACACTACAGGATTTGATATCTTCCCGTATGTTGAATTTGGCAGCATGATTGATGGATTACGCAATGTGGTATTTGCTAATCCAAATCCTGCAGTGCCCGGTGAAAGTGTATATCTCAATCAGTTATTTTTTGCAATGATCAATTATGTGTTGGTGGAGCAGGGATTCGTCGATTGGATATTCAAGACCAGCTTTGTTACCCTAGACGGATTTAATGTACCTCTAACTACTAGTCAGCTATATCAGCCTGATTACAGCGAAGCATTGTTAGAATATCTCAATGAGGTTAAGCCGTATCATACCAAAGTTAGATCGTTCATTACCCATCGCACATGGCAGGATAACGTTGCTATACATCCAACAGACTTTGATAATCCTGCCAACGTGAGCGTGTCTACTAATATTGCCTATAGCAACGCCGATTGGCAAAACAACTATCTAACCAATCCAGAGTTGATACGAACTCTCAAAATGAAACTGGTCTTTGATCGTATTGCAAGCACTTCAATTGGTTGGGCATCATTTCCTTGGGATATCAAAGCATGGCAGTTTGAGAACAACACAACAGCTGATTACATAGACTGGGGTGCGTTTACACGTATATTAGAATTTTATGCACCAACTGCCGATATGATACGTAAGGATGACCCAAATCTAATAACCAACAGTGATTATCGTGGTATAATCATGGATAGCATTGGATTCAATTTTGCACCGGGTTGGCAACAATCACCGTGGGATAATCCAACTGGATGGGAAGCAGGGGCAGCAGCGTTCACCGACTATCTAGATATCATTGTGCAAGGCGGTATAGTACCCGAGTATGATAAATTCTACGGCACTGGTAGCAAGCGGGCATTTAGATTAACTCGCTTGCCTCAAAGTCCTTCTATGTTAGTAGTCTGGGCAGACGGTGTGCTACAGCAATACGGTGTTGATTGGATAGTACCGAACTACATCACAGATCTTCTGCTAGCATCGGGTGGCAGCGGGTACACAGTCGGCGACAGGCTGCAGCTCGACATAATACCAAATGTAGCCCCAACTATTATTGCAGTAACTGCGGTTGATGCGTTTGGAGCGATAGTTGAATGGACGCTAGAAACCACTGGGTCGTATGATATATTCGTTGGGTCTGCCGTATCAGTGCAGTATGTTCCGTATACTACAGGCACCGGTGCAGATGCAATGTTCCAACCAGTGTGGGGCGGCAACTCGTTAGTATTCTATAATGCACCAAACAGCAATGCATCTCCGAATATATTTGTATTGTATGTTGGTACAACCTTCTTGCCTGCACCAACTGGTCCTATTGACATTATCAATGACGGTAACCAGTTCATTCAGCCATACGTTGGAGAAGATCACCCAGAGGAACTATATAAGTTTCGGTTACCAACTAGCATGCGAATGGATGTATATCAGAACTCGGCCGGCGGTGCACCGCTGATATACATGCGAATTTACCAATTAGATGGTACTAGAGATCATTTCCCACTGGGAATACAACCGATGGATCACTCGTCGGTGATAGCTCAGATAGACGGACAAATGTTAACATACGGTCTAACAAATGATTTTGTGATCAATTGGGCCACTAACACTATGGTATTCTTGACAGCACCAGTTGGGTCAACATTACAAATTATCACTATTGCACCAGGTGGCACAGGCATTGGTATTGTTAATCCTCGTGTAGTTTCTCCTGGTATTGGATATGTACCCGGCGACTTTATAACATTTGCCGGTGGTACAACAGTCAACTATGATGCTGCACAAGTTCAAGTTACAGACGTATTGGCAGTGTCTACTGCTATAGTCGACGGCGGCAATGGTTATAGTATTGGAGATGTGCTTGTTCTTGAATTAGATTATGCATCGTCTTGTACTTCTACAGTAGAGCTAACAGTCGCTAATGTATCTGTTACAACTGGGTCAATAACTGCAGTTGAGATAACAGAACCGGGACAATACCAATACCTACCTGCATCATATGCCTATTACACATCTGGTAATGGCACGGGTGCAGATATTACTATTGACTGGGGCATTGATACTGTTATTAGGTCTATTGAGGGCATGTATAGCCTACATCCAACTCAACCAATACTGCAGGATACAACTAGCGGTGCCGGAATAGATGCAGAATTTGCTACACTGTGGGCAGCATCTATATCTCATAATTTGTTTACTGGGAATGGTATACAGACTGCCTTTGTGATAGATACTGCGCCCCAGAATAACGATGTTACAAAGATGCTGATTACACAAGATGGTACAGTATTAACCAACGGATTTAATGCTACGATTACTGCTAATGGCAGGATAATAACAATATATCCAGCACCGGCAAACACAAGTATTGTGAGTATCACACTGTTTAGTACTAGTAATTTTAGCATTGTCAATGATCAAGAGATACAAGCAATTACCGGCCAGTATAGCTATCAGCTACTAGCACTGCCGTACAGCACTAATCCGCCGTATCTCAGCACGACTATTACAATAGATGGGTTGTATCTTACAGGTCCGCCGATGGATGTATATTATGCAACCGGTTACACCAATAGCTATTTGATCACTACACCGGGACCAATTAACCTGGCATATTTAGAAGTATGGTCTGGTAATTATCTACAAGTAAACGGGGTTGATTATACAGTGTCTGGCAATGATATATTGTTCTATACTCCGCCAAGCGCTGGCAATATCGTAGCATTGGTGCTTACCGATCCAACTTATAGTTACAATTATGTCATACAAGGTGGTTACATTGCATTCCAACCTAGTGCAGCACCTATAACTGGGCAAATAATAAAAGTTATTACGTACAGTGAGGATGTTAGTTATGAATTTAGAGCACAAAAACTACAAGGACCTTGCTATCCTATATTAAACAATCAACCTGGTACGTATGTGCTTGTAGATGCACCTTACAATGATAGCACATTAATGGTCTGGGTAAACAATGTGATGCAAACATTGTTATATGATTACAGATTAGATGTTGTAGATGCTATACCCGGGTGGGATACCACTGCATGGAATGTGTATGGATGGAATACAGAGTATGGCGGAGATCGAGCAGTTGTGTTTGCAGGCAATATTGGTATATCAAGTTTAGACACAATAAATCTGCAATATATGAGTGCATTGCCAGAACGTGCTGCCATAGCATGGCGAACTATAACCAGTGACACACAGACTACGTCTACGGTTATAAGTGATTCAAATAAAACTCGCTTATTAGCCGCAGTCACTGTATACAGTAGCAGCATAGAAGTAGAAGACATATCAGTATTAGATAGTCCGACTGATACACAACCGGGTACAGTGTGGATAGGTGATGAACGGATTGATTATTGGATGATTAGATCAGATCCGACCGCACTACTGCCAAATAGAGGATTCCTTGAGCAGTTGCTACGCGGCACCTTTAATACACCAGCTGGTAATGTCTCGGTATCGTATGATACTATATTCTACGACGGCAATGGGATTGACACGTATTTTGCTACTGCTAGTGGTACGTTATTGGCGGGTGGCAATGTAGCAGTTTATATAGGTGATCAAATACAAGTGGACACTGCTATCAATCAACAAGTTGGGTCATACGCAATAGTTGATAATCCGTCAAGCATGCCAGCAGGCAGATATGTTAACTTTGTCTCAGCGCCTATTACCGGCTGGAGAAATGTAAGATTGGCAAGCCCGCGAGCAGAAGTTACGTTTGGCAGTCAGATATCGCATAAAATAGGATCAACTGTTATATCAGCTGGCAATAGCCAAACAATACCCGGTGGATACAGATGGATACCAACACCAGATGGCCTGCAATACAGCAGCGACAGCGAAGCTGTATTCTTGATAAATCACCCTGGAACTAGGAGCTAAATAATACTATGCAAGATCAAAATAATAATAGCACCGAATCCGAGAACGACGACACGCTGCCAGACGAAGACGGCACTGTGATGGTCTATGGGTTTGTGCAGATAAAGGATACGCAAACCGGCGATATCCTGGTTAGTACGAGGTCGTAAAAGATGTCCTTAGTACAACACAGCAATCAGTGGATAAAAGGCCATATAGTGATCAAGGATCTGGTTACTGGTGAGATCCTCGTTGACAAAGACAACGCTATCAACTATGAGAATTTTAGCATCAGCTTGGCACGTACCATAGCCAACCGTCCGGATAGCTGGATACAAGAAATGTGTTTCGGTAACGGCGGTGCGACTGTTAGTGAAATTGGTACTATTACCTATTTGCCGCCAAACGTCACTGGCCAAACAGCTGAACTATACAATCAGACATATTATAAGGTAGTGGATGATCAGAGTCCGCTAGATACTAACACAGCACAGAATTATATCAGCACTGCTCACATCGATGGCACCACATTTACTGATGTCATAGTGACTTGCACTCTTGAGCTTGGTGAGCCGTCCGGACAAGATGCATTTGATACTGCTACAAACATTGGCGGTACCTATGTATTCAATGAATTGGGTTTAAAAGCTTACAGTGCTAATGGGCCCGACACTGGCAGATTATTAACACATGTTATCTTCAGTCCAGTGCAGAAGAGCCTTAACAGGCAAATACAAATAGTCTATACCATACGAATACAGACCGTTTGAGGGAGTGCTAAATATGCAACCAATCATAGCAGGTGAACGACATGTCTACTAACATATATCAATTTAACGGAACGCTATTGACGTCTGTAGCAGACGGTGCATTGAACACTATAGCTGCTCCGATAGCACTTCCGGGTAAGGGGTACACCAACTATGGTGCGCCTGTGTTACAAGATGTGCTGTGGACCATGCAAAACTTTGCTGGCACTGCGGCACCGACTCCGTTGCTACAGGGCGTAGAATGGTATGATACCAGTACCAATCAGCTTAAAGTCTACAGCGGAACTGCATGGAATACCATTTTCAAAGACAATCAGAGTAATCTGCCTGCTGTAACACTAACATACGATCTTGGTTCTACTAGCTTACGATTTAACAACGTCTGGGTAGGAACCATAAACGCCACAACAGTTAATGTTTCTGGCACAGTTGTTGGTCCAACTAATATATTTTATACAACTCAGACCAACTTGCCAAGTGTCAATAACACATATGATCTAGGGTCAAGCAGCTTTAAGTTCAATACCGTGTATGCTACTACATTTAATGGTACATCCACACAAGCACAGTATGCTGACGTTGCTGAACGATATGCAGCGGATACAGTAATGGAAGTAGGTGATGTGGTTAAAATAGGCGGCACTGCTGAGATAACTTTAACTACATCAGCGTGCGACACGCATGTGTTTGGTGTTATATCAGACAAGCCGGCACTGCAGATGAATAGTCAGGCAGGCACAGACGAGTCTCATCCGTATGTTGCACTGCTTGGTCGTACTCCATGTAAAGTAGTTGGTACTGTTAGCAAAGGAGCTCGTTTAGTATCAAGTAGCACGCCCGGTGTAGCTAAAGCAGCAAGAGGCGATGAAGATGCATACTGCATCATAGGTCGTGCCCTAACAGACAAGCACGACGACGATGTTGGGTTAGTAGAGATAGTAATAGGACGCGCCTGATATGACGTATGCCGTTAGTGGCCTAATACAAGCTAGCGACTATAACGGGTTTGTGGGAACCACAGCCGTTAATGCTGCATATGCCGATAACGCTGCTGCACAAAACAAAGTGGCTGCACTAATTGGTGTTGGTTACGGCACACGTGGCTATGGCCAGACTACTACAAATGTGGCAGCAGTTACTGCAGGTGTTAACGTATCGGCAGGTCAGTGGAATAATTTGCGCAGTGCGATGAGCACACTGAATACACATCAAGGATCAAGTCTCACGCTGCAGCCAGTTGTAGCCAGCGGCGGTACAATACTGTATCAATCTAGCATACCAACTAACATAACCACGCTTGATACTAACCGCAATCTAGCAAACATTACACAGATGACTGTGAGTAGTGCATTAACTAGTACCACAACCTCATGGTCCAGCGTAGTTACCAATGTGTTGACTGTCAATTTTAGTACACCAGATGCTGCTAGGTACTTTTTCAACAGCGGCGGTGAGATACGATTCTCTGGATCTAATGTTGGTGGCACTGCACCCGGTGCTGCTGCATGGGCATCGCTTCTAACACTGGTTGGCACGGTTAAGCTAGGTGCCAGCACTGCTACATACACCGGATCAGGTGGCACTATAACTAACAATATTGGTTATTACGGTTTAACTACTGCCTATCAAGAGATTTTCATACATTATGGATCTGGTGCGTATTCTGGTATCTATTACAGCATACAAGTCAAGACCAATGCAACAGGTAGTGCGAATGGTGGCAACGGTAGCTTGATAACTGTAACTATTACCTTTAATGATGTGGCTGCATATGGTTACGGGGCAGTTGACGGTACTACATCTAGCTATGTTGACCAGTACAAGGCAGGCGGAGTATTGACCATAGCCTCCCCAATTTACACAACGGTAACTCCTATCTGATATCTTGACATCCTTTTTCTAATATGCCACACTCGTAGCATATTATGATTGGAGACTGCCGTGGATGAAAGATTAGAAAAAGCGTTAGAATTTTCAAAATACCGTATAGCACTGGTCAATCGTAAAGAAGACCTCAAGATAAAAGTAAACAATCTGTTGCTGTATGCTCACAACGGTGGCATGTTTCGCATCAGTCAAGAACTAATCAGTTTTGTAAAACTAGTGTTAGATCAAGGCAAGATGCGAGTAGTCTTGATTGATAACAACAGCAATCCAATCGAGATCACAGAATTACAGAAATTTTTTGATGATATATTCAGCCGATATTTCGAAGCAACAAATCTGTATCATGCCGAGTACAGCAAGATACGAGCTGCTAGATCTGTTAGCAGTATCTACGAGTTTGTAAATGACTGAGTACCCAGACGGATTTACATTGCCTCGAGGATATGTGATGTATGCACACAATAATTCTAGCATAGACTATGGTACATTAGCCGTGTGCAATGCACTGTTAATAAAAAAACACCTCAACCACAATACAGTTGCACTGATATCAGATTCTGGTACAGTGCAACATATAACTCAGCTGTATGGTGATGCTATCATGCAAGCTGCATTCGACCGGATAATCTTAGATGAGCAATCTATAGAGCAGTCCGAAACTCGAAAATTCCGTGACACTAGATATTCAGTATTCATCGACGCTTACACTAATACCAATAGACCTGATGTATATAATCTGTCACCGTTTGCTGAAACTATATTGATCGATTCGGATTATTTGATGTTAGATAACACGATGGATCTTACGTGGGATTCGATGGAAGATTTCCTGTGTAATCACAAGACCAGAGACCTTGATAATAAAATCAATAATTTTGGTTTTGATAATAGGTTTAATGAAATGAGCATACCTCTATATTGGGCAACCGCTGTATATTTTAAAAAATCAGAAAAAAGCCAACTCATATTTCGATTGATGAACTATATCAAGGAGAATTATGCATACTATCGATATCTATACCGATTCAATCATAGCGGGTATTTCCGTAACGATTATGCACTGAGCATTGCCATACATTTAACAAACAATCTAATGGAATACGGTAGCATAAAATCGTTACCTGTGGATCATATATTGTTTAGCCTGGAAGATGACGAAATGCATACTTTCATAGATGGGCATTGTTTGATAACAAGTGAACAACAGCAGGGTGATTTCCACCTACATCGGGCAATGTCTAACACACACATCATGAATAAACGTGCTATAATCCGGAACAGCAATAAGATAATCAAATATGCAACCAGTTGATCTAAACACCAGGCAGCGCGGATTCTTTACTATAGCACAGAACAGCCCAACCTGTGACTATGTCAGGCTGGCATATGCATTAGCATTAAGTCTCAAGTGCAGCCAACATTCAATTCCATATCTGTCAATAGGCATAACACCCGATACAATAGTTCCGCCTGAATATGCATGGGCATTTGATAATATCATAGAAATACCCTGGGGCGACCATGCTGCTGATAGCACGTGGAAGCTAGAGAACGAGTGGAAATCTATATACATGAGTCCGTATGTCGAGACTATCAAGCTTGATTGCGACATGCTGTTTTTCAATGATATTGGTATATGGTGGGATACGCTAACAATGCAGGATTTTGCAATCTGTAATCGTGTTTTAAATTACCGGGCACAAGACGTAGATAGCGATTATTACCGCAAGACTTTTACAGCAAATCTATTACCAAATGTATATACAGCATTCATGTATTTCAAAAAAACTCCAGCCACTTTTGAAGTATTTGATATGGCTAAGTTCATATACTTTAATTGGGAATCGATGTTTGAAGCAGTATTAGAACCCATAACTCGTCCTGCGTATCCCAGCACCGACGTTATATTTGCTATAGCATTAAAATTGTTAGAGTTGGATAATAATTCATATACAATAACACAGTTACCTACATTTACACACATGAAAAGTCATATACAAGGTTGGGGATCGAATATTATACTAGAAGATTGGACAAAACACATGAGTGTATTTTTCAATCCCGAGCTCGAGTGCAAGATAGGAAATTATCTGCAGTTCTTCCCATTACATTACCATGTCAAAGATTTTATAACAGAGGAAATGATAGGAAACTATGAACGATCAGTCAGAAGATAAAATAGCTTGGGCATGGTATGACAACGAGACATTGGCACTGTACCATATCAGCTTTGACGAGGCTACCTGGGATGGGAAACATCTTGCTAAAATAGCAATAGATTTTCAATTAGCATTGGATATCATGACTGGGGTTAATAGACTATTCGAATACGAATTAGTCAAAAGTGACGACAGTATAGAACTGGTACATAAGAAAAAATCTCCGCCGTTTAAGAAATTTTGGCAGCTAGTAGATGCAGCACATTCAACTTATGGTGTGTTGGATACAGTGTCTAGCCAACATAGCCCTATTAATGTTGTTGAAAAGAACAAAGACTATTTTGTGGTAGATGTTATAGGTAAAGCTAAAAACATCGTATTATATGTCACCATGAAAAACGATCCTAACTACCTAATACAAAAGATTGATCTGTACCCTTATATAATTGAGTGCGGGTCGGTCACTGGTATACCGGTACCGTTTGATGATATTAGAAATTATAGCATATATGTGAGGTATGATGCAGCGTAGTATAACTGAATTTGACTTTGTGTTCCTCAGTTATGATGAGCCTAACAGCGAACTACTATATGCCGAACTGCTTAATCAGGTGCCTTGGGCCAAGCGAGTGCACGGTGTGCAAGGATTTGATTCTGCACACCGTGCATGCGCTGATATATCAGATTCGGAGTTCTTTGTTACTGTCGACGGCGATAACAGGGTGCATGACAATTTCCTCAACATCAATGTTGATATAACAGATCAGCAAGATGATCATGCATGGTCGTGGGCTGGCAGAAATCATGTAAACGGTTTGGTTTACGGCAATGGCGGTTTAAAGCTATGGAGCAAGAAATTTGTTTATGATATGAATAGCCATGAAAACAGTAGCGACGACGCAAGCAAGGTAGATTTCTGTTGGAGTTCTAAATATCATGATCTTTTTGGAACTTACAGTACCAGTTTAATCAATAGTAGTCCTTATCAGGCATTTAGATCTGGATACCGAGAGGGAGTTAAGATGAGTTTAGAACACGGCCGCAAAGTTAAACCATCCGAATTCCTTAATAAGATTTGGGTATTCAATATGCACAAGCTACTGATATGGTGCAGTGTCGGCGCAGATGTAGCAAACGGATTATGGAGTATATATGGTGCAAGGATGGGCGTACACGACTGCAATTTAACTGACACTGATCATACTATGATACGCGACTATGATTGGTTCCAACAGAAATGGGACCAGGTTCAGTTGGATGACCCACTAGCATGTTCAAAACGACTCGGGCTTGCTCTACGACAAGGTCTGGGTATCAATCTGGCCGATATGGATGACCATCAAAGCAAATTCTTTAAGAGTGTGTATATTAATCCTCCAAGACCGTTGATCGGATACGATCAAATCAAGCATCTGTCGGCAGTGTAATGTACGATATAGTATTTGCCGATAACGGCACAGCAGCAGACAGCTGGGAAAAATTAAAATTAGATTGGCCAACTGCAATCCGTGTTGCATATGACGGCACTTTGTTTGATTTAATAGAAAAAGCAAAGGGATCTTGCCTCACTTGCATGGTTTGGATAGTGAAAGACTGGTATGATACCGAACGATTTGCACAACTCAGTTCCAATAATTGGTCATCGCACACAAATCATTATTTTTCAAATACTACTCTACCATATAGCGATGTATTAAATGTTAACAACGTTGCACTATCAAATGGGGTGTATTTCGTACACACATCATATAAACTTACAGATACTGAGATATCCAATAACAGGTTCGATAAAATACTAATAGTGTCGTTGGATTCTATAGCGCAACAATACAACACTGCTTCTTTGTCGTCGATGGCATTAAGCACGCAGTTGTGTAAAATATCTGATATATTTTTCGTGAGTTACAATGAACCAACTGCTGACGAAAACTGGAATAGAGTGTTAGCTAGATTTCCAACTGCTCGTCGAATTGATGGTATCAAAGGTATAGACAGAGCACATAGGCGCTGCGCAGAATTAGCAGAAAGCGATATGTTTTGGACTATTGACGCCGATACGATACTAGATGACGATTGGAATTTTGATTTCATACCACCAGACTATGATAGGAAATATCTACATATATGGCATAGCCGCAATCCAGTCAATGGATTAGAATATGGTTGGGGTGCTGTTAAACTTTGGCCAACTGCTGCTGTGTTGCAGTTTGATGGCAATTGGTTAGATTTTACTACAACTGTAGGTAATATCAAGATGGTACCTCGTTCTATAGCCACTAGTGCATTTAATAGCGACGCATATTCAGCTTGGCGTAGTGGATTTCGCGAAACAGTAAAACTCTGTTACAATGTGGCAACAAGTGAACAAGGAGAAAGTCTGGATCGGCTCTTGACATGGTTAACAGTGGCTAACGACGTTGCATATGCACATGACACCGTGCAAGGTGCCAGTTCTGGATTGGAATATTTTTTAGAGTGCACCACAACATCATCAGCTACAGGAATCAAAAATATAAACGACTTTGAATGGTTGATAGATAGATTCAGCAAGAGACATGGTGTTAAACTTGCAGTAGATCGAGCTACACTGCTGTCTATGCTAGGAAAAAAATGAGATGTACGATGTGGTTTTTATCAGTTACGAAGAGAGCAATGCTGAAGAGAATTGGAAACGTCTCCTAGATAAGGCACCGAGAGCCAAGCGACTGCACGGTATAACAGGTCTGCACCAAGCGCATATTGCAGCTGCTAACATAGTAAACACTGAGATGTTCTACGTAGTCGACGGCGATGCTGTGATAGAACAAACTTTTGAATTTGATTATGTAGTACCTTATCATCAACTTGATCACGTGCATGTGTTTAGAGCTCGCAATCCTATCAATGATCTGGTCTACGGGTACGGAGCAGTCAAGCTGTTACCTACTGCAGAAGTGAAATTGCTGGTTGATAAAGATTTCAAACCTGACATGACCAGCAGCATCAATCGCAAATACAAGATAGTACACGAGTTGTCAAATGTCACTGCATTCGATACCGATCCTTACAATACTTGGCGTAGTGCGTTTAGAGAATGTGCTAAGCTAGCAAGCGGTGTGATAGACGGCCAGGTCAATGCCGAAACACAGCAGAGATTAGAGACTTGGTGCACAGTTGGGCACGGTAGTGAATATGGCCGCTCGTGTGTGTACGGTGCACAAGCCGGTCGACAATTTGGGTTAGACAGCAGAGGCACAGATCATCTGATGAAGATCAACGACTGGGCATGGATGCGTGAGCAGTACGAAACAGGTGCAACACTATGACTGTTTACTATCCACAAGATTTAGACACGTTTTACATCAGCTACGACGAACCAAATCGAGAAGAGAACTGGGCGCGGATTCAAATGATGTTGCCCAATGCTAGACGCATGCATGGCATTAAAGGTTTTGAAGCAGCACACAAGGCTTGTGCAACTGCCAGTAAGACTGATCGGTTCATGACCATTGATGGAGATAACTGGCTACTAGACGGTGCGTTTGATACCCAGTTAGATGATACTGACATAGAAGATGTGGTGTATAGCTTCAAGAGCAAGAATGCCATCAATGGATTGGAATATGGTAACGGCGGGCTCAAATGCTGGCGCAAAGATGTGCTGCTGGCCAGCAGCACGCATGAAAGCAGCAACAGCACTGATTTTTGTTGGGCACTGCGCTACTATCAAGTTGACACACTTGGTAGCAACAGTGTCAACAACGCATCTGCATATCAGGCCTGGCGAGCCGGTTATCGAGAAGGTGTCAAGATGAGCTATGTAAATGGCAAGCCGATGAACAACCCCCGAGCAGATATTGGATCAATATGGTATGGCAACAGGAGCAAGCTCAACGTATGGATGAGTGTTGGCCGAGATACTGTGAATGGCGAATGGGCAATGCTCGGGGCCAGGCAGGGATTCTACGAGCTGTATTCTAACAGCATACACAACACTGTAATCAATGATTACAGCTGGTTTGACAACCGTTGGCACAGCATGTCTGTGCCTGATATGTCTGCATCACTAGCATTTTATGCTGGTTTGCTACAAGATAGATTTGATTTATATGTACCAGAATTAGATAAACTACACAGTCAATGGTTTAAGAACACCTACATACATCCAAAACGCAGTGGAATGATGCTATGATAAACAATCTAACTGATAAAGATATTCTAATTAAATTAGAATCTCACCCAGACGTGCTAAAATTCCTAGTTAGACTATCACCTATTGAACTAGAGTTGTTTGATCAAATCCAGCGGTTGCCTGTGCAACTGTTGTCGATACTCAGTTCTCATCCAGATGTGTTGAAATTCTTAATCAAACTATCGCCCACTGATCTAGAGCTGTTTAATCGAATACAACAGCTACCTGTTCCGTTGTTATCAATACTAGGTTCGCACCTCGATGTACTAACGTTTTTGATTAAATTGTCGCCAACTGAACTAGATAGTTTTGCCGAACTACAACACTGGCCTGTACCATTATTAACCATAATTAGAAATCATCCAGATCTCATCCGCATACTTTTTAACATCTGGGATGTGTTAGATGATAAGCAAGCATTTTGCAAAGCATATTCTAAAATGGTGGCATTGCCAGACGCAAGCAATGTCAACATCACAGATGCGTTTAGCCACGGCCAGCTAAAAAGCAAGACATGGTTGGTAGATACAGTCTGTTCACTAGGGCTAGAGCTCGGCCAGGCATGGACACTATGTGGTTGGATAGGCACCTTAGGATATCTCATGTTACTGAAGAAATCAGAATTGGGATTGACGAAAGTACGCAGTTTTGATATTGACGACAGTTGTGCACCTCTAGCTGACATGTTAAACAAGATCGAAATTTTGAATAATTGGTGTTTTAAAGCCACGACCATGGATGTGAATGAAATGTCCTATGATGCGTTTTCTTACAATACCAAAAAATACGACCTCACACCGGAACATTTAATAGATACAGCTGATACCGTTATTAATACTAGCTGCGATCACATGGGAGGCAATAACACTTGGTGGGAACGCATACCGTCTGACAAATTGATCATACTGCAAAACAATAACTGGCATGAAAATGATCAACATAACAACAGCGTAGACACGGTGGACGAATTTAAAAGCATGTATCCAATGAGCGAATTGCTGTTTGCAGGCGAACTTGACTGTACACTCTATACGAGGTTCATGTTGATAGGGCGTAAATGACCATAGATGTATCTACACTAACACCGCGACAACTGCAAACAGAATCTGCTAGAGTGCTTGCTGCAGGCGACGGTTTTGGTAACCACGACTTGGTTAGATTCAATAAAGTTGCGCATCACAACAGTCATGCTTGGTACCGTGCAGTGATAGAGTGGTATGTCGAACAACACGGCGATCTGCCCAGCAAGGCCGGACCGGGCACCAGTGTTAAACTGCTGATGGGCGATTGATATGATATATGACTATTCTGAGATACAAACGGTACATCTAGAGATAACCGCAAAATGCAATGCTAGCTGCCCAATGTGTGCCAGGAACAAGTTTGGTGGGCCCGACAACGAGTTCTTACCCCAGACTGAACTCAGCTTAGCTGACATGCAGCGTATCATGCCAGAGTCATTTGTGAAGCAGCTAAAGAAGCTGTACATGTGCGGCAATTATGGTGATCCGATAGCTGCCAATGACACACTAGAAGTATACGAGTGGCTGCGCGAAGTTAATCCTGATATCAAGCTGGGCATGCACACTAATGCTAGTGCACGCACACCTGCTTGGTGGGCTAAGCTAGGCAAGCTGCTTAGCAAGAAAGGCGATTATGCTAAGTTTGGATTGGATGGTCTTGCTGATACCAATCACGTCTATCGTCGCGGCACCAACTGGAACAAGATCACAGAGAACATACAAGCATTCATCGACGCAGGTGGTATCGCACAGTGGGAATACATCGTGTTTAAACACAATGAACATCAAGTCGACGAAGCCCGTGCACTAAGTGAAAAGATGGGATTCAAACAGTTCCGTACTAAGAAGACCGGACGTTTCTTCAGCAATACCAGACTGGAAGGCAAAGAAAGCCAGGAAGTATGGAGCCGTAACGGTATGATAGAATACCATCTGGAAAAACCAGTGAATCCAGAATACCATAATGATAGCTTGATCAAAGAACAAGCACTGGTAGACCAGTTTGGTAGCATGCAACACTATGTCGATCAGACCTGTGTCAAGTGCAAGGTTGCCGAGGACAAGAGCTTGTACATCAGTGCAGAAGGCTTGGCGTTTCCTTGCTGTTGGACAGCTAACCAGCTGTATGTATGGTATTGGCCACACAAGAAGAGCGAGATGTGGACGCTGTTGGATCACGACGTTACAAACGTTAGTGCGCTGGAAAACCCGCTAAAATCCGTAGTAAACGGCAAGTATTTCAAAGACATATACAACAGCTGGTCCAAGCCAAGTATCGTTGACGGTAAACTAAGAGTTTGCGCTAAAACATGTGGATCTGGGTTCGATCAGTTCGCTAGCCAATTCACAGAAACCGTAAATAAAGCATGACAGATACATTACCAAGCAAGACATTCTGCGCCCTTCCGTGGGTGCATCTCAGCAGCCGCCCAGATGGGGCAATGCGGGTCTGCTGCACTGCCAATGCCAGCAGCGTGCAGGATCCAGACAGCTCTAAGAAAAGCGGGGGCGGGCAGATAGGGGTGCTGCGCACAGCAGATGGTACTCCTGCTAATTTAAACAACAGCACGCTGATGGAAGCATGGAACAACGATTACATGCGCAACGTGCGCAAGATGATGCTTAGGGGCGAGAAGCCGCCCAGCTGCCTCAAATGCTACAAAGAAGAATCGTCTGGTGTACAGAGCAAGCGCAACTGGGAAACTGCGTATTGGGTAGACAAGCTAGGACTTGATGACATCATTGGCGATACCACAGACGACGGCGCAGTCAGTCCTAGGATACGCTACTTAGATCTACGGCTTGGCAGCAAGTGCCAGCTGGCCTGTGTCATGTGCAGTCCGCATGATAGCAGTGGGTGGATCAAAGAATGGACCACTATGCACCCCCAAATAGAAAACCAGCGTCTCAAGGACAGTTGGAATTGGGCAGACAAGGGTAAGCAGCACGGTGCTAGCTATAACTGGCACATGAACAACCCAGTGTTCTGGGAACAGCTATACGATCAAATACCTCATATGAAGCAGCTGTATTTTGCAGGCGGCGAAAGCACGATCATTGAAGAACACTACACGCTGTTAGAAGAAGTAATACGTCGCGGCTATGCTAAGAACATAGAACTGCGCTACAACAGCAATGCAGTTGAACTGCCGCAGAGACTATTTGATTGCTGGGAGCATTTCCGCGAAGTTAAGTTCCATTTCAGCATAGACAGCTTTGGTGACAAGAACGACTACATACGTTATCCTAGCCAGTGGGATCAGCTAGTACAGCATATGCATCTGCTAGATAACACTCCTGACTATGTTATAGTGACTACTGCTGTGACCGTGATGGCGCTTAACATCTACTACATACCAGACATGATCAAATGGAAGCTGAGCCAAAACTTCAAAAAGTTTAACACTTGGCCCAGCGGCGCTGGTATGATAAACTGGCATCTAGCCTATTGGCCGCCGCAGCTCAATGTCAAGGTGCTGCCAACGTGGGCCAAAGCAATGGTCAGGGAGAAATTCGAAGAATTCTTCTTGTGGTTAGAAGATAATTGGCAACTATGTACTGGTGCAGAAGCAGGGTTAGTTGACAAGAATTCCGTGATGACTGCAGCATACGGTATCAAACGATTCCGCGGTTTGCTAGATTTCATGGATAGCGAAGACTGGGGCGAGCGCATGCCAGAGCTACGCGAATGGATTAATCTCATGGATTCGCAGCGCAACTTAGACTTTCGTAAAACATTTCCAGAGATGTCTGGGTTATTAGATTAAAGGATTGATAAAATGTACTTTGGAGTACCTGGTACCATAAATAGTAGTGTTAGTTCGCAAGGGATTAATGTGATGGCGCCATCTCAGAAGAAACCAGTAGACAAGGCAGCTGATGCGGCCTGGGACGAGATATTCAACAACTTAACCATAGAAAATGAACCACCTGTTCGCTACATACGCAGCGTGATCATACAGACCAAAGATGGTTCGGTTATCAAGGTAAGTGGCAAGAATTTTGCTGAGATAATAGAGAATGAACGAGAGCTTAGTCCGGACGAAAGCGAGATTCGCAGCTGTAGAATGAGCCTTAACTTTCCCCGTCTACGGTCAGATGTTGATACTTGGACCAATGACTTGCTGAATCAATTAAACAACTCGGACAGTTTCAAAGTCACTGTAAAAGCAAAGCGGCGTCGGGCTAGTAAAAAGCAAGACTGAACACACTGCTTGATTGCAATACATGTGGGCTAGTGCTACTATAGTAGCATGATAAAAGCAATTCTAGCATGTGATGACGATTGGGGTATCGGCAAAGCTGGTACTCTACCCTGGCCACATAATTCAGCTGACCTTAAATGGTTCAAGCAGATGACAAACGGTAAAGCAGTTGTTATGGGACGTAAGACTTGGGACAGTTTACCTGTCAAGCCGCTGCCTAACAGACTGAACTTTGTTATATCGTCTACCAGCATGGAACATTATAATCCACGCCCGCATGGCAGTTACGGTGGACCAGACGTCAGTAAGATTGTTAAAGACGTAATAGAAGCACGTTACGGCGACATTGACGATGTTTGGCTAATTGGCGGAGCAACACTGATAGAAAGCTGCATAAACATAATAGATGAGTTTTGGCTTAACCATGTACCGGGCAACTACAACTGCGATGTGTTCTTGCCACGAGAATTGATAATGGCGCAGTTTGTGCAAGCGGACGTTGAACAGACCAATACTGATTTAAACATAACCAGATGGATTAGAAAATGAATATCATAGAACGGTATAGCATTGTAGGCGACGATGGGGTAGAAACTCCTCTTAAAATGCAAATGGAATACCTAGCAGATACCATAGGAGACTATTCGCCTGCTAAGATGGAATTGCTAAAACATCGAGATGATGAACTACGTTTGTATTTGGAAAGGATAGCAAAATGATTGAAATTGAACGAATTAGTTTTTCAGAGAAATGGGATCGTGTAAAATATCAGTTGAGAACTCCCAGACCATGGCTTCAACATAACTTTAACGAAATGTTTGGCCTTCAAACACATGTGATACAATTGGAAATTAACCCGCATTGGACAGCAATTGAAAATACCAAAGACGTTATTAAAGACTTGATAGGATTATACGGTAAGGAGCAAGCTATCAAGGAATTGCAAGCTACTGTCAATGTAATCATACTTGAGGCAGAAGAAGCTGCAATGGGGGATACAAAATGAATATGACAACAACACAGGCTGAAAAAGAGGATACAAAATGAAATTTGAAATTACCAAGGACGTTATCCAAGATATGATAGGATTATACGGTAAGGAGCAGACCATTAAGGAATTACAAGCTGCTGTTAGTGTGATTATAGTTGAGGCAGTGGATGAAGCAATAGCAGATACAAAATGAATATGACAACAACTCAAACTGAAAAAGACGCATGGTTTGCAGATATCAACGCTCGTGGGCTTTTCAAAACGCTTAATCTATCTGGCAAAATTGCGAGTGAACCATACTATCCAAAATCCCTCAACTTTATGCCAGTGACATCGCCGTGGTTCATGTTCAATGACAAAGTATATGAGGTAAAAACCAGAGCAGTTCACGACGAAGCTGAGTTAGAAGCATATTTGGACAACCATTCGGATGTTGCGCTTTATTACGTATCTGTATCGACAGAAGGCACTATGCGTATGTTTGCTAGATTCGCACACATTAATACTGATTATCGGTCGCCTATTACAATTGAAGAGTTTTATGAAAAGCACAAAGATGTGTTGCATGACGGTGATGCCACCTCCGGCACATTAGAGGGATTGAAATCTCAAATGGAAAAGGTGAATGGGCTCGAGCCGATACTTTATACGAGCAAAATTATTAGATTTATTGGCCAGCCGGCTAATCTTCAAATAAAAAAACGGCACTCACCGATGGCGAGTTTGTTTATGTTTAACGGAGTATAATATGAAAGAATATTTAACTGCTCTTGAATACATACTTAAAAATGGAAACGATGTGGCTGACAGGACTAATACGGGCACACGCAGTGTGTTTGGTTATCAAATGCGATTTGATCTGCAAGCGGGCTTCCCTGCAGTAACTACCAAGAAACTTGCATGGCGTGCTGTTGTTGGTGAACTGTTATGGTTTTTAGAAGGAAGCACAGATGAAAGACGACTTGCAGAAATCACTTACGGAAAACCCAGAGATGAGTTGGTGGGGAAAACAACTATATGGACTGCAAACGCCGACGCACAGGGCCGGTCTTTGGGATACATCAACACTGATACCCGTAAAGAACTTGGCCCAGTGTACGGGCATCAATGGCGCCGGTTTGACGGTGCAAACCTCAACAAGGACAGATTCGACGACAACAGGGGAACAGACCAAATCAGTTGGCTTATCCATGAGATTAAAACCAATCCAGACTCAAGACGACTTATCCTATCCTCTTGGAACCCTGAACAGCTATCTGAAATGGCACTTCCGCCCTGTCACACCCTTGCACAATTTCGTGTCATTAACGGTAAGTTAAGCTGTCAAATGTATCAGCGCAGTAGTGATATGTTTTTGGGCGGTCCATTTAACATTGCCAGCTACAGTTTGCTTACACACATGATTGCACAGATATGTGAACTAGAGGTGGGCGAGTTTATTTGGGCTGGTGGCGATTGTCATATCTATAACAATCATATGGAACAGGTTAACGAGCAACTTACTCGTGAGCCACAAGCGTTGCCACACTTGCTTATGCCTGCGTTCAATACACTAAACGAGTTGCTTGCTACAAAGACAAGCGATTATAAATTGATTAACTATTCACCTATGGATACTATCACAGCACCAATGGCAGTTTAACAAACAAAAAAGGACGGTGAAAACCGTCCTTTTTCTTGTGTTGATGGTATCTTAATTTACTGCTTAACAGCTACTTTTTTGGTAGTTGTTTTTGCAGCTGGTTTTGCAGCTGCTTTGGTTTCAGCTGCTGCTTTAGCGTTTCTAGCAGTGACATTGCGTATGGCAGTTTCTTGCTTTGCTGCCATCTGTGCTTTGTGGTTGGGATTAAGCGTTGGATCAATAGCGTATGCCTGTGCTCGTCTTGACGTTGCGTCTGATTCTAGCATCTCAGCCATGCGTATGAGATCGCGTGCTTCCTGTGCTTTACCGTCTGCAGTGGTGCCTTCCATGTTGCTTTGATGTACATTGAACTTGCCCATCTCAGCTATGACCTGTGCGCGAGTTATGGGATCTAGATCTTCGAGCGCAGCTGGTGCACTGTCGGCATTGTTGTTCATTGCTTCAAGTATTTGACGCAGTGGAAACTTCATGCCGCGTGCAGGTGTCATGTGTACCAGATCAACTGGCACCTTCATCAGTCGTTGGCTAGCATGTAGCTTTTGTAGCATGGTCATGCTAGAACCGTCTGGAGCAGGACGGCGGCCCAGTATGTCAGCGAGATCCTTGCTTTGCTGGCCTTCAACGCTTTCTACAATACGGCGCAGTGCTTCGTTGTATTGATCTGGTAGGGCATCTGTGTCAATTACCAGTGCGTTGTCTTCATCGCCAGGTAAGCTCATGAACACTACCACCACTGCCTTGCCGGTGTTTTCCAGCTGGCCAATGTGTTTCATCATTTCAGCCATTGGTAACCTCTGCTGTTTGTTCTGCAGCAGCAGGATCTGCAGCTGGTTGCTGCGCTGCTGCAGCGTCTACGAATCGTTTAAATTTATTGTATAGCTGGCCAACTGGTTCTAGTTCCGGCCCGCGGAACGCACCGCGGCTACTTGCAAGATCCAGAACGACCAATATGTTCTGCAGATCTGCTAGATTAATTGCAGCATCTGCCTGCGGTTGTGTGGTCTGATCATTCATTTTTTGCCTCCTTGATGCATGTCATCAGCTTAATATTAAGCAAGGCTAGCAGCAATACCAAATAATATTTTTGTCAAGCAACGGAAAAATACGTGTGTAAAACCAATCCGGCCATGCTGCCAAAGCTGGTTAAAAATGCAACAGTGCTTACATATAGATCATTATGTAAGCTTTCGCAGTACAATCCAATAGATCCGGCCAGTATAAAGCTGCCAAATAGCAGAATAGGCAGGCATATTTTCTTAAAAATCTTGCCTTTCACTGAAGTTTCTCCGAACTTGTGTTATAGCCTATTTATAATTAATAGCATATAAATTGTGTCAACGGAAAGAAAACCCATATGATACCTCAAACTAGATATCAATATGACCACTGGACGTATGTAAGCGGCCCAACTCATCAGTTGCATACATGGGGTCCTTACATGGAACGTGTAGCAGCAAGCAATCTACATGTTAACAGGCATTTTTTCATACATTGCATCAACCAACATCCAATAAACCACATATACGATGGGTTTCCTTGGGACATGTTTGCCGAAGCATGCGCTACAAAACACGGCAAGCAGATGGTAGTAGTGCTGGATGCACATACCGAAGGACCAAGCTGGCGTCATATACGCAGCACTGTTGAGCGCATGATCGCAGAATTTAATGTTGATCCGCAGTGCATCATTCAATGGACAGGTAGTAGCGGAGAAAACTGCGAACCCATACAGATTGTCCCAGTCATGGACGCATTTAGCATCATCACTGCTGCTGAACAGTGCGATGTGCAAGCAGTTCCGAAACATCATTTTGTTATGCTTGCTAGGATACCAAAACCGCACAGAGTTCTAATGGCAATAGACATACTTGAAAGGGAATTAGATAGCTACGGTTACATTAGTTGTGGTAGCGGTAGCCATGGCCCGCCTGACAGTGCGATGCTTGATGAGTTGGTCTCAGCTAACATGCGCACACGTTTCCCGCTGCTGTTACCGGGCGGATATTGGAGCGACATCTACGCTCATCGAGAACACCTTGACAGTGTTAGATTGCCTCAGGTAACTGAAGCGTTTTGCAGTGTCATACCAGAGACCAGCCATGATCTGTGTTCGCCTAATGTGTGCACTGCGTTCATGACCGAGAAGAGCGAAAAATGTTTCTTGTTAGAACAAGTTCCCTTATGGGTAGCAGCGCCTGGTCAAGCTGCACTAGCTCGATCATGGGGATTTGATCTGTTTGAAGATCTGATAGATCATTCTTATGATCTAATAGTTGATCCGTATCTGCGTATTCGCATGGTAGGCGATCAACTAGAAAAGCTGTGTAGAGAAGATATAGGTTGGCTGCAAAAATACAAGCAATATCATGCTGATCGCTTTGCAGCCAACCGAGAGCGTTGTTTTTATTTACGACGCAACCACACTGAGATACAATATCACAAGCTCGTGGATTGCATCAATCGGATGCACGTGCCTGCAGTGCTTTGACTGCTTCGATCACGATGCTGCGATCGGATGGTTTTAGATCGCGAATGGTCCGAGGCATCTTGGGCGAGCCAAGCTGCGTGAGCAGCTGCCCAATGCGGGCCCAATCGCAGCTCTGCTTGTCGTCCTTGAGATTGCCGCTTTCGCTCATCATAGTACGGCCTAGTTGCATTGCGTCCATGTGTGTCTCCTGTGTGTTATAGTTTAGCGGTTTTCAGTAACTGTGCTCACACGCTTACCGGCATATTGGGCTTCAGCCAATCGCTTTGCTTCAGCCGGCGATCTAGCAGTGATCTGTACCTTGCTAGTGTTGTGATCAAAGTGTACAGTAACGGTGTAGGTCTTCATGTTCTGCTCCTATGTGTTGTGCTTGAGGTGAAAGTATATAGCATCTTCGGGGTTGTCAAACGTGATCTTTATCTTAGCAGTGTTGGTAGACAAGTGGACCCAGCGTGTGTCCTCTATGCAGGCTGTTGGATAGTTAAGCTGCAAGTATTGCTCCAGCATGCTTATGGCAAAGTTGTCCTGTGGCATGTCCACGATAACATCAGTGCCTAAAAGCTCAGTGTGCTGGATCAATCTTTGCCTATGAATTTCTTGGCCCATGTGTCGGCCCAATCTTCCAAGTGCTCTTCGAGATACGCAACACCCTGTGCGCTGTGCAAGCTTGCAGTTTTTTCGATGCTGTTGATCACTACAGTGGGCAACTGACCTTCGATCATGTCCATGACCTTCTGTCGTTCTGCAGGGTTCATGTCCCTGCTCCACATGGCCAATCGTTCTGCTACCATCGAACACAGCTGTGCACTAAGCTGTGCAAGCTGTGGACGAAACTCTCCTGGGGTACCCTGCATTATTCGCTCGCTTTCTTGATCTTCTTAACGCCTGCCTTGGCTGATCGTAGTTTAACGATCTGATCCTTGAGAGCCAACTTCTTCTTTTTCAATTGGCGCAAAGAATCGCTGTCAACTTTACTTGCGCTTTCCATGTGCTCGATTGCAGTGTCTAGTGCCTTGTGTTCGGCAACCAAGCTATTGATGTACGTGGACAGGCTCATGCTGCCTGTCCAATCTCTTCTACGCCTGTGTCGTGGTCATAGTACGCATACTGACCAAACGGCGGCTTAACACGAGTCTTATGACCCTCGGTGATGATCCACAGCGTGTCAGCATAGCTTTCAGGACCCCAAGTACCATATGGGTAACCGTCAGTGAAGATCACAGCTTTCTTGGGCTCGATCTCCTCATCCATCCAGTACTTCCAGAACGCCATGAAGTCAGTTCCGCCGCCACCCTTGCACTCATAAGTCAGCAAATCGTCTGCGCTGTCCTTGGTGAACTTCTGGAAGTTATAGACCTGCGTATCAAAGCAAAGGATGCTGATAGTAAAGTCGTTATACATGTTCATGATGCCGTAGACTTCGCTGAGAAAGTCCTTAGCCATAGTGTCACTGATCGAACCCGACATGTCAATTGCGATAGCGATGTCAATGGTATCATCCTTGTCCAGCGTAGGAAGGAAGATACCGCCATACATATGTTTGCGGTTAGGACGCATCCAAGTAAAGTCATCAGTGATGCAGCTTTGGATGTTTTGCTGCAACAAGTCGCGCCAGTTGATCTTGTGATCAACGAGGTCATCTACCAGTCGCTGCAAGCTTGCAGGCATCTTGCCAGCTGCTGCTTGTGCTGCTTGCAGAACCTTGTTCTTCATTTCTTCGCGCAGCTTCTTCAGAGCTTCGTCGCTTACTTTGATTGGATTGCCATCCTTGTCAACAGCTTGCCGTCCCTTGCCATTGTTATCGTTGCCCATCTCAATGTGCACGTCGAGAGTCATCTGCTTCTTGACCTTGCGCTTCTCGAGGTCGTCGTACACAGCTTCAGAGGTCCAATCCAAGTAACGCTCGTCGTAAAGACCCACACGCTGTGCAGTTGCACCCTGCTCGTCTTTCTCGTTGGGATCTGCGACTTTCTTAGTAGGCATCTTGCCGATCTTGTCACGCACCAACATGCCGTTGATCACGTAGTCGTTGGCCATGTTCCACCAGCTGGGATCGCGGTGTGTGCGACGCCCAAAGTGATCCAGTGCAACGTGCAGCACTTCATGGCACAGCACGAACTTGATCTCGTCAACATCGAGATCCTTGAAGAAGTCTCGATTGTAATAGATGTTACGGCCGTCAACTGCAGCAGTTGGACACCAGCCTGCCTCAGTGGCATCTACCAACGGCATCTGCATAGTAAGTGTGCCAAAGAACGGCGCTTTGAACAACAGTTCAAGACGTGCTTGGCTGATCTTCTTGGTTACTGGATCGCGTTGAAATGACATGTGTGTACCTCCGATAAGCCATAATAGCACGTAACGGCAGGGCGTCAACCATTAAGCTGACGCCCTGTGTGTTATTTAGATGCTGGGGATCAAGTCGCTGTAGCGCTTGCAGAACTCTACCCAGTTCTTCAGCTTAGCTGCTTTGAGTGGCAGCTTGTAGGTACCCAGGATGGTCTTGGCACCCATCACAGCCAGCTCGTCTTCGAAGTTGTCCATGATAAAGCGGAAGAACATGTCAACCTTGGCCTGGAACGCTTCGTCTGCCTTGCTGTCAGTGCGCACGTTCTTAGCAGCATCGTTGAGCGCATAGCACAGTGCAGTGGTCAACGCATACATAACGTCGATCTGCTTGCTGTTGATCTTGGTAACCTTGCCGTCCAAGATATCGCTGGCATTGGGCAAGTTAGCCGCTTGTTTGCGATAAGTCATGAACTTGATGCCCGGACCTTCGCCAACGGTGCCCTTGATTAGATCGCCCAACACGTCGTCGGACAAGTGCACGTCTACCAAGTCACCGTCCTTGTTGGGTTCCTGCAGCAGTTCGCTTGCAAAGTACCAAGAACGCGGTGTAGCAAAAGCATAGCTATCCGAGCTAGGTTGGAAGTTCATCAAGTCGTTGGGCTGGAAGCTCAAGTAACCAACCACGTCCTTGTGCACGCGATTCAGCAGTGCCCACTCTTTCCAGTCGTCAATGCTCACATCAAGCGTGACGTGCGTAAAGCGGTTTGCCAACGGCATAGGCATGTTATACGCAACGCCTTTGTCCTTGACGCGGTTACCCGCGGCAACAATGACCACGTCCTTGGGCAGCTCGTAGGTACCAATCTTACGATTGAGGATCACCTGGTAAGTAGCTGCTTGCACGCTGGGCGGTGCAGCGCTCATCTCGTCAAAGAACACCAATGCGCGGCTGTTAGGATCAGTGGGCAAGTCCGACGGATTGGACCACTTGAACACTTTCTCAGTGAGCGGCACGTTCTGTTCGTCGCGCACCAAGTTACCCTGTGCGTCATACACCTTGACCTCTGCGAGGTAAGGGATACCACGAACGTCTGTGGGTTCCATCAGCGGCAAGCGAATGTCAATCAGCGGACGACCTTGCTCGCGGGCAACTTCGGCAACGATGTCCGATTTACCAATGCCTGGGGGACCCCAAACGAACACAGGACGCTTGCGGTTCACGCTGTGCGTGATCGCCATCTTGAGGCGCGAGGGAGAAATGCCGGTGTTTTCCAACACGCGGTTCTTAGTAGCGGTAGCTGTAGCCATTTGCCTACTCCGTTGTTTGATGTGTTACAATAACACGTTTAAAGTATGTGTCAACCGTTATTTGTAGCCAGTAGCTCAAGGTAAAATCTGTGGTATTTTTCCATACGAGCAATGTCTTTTTCTGTGATGCCCTTGAGGCGCCGCACGTCTGTGTTGTGACGCAGATCGCACAGCTTGACCTTGATCGCATCCGGGTTAGCCTTGACCCGCACTTTGTACTCGTCATAGCTTTCGCCGGGCATCTTGGTCAGTGCACGGATACCTTGGATGATGCGATCCGTGAAGCCCATCTCATGCAGTTCAGTGAACGTAGTGGGCGTGTCTTCAACGAGATCGTGTGCAAGAGCAATGCACTGCAGCTCTTCATCGTCGCTCTTGAGGTAGTACATGACCTTGAGCGGATGGAGGATGTATGGCGCACCGCCGCGGTCAAACTGTCCTGCGTGGCGATTGGTAGTTAGCACCAGCATCTTGTTAAGCAGTTCGCCTTTGCGCATCAGTTTCTCCCGTACCCTATGCTTGTACAATAGCATAGCTAGCACATGTGTCAACCAGAAACTTTACGTTTGATTGGCGAGTGCACACTGCAGTGGGCAAATCACGGTAACGGATAAATAATTTGGTAACATTGTGCATCTTGCTGGGGGTATTCACATGCTAATTATTGAAAGAACAACAAAGATCGTTGGTATGGTTACTGCAGTTTTTGCAGTGGTTGTTGGGGGTTACACTGCCTGGGACAAAATTGATAAATCTTTGACAGATACCGGCATAATCAAATGGGCACCAGAGCACTTTACAATCAGTGACGGTGCAGCAGGCAGTGAGTTCCAGGTGATCGTTGCAAGACAAAAGCTACGGGACGACTGCAAGGTAGAGGACTTCAAACTAGAAGTACGCGATAGTGAGTACATTGTGCATGCAGCGTCTCCCAGCGTTGCAAAGTTTAGCGGCCCAGCCGGCGACGGCATCGAGAAGTTTGGCTACAAGTTTACCATAGATGACAAAGCAGAAGATGTGGCAAAGGGCACCGCGACCCTGATGGCCCAGATATACTACCAATGCCCAGAAGGTGCAGTTGTAGTATCATATCCCGACCATGAGAATATGAACTTCAACATAAACTAACATTGGGTACTAGAGCCGCGATATCAATAGACCCGGTTGACTGCTACTTTTTTCGCGTAACTTTCGAGCATGCTAACAGCAAACTTGATCACGAATTTCTCTCTGCCTACGGCTACTGCCCAGGCATGCTGCGTGTATCTATCAGCTGTTTCGGCTAGTATCTCATCTAGCTTGAGTGCCCAGTATTCTCGGCAAGCTGCACCGGCACGGCGATCTTGTTCGGTTACCGCGCTACGATCATCTTGATCAACAAGCTGCTGTACCAGTCGCACAGACGCCATGCCGCGCCCGGCAGCAATCCTATGTATGTACGCTGCCCAACTCCAGTCGTCAACTGTGGTCAACCACAGTCTCCATGTCCATCCACTGTGCACAGAATGCCTCAGTGTATGCAGTTTTTTCTGCAGGTCCAAACGTGAAACGTTCTCGAAAACTGTCGCGGAACGCTGCCCATAGCTCTGGATTTACTTCATAGCAGGGAATGTCGCTGGGGAATGCGGGGCTTTGTTCATGTGTCCATTTCATACACACATAATAACACAGCAAGCAGGGATGTCAAGCGCTTTTGAACTCTACGAATGCTTGAGCACTTCCGCCTACCATCTGTAGCTCAAAGTGTACCTGTTGATCAAATGTTATGATGCTATTAGCGCGATATCCCCAAGGACCTCGCACTGCGTTGTCCATGGTGCGCAACACACGACCAGTCATGATGGTGTTATCGTCGCTGGTGGCTTTGTAATGTTTGAAACATTCTATGAACAGCTTGATACCTGCTGGTGCCAACCGCCAACCTTGATTCACAAACAGCGCACGGCGTGCTCGCAGCAGTGCAGTTTCTGTGATAGGATCCTGCGCATCAATTATACCTGCACGAGCAACTGCATCAATGCCGTATTGTTGTAACCATGCATCTGGACCCAACGAGCCCAGGTCCCACAAGTGTTGATAAGGCCAATCTTTTTTATCCACTTGTTATTTAATAACGGCTAGAACTTGCCGCCGTCTTGTTTGATCTCTGCACTCATGATCTGCTGCTGTAGATCAATCACGAGATCAGCCAGCTCTGCTTCTCTGGACAGCATCACAGCAATGCTTGCAGCCAACACGTCAGCATCCTGCATGGTCAAACGAATCTCTCGGCTGTTGGCCATCTTGGCTATGCGATGCTTCTCGAGAAAGCTGCGCACCTGGTTCTTCACATCTGTCATACTCGTGATACTCTCTTCTTTTGAGCCATGGCATTCTGCATCTCTAGCTTGGTGCGGAACGGGCCAATGAATTGATTTTCTTCTAGCGTCTGTGTGCGTGGACAGTAGCTGCCGGTCCACCCGTGCTCAAAGTCCAGTGCATAGTAACCGGCTGCAAATCTAGCCTTGCTCTTGCTGGCTTTGCTATAGGTAACGATGTCGCCTTCTTCAACGTCAAACACTGCCTTGTGCTTGATTGGATAACCGTTGATCTGTCCGATCTCGTCTTCTTTGTCATCCTCAGATTCTCTGGCTTCAATGGTAAGATCGCCACCTAGATACCGAGTGAGCTCGTCTGCATCACCAAATACTTTCTTATCAAACGGACCGATGACCTTGAATCCATCTGTGCTAACCGTGACCAACCCTGTGTTGCTGCCGTCCTTTTCGAGGATGTAACTGGTCTCTGTGAGTTCTTTAAGCTTGTAATGGCTCATGCTGTCTCCATCTTGAGATGGCCTTCATACAGTGCGCTCAAAGTCGCCGAGTAGTCATTCACGTTCTTCTCGATGCGCACAAGGCCGTTGATGTTGCAGAATCGCATCAGTGCCAGACCCACTTGTTTCTTGGCAACTTGATTGACTTCGTCGACAATGCAACGATCAAATTTATCAATGAGATCTGGTGGCTGTCGTGTGAGATCGATCAGCATCTTGTTTCGTTCGTAATCGTCGCGCACTCTGTGTTCAGCATTCTCGTGATCTACCCACTTGCTGAGCATGAGATTGTTCCACGCATACCCGCGATTATGTCGATCTTCAAACGCAGCTTCTAGCTTGGTCTTGCGCACGCCAGGAAACGCACTCATCACGTTGTCACTGTCGTCGCCACGTATGCATTTTTCAAACAGTATCCATTCTGGATTTGGTATTGGCAACTGCTTGCCCTGCTTGTTTATAGCTAGGTTGCCGTCCTTGTCATAGATACCCTGGTGTGTATACAGCAGGCTAGCGATGCCATTGTATAGTATCACGTTCTCTGAAATCAGCTGCTGGAAGTCGCTGTCACTTGAGATGATCACATGCTTGTCATCTGGATGCAACTGGATCCAGCGTGCGATCATATCATCTGCTTCTGCATTGGGATGACGCAGCACTGTGCAGTTGGTCTTGGTCTTGACAAACTCGACAAATCCGTCCATGCTTTCGAAGAACACTACATCTTCTTCGACTTCACGCTCGGTGCGCTTTGCTGCTGCTACCTTGCGGTTGGCCTTGTATGGCGTATAAACATCCTTGCGCCAGCTGCGACCTTCCAAACAAAACACAGTATGGCTACCCTCGAAGTCAGTCCACACTTTCTTGATGCTGTTGAATATGATGTGCAGTGCCATGCCCAGCTGCAGCTCGGTGTTAGGAGCTTTGATGCCGTGACGCACTCTCATGAAGAGATTCTGTGTATCGATGATCAGATATGTGGTCATGATGGACTCCTTACGATAGCTATTGTAACATATCACACGCGATATGCAATGCCTATCTTATCACATAAATGCTTAACCATCTTTGGACCAGTCGTATCTGTTATCTATCATTGGTGTTCGTTCGGGATCAAGCCGTATCTCTGGCGGCGTCTCTATCCTGCGCTTGATATTAGAGTCTTTCATGAGGCGGTCCAGCACTGCTTCTGGCACTGTGGTTGTGTCTATGAGTTCACCTAGTGCAGCTAATGTTTTGTAATTCCATGCATTATACATAGTCTGCGCCCTAGCTACTCCTATCCAGTCGCATATCAGTGTTGATGTGGGCGGACTCACATAGTGTAACGGATCGAGCCAGTTTAGTCGATTCTGCCCAAAGTTTATCATGAGATCGGTCCTGGTGTGCACTATGTAATCGTAATCATACGCAGCTTGTATCTGTTGTAGGGCTGTGAACGATTGATAATACATCCTGAATATGTTTGATGCAGGATACTCGCCGTAGTTGATCTTATCATAGAATTGTGCACAACGGCGAACTGAAGGCGGGCTCAGCATTATCACGTTGTCAACCAAGTCTTCTGCGATTACATCTATGGCGTTGTTGTCGCGACAGGTCTTCCAAGTTGCCAGATAGCTGTGTACCTCATCACCACCATCGCTAAACTGCTCTAATAGGTTCTTGATGTTCTTGTTGACTGCTCCCGCATTCGGTCTTATGGGACCTCTGAATAAAACTGCGATGCGCATGTTCGGTACCTTGGGTTAATTTCGCAAATATCTACGAATTATACAATAGCATTGACTGTTAACGCAAATCAATTCTTGTACCAGTACCAACCATCATTGGATACCATGCGTACTTGCTTGCTGGGTATGCCGTGTGCTTTTGCCCAGCTGGTAACAGCAAAGTTCACAGAAAACAGATTGGCATCATGTCCTGCAATAAGACCACCTGATCTGATCTTTGGCACGTAGCTGTCTAGATCTGCCAGCACTTGCTTCATGCTGTGGCCACCATCTATGAAAACGAAATCATACGCATCGTCTTCAAGCTGTGCTGCTGCTTTGGTGCTGTCTGCTCGCAGGAAATTATAGCGAGACCCCATCAGCGGCATGTTGGCTTGCAATATGGCAAAATTAGCTTCTTGCTCGACTTTGGGTATTGGACGATCCCAGTCCACATATGGTGCATAGTGATCTATGCCTGTCAGGCTAACGATGTTGTGGCATTCGTTGAGCATGAACCAACTGTTCATACCTAGCCCAACTCCGATCTCTAATCCCACCGCAGGATACGGGAGACGCATGAGCTCGTCAATTATGCCTCGGCTGGCCTGCTGCTTGTAAATGCGCGGCCATTCTGGGCTATCAAATAGTGTTGTAAGTGTCTGGTTCACGTATTATTTATGGCTTTTGCCACAGCCAGCTCTTAACTCCGTGCGATTCCCATAAGCTGCCTTCAAACAATTGGTACCCTGGCACTAATTCGTTGCAGGCCTGTTCTATGCCATTGATGTTATCTGGTGCCCAATCGTGCCCACCTATGTAACCGCCTGATTTTATCTTAGGCAACCAAGCATTGATATCAGCTGTTACTGATTCGTAAGAGTGATCAGCATCGATGTATACAAAATCCAAGCTTGAATTGTCGTACTCTGTAGCAGCCTGCACGCTTCCTGTGATCACAGGTTTGAAATGATCTTTTAACACTGTTAGACTAGCAGAGAAGCTATCGCCTATGTCAACTAGGTCAAGCTTTATCTGCTTGCCGCTATTGACTATCTCTACCAGCATGTATGCTGCACTGCAACCACAATACACACCAACTTCAACAAAGTGTGCAGACTCTGGTGCAGAGTCCACCATCTTGGTATAAAGTTCTTGGAAATCAAACCAGCCCGGAATGTCTTTATAAAAATGATCCATGCAGTATTTAACTGTGCTCAGTCTTGCCGTCATCTCTGCGAATACGACGCACGTTGCTAACAAATTCTGGATCTGTGGGTGCCATCTCGTTGAGTATGCTGTTGCAGACATCATTCAGCCAACGGTTGATGCACTCTTCGTCAGTACCTTGGTAACCGTTGCCCCGCAGTGATTCTACGAATGCAGGGTTGTAGTCTAGCTCAAAGAAAGTCTTGCTAGGGTCAACTGGGTCCCAGCTGATCTTGGGCATAGCCATGTATGGCTCGTTAGCAATATCAGCACGCTTGCGCTCGTGTTCGTGTGCAGATATGCGATTGTGCTTGAGATCAACTTCTAGCTTGGCCAATGCCAGTGCTTGCTCGGCAGTATTGTCCATCTCTGCTAGCCGGGTGTCGTGATCATACGCTGTCATCTTGCCGTATGCTAGATCAATGGCCATTATGCGCTTGGTAAACTCTGGTGAGTCGATGCCGTGCTCGATCTTGGCTACTTCGACATCTAGTTCATATCCTGACAGATAGTATTCTGCTTCGGCTAGCTGTCGGCTCTTGCCTTTTAAACCCCAGCTGCCTGGTAACCAGTTAAATGGTATCTTGCTCATGTTATCTTCCTATCACATTGCTAAAGATCCAGCAGTGTATACGAGCTGCTACGTTGTATCCGCGTTTGAGCGCTTCTTCAGTAACCCACATCTGCACATCTTCTTGTTCTTGTCTAGTAGCGCCAACTGGCATAACCCACACTGGCCAGTCTACCCCAACTGCACGGAATGCATCAACTGCACGTTCTAACTCATCCCAGGTCCGTGTATCTTTGTCCAACACAAACTTCAGCTGCCCTGCGTCGCTAAGCAACCTGTACTGCTTGATGATGTCTGGTTTGATAGCTGCATCCCAGCTCTCGCCGCTGGTACCCAGCTTAGGGCTGCAACTCCAAAACACTTCACCGTCATACATACCGCGGTTGGCAAAGTACTCTTCGAAATTCTTTCGCAGTGCTTGTGTGCCGTTGGTCTCGATAGTAATGTGTCGCGGGCTGTCGTTTTGCATGCGTAACGTGTTCATGATATCTACGATACCAGTTTGGCTCATCATTGGCTCGCCGCCAGTGAATGCCAAGTGCACGTCTTGTCCACTGCGAGGATGTTTAAAGCTATGGCCCTGCAATCTTGAACGAAAATCTGCACAGATCTCTTCTGCTGTGCTCTGATGTGCCAAGTGTCCGTACTTGGTGCTCCAGCTGTAGCTGCTATCACATCCTGTGGTCCAAACTGGCAGTTCGTCCATGCTTTTGATGCCTGCTGCCGCTGGATCGTAGTCTTTGTAATGTAGTTCGTATGTGCTTGTATCTCTTGGATCTTTTTGTCCAAAACCGTCACAATTGAAGTTACATCCCCAGAAGCGTATCCACACTGTTGGATGCCCAGCATACTTGCCTTCTCCCTGGATGGTAGGAGTTGGACCGTCATTGCCACCAAATACTTCGCTGTATCGGTATTTCTTAACTGAGCTCATTGTTTGCCTCATCAGTGCTGTGTTCGCTGTGTGTTGAATCAAAGATGTCATCAACAGTGTCATGCCATCCCATTTGGTCTAATGCCGAATCTATCCGCACAACCTGCTTGACAGGTTTACCATCCTTCATCACTGTTATGGTCCAAGTACCGTCTGGGTTTTGAAATGATTCAGGCATGTGTCTCTGCTGAGTCTCTTTTGAGTTGATAAAGCATTATAGCTTGATCCAGCAGCTCGCGCAAGTCCGGATCGGTTTCAGCAGCACGTATTACGTCGCGTAATAAGCTTAGCTGCTTGCCATTCTTTGGAATGAGTGAGTTATTATTACCCGACAACAACCGTCTATCAGTTTTACCAAATTCTCTTACATACACAGTTTTACCACCGTCTGGGCTTTCGTATATTTTAGGGTTGGACATGTCGTTCTCTCTGTGTGCGCAGCTGTCCATGCAACCCGTGATAGCCACGAGTTGTGAACAACTCTCGATTGTGTTTTATGGTATTAAAGTCGGATATCCAGCATTGAGTGAGAAACTGTGATTCCATCTCGCATATTCTCTTGGCTTCTGAAAGCCATGCATCTAGCCTAGTCTGCCAGTCTGCTATGTAATCGTAGGAATAATCTATCCAGTTTGGTAACTGGAACCCTCTTGCATGTATGTCTTTGACCAATCCGCTGTAACCAAACGGTAGTATAAAATGTCCTTTGATCAACGGATCGTAAGTCTTTTCTGTGATGCAACCTGCTAATTCGCCTGTGGTTACCGTTTCTACATAGATACTGACATGACTGGTCTCATAATAATGATTAGCCGCTGGTAACCAGCAACCTGCCCCTTTGTTAACAAGCACTGCATCGATACTAGGATCACAATCCTCTGGTTCTAAAAAATACGCATTGCTTTCATTCGGGTAATATCCTTGATAACCTTTGAGCAAATCTAACAACATGCGTCTGGCTATCATTCGAGGTTCTTCGGCATACTCTTTATAAAACCGTGTGGGACTAAGGTAATTAACACAGTTTATCTTGTTTGATACAAGTTCATTGAGTGTGTAGCTGCGTTCTGTAGAAGACCATATCCATGGCCCAACTGGGTATTTTTGATACATATTATCAACAAAATATGCCTTTTGTCGATTCCACATGATATCGTAAAAAACGTGCTTAGGGTTTAAATTCTTTTGATTATGGTGCACAACTGTTACTCGATCAGTCAAGGTAGAGAACTGGTTGGCCAGCATGTCAGTGTTTAATTCAAAATCTTGGTTATCTTGCATATGAAAAAGATTTAAAATCGCTAAAGTCTGGCCTTGGTATATGGATCTTAACTCGTTGATTATTTCATCAACTGTACTCCATATCATAACAGGTATAATGTCTGCATCAGCCGGGTCGGATACATATTGCCATAGGTGATCTTCAATGCGAAACGGTATCATATGGCTAGACATGTCTGCGCATATCTTGCTTTCTAGCGGTGGTATATATAACTTCATCAGAGATCTGTGGGTGCGACTGGTTCAACCTTGCGCACAACCACACGCCCGGTGGCTTCGTCAGTGTCCCAGTTGATAGTGTCGCCTACTTTCCATCCCAGCTGTTCCATGAGGTCCTCTGGAAACTGTAGAAACAGTTCACCGTTTTCATCCTCTTGCACGTCTATGATCATGCTGTGTTTGATATCAGTCATCGTTAGTCTCCTTGCCTAGTGTTGCCGGCGAATGATCCAAGTATGGTTCACGCTGTTGGTTCATGTAGAAATACGCATCCTCATCGGTGATGGTCACACAGAGATCGCTGTGATGTATGTCATAGTCTACAAACTCGCCGTTGTCTTTGTATACCCTGAACACCCAAGCTTGCTCGCCAAACATAGGTAGCAATACTCCTTTGACACCGTTGGCCGACTGTGAGTTCATCAGTGGTCATCCCTGGTTAGTGCACGCCACATTTCAGCCTGCTGTCGCAGGTCCTCATATTCTTGTTCCATGTGTTTGAGCTGGTGCAGCGCAGCGTCCATGATTTGCTGAATAGCAGAATCTATGGCTACATCATACGACTCGCCTAGCTCGCGCATGGGTTCATAGTCGCATTCAAGTGTGTGATCGCGCTGCATGATGCCCATTAAACGCTCTAATCTGGCCAAGCGTGCAAACACACCGTCGTTATCGTGTGTGGTATCACTCTGGAAGATATCGCCCTTGCCGTCGCCCTTGCCGCTGACACGAATTGCTACCTTATTGGGTGTTGTATTTGCCCAAACAAGTGATGCTGCAGTTGAATTGTTATATATCTGCCCGGCCCCGCTAGGCGAACTTGAAATAGTCAAAGGCCCGCTTGCCGAAAGGCTAGTTGTATAACCGCCTATACTGATTGCCGAGTCAATGTCCACACTGTTAACAGGGCAAGTCATCAGTGCCTCAGGCTATGCTGCATGATGATACTGGTCAGTTCTGGACCCAGTTCAGCATCTTCATGTATGATGTATAGCTCGCGGTTCGTGCGATCCTTGAGATTATCGTAGCTGCTGATCTCTATGACTCGCCCACCGACTGCATCATGCACACGTATATTAGCTGATTCACGACTATCTAAATCTCGGCTAATAGATACTGACTTTATTACTGCCGAGCTGTCGCGATTTTCTCGTGCAGCCTCCCAGGCTTTCTTTGATTGCTTTTGGAACCACCTGTCAAACCATTTCATTTTTTAACCCCCACCTTTCCGTTATATAACTCAGCCCAGGCTCTAGCAGGCATCATGCTAATATCGTCAACCCACACATCTTTGTAGGTAGAGCCTCTTGTGCTAGTTGCATTTTTTGGATAGGCTCTTTTCATTTCATTCTCAAGTACCTGCTCGCGCAGCCTATCCATATCTCTGCGTAACATCTGCATTTCTCTATCTGTGCGTTGCTGCGAGTTGCGCATCTGTGTAAATGGCCCATCTACAGCATCTTCCTGATTGCGTGTGAGTGCGACCAGCATTACCAAGCTGCTCAGCGCATTTTGTACACGCGGATCGTCGCTTGTGATCGCCGCGTCAAATACTTTGATCATTTGCTCAAAATCAATCATGATATTCTCCATTAGATTAGTTCCTCGTTCCATTCGCGATGGCCCTCGCGGAACGCCATGTTGGACTGCGTCTCACGCACTTCTACACGATAGCACCACAAGCGTTCTGATTCACCGGGTCCCCACAGGTCTGGGATGTAAACGCCGTTGACATACTTGTATAACATGTCAGCCAAGCCTTCGCAACCAAGCCGAGGCAGTATGGTCAGCTTGGCCATCTTCTTGCTCTGCAGCAGCTTGAATGTTTCTAGTTCTGGATCGTCTTCAGCTACCAACAGTGTGTGATCAAACTGATCTTCCAACGTCTTCTTGAGCTCCTTGAGACCGCCGTAGTCAGCTGCCCAGTTGCGAACATCTAGATTATCTGTCCCAAAGTAAAACTTCATGCTAAATGAATAACCGTGTATGGTGTTGCAGTGGCTGTCTGCTCGCCATTGCCTATAAGCACAGGGGAATGCATCGTGATATTCCTTGGTGCTGGTGTACTTGTATGCTACTGGTGTCATGGTCTTGCTCCTATGTTAATAATACCATAGGCTGCAGAATTTGTATAGCGGGAATGAAGCCCAAAGCGCCGCTTGTTGTACTTATCGCGGTGCAAATTCCTGTTGCAGCTTGATGTTGTCAAAGAACTCTTTCTTGGTGCTTTGATCTTCATAAAACACGCCCTTGAGCACAGTGGTCTGTGTCAAACTGCTGTGTGCCATGATGCCTCGGTTCTCGCAGCATCCATGGGTTGCTTGGATATACACACCCACATTCACAGTGCCTGTGGCTGTGATGATCTCTCGAGCAATGTCATTGCACAGTTCTTCTTGCAGTGTGCCACGACGAGCGCACCACTGTGCGATACGAGTGTACTTGCTGAGACCAATCAGTTTGGTTGCTGCGATGATACCAATATATGCAACACCTGACACTGGTTGGTGATGATGGCTGCACATGCTGGTCAATTCGCTGCGCACGACCAACATGCCCTCGTAACGATCGTCACCGTCATTGGGAAAGCTGGTCGCTTTGGGGCGTGCGCTATAGCGCCCAGCCATCAGCTCTTTGACATACATCTTGGCAAGCCTGCGACCGGTATCGTTGCTGTTGGGATCGTTCTCACGATCGATCACCAAGCTGTCTAGCACAGCATCAAATCGATCATGCAGTTCATTGATCAGCTCATCTATCTCACCGTCTTTGATGTATTCGCTGATGTTGTCGTTGGCATTGAATCTAGCGCCAGCTTTTAGGATACGCTGACGAATCTTGTCTGAAGTGCTCACTGTGGTCTCCGATGTTAACGCAGTGGATTGCGAATTGTTTCTATTGTACTTTATTTAGGCGGTAACTGCAACTAGTCCTCAGCCCAATCGTTATAACTTTCCCACGCTCGGCCATCGCGAAAATATTCTTGTACTGCTGGTACGAGTGTATCATTATGGCTTGCAGGGGTGTAGCTGTAGCTGCCATATGCAGAATACCCAGACGGGACTGCTCCGTATATGGGATGCGTACCACCAACTGCGCCAACTGCGCCAACTGCGCCAACTGCTCCGGTTGCGCCAATTGTGTTGGATGATGTCTGAGGAACTGCTATACCAGTGCTGACTGCGATGATTCCGGTATTGGTGAGAATTGACGATGTGGGAGGAAACATCCCTGAGAGTTGACCAAGGTCTACCGTAAGAGTATCTTCTTCCAGATCGTTCCAAAGATCAGTAACTGTGTCATCTCCGATTGAAAGATTAGCCATCACAGGATCACTGCCGTCGTCAATCATCTTGGTCATGATCTTGCGCATGCTTTGAAGCTCGTGGGTCATACGAGCCCGGCTTTCCTGCAGTGCTTCGCGCTGCTTGACATACGCTGCACGCACTGCTTCTTGGTCTTGCTCATTTTGCACAAGCTTGGACTTCAACCGGCGATAGCGATTGAAGTAGCTGTCCATGGCTTCCAAGCGTTCTGTGTCGTTCATGCCTGCTCGTCCTGCCCATACGCTGACCATGGTGTAAATGTCTTGCGATCCATGAGATCATGCAGGCTGTGTACCCACACGCCCGGATTGCTAGCTTTGAACCCAGTGTCGTCAATCTTCACGCAGGTATTGTAGTTTCCCAATCCGGCATAGGGTATCTTCACGCTGATCTGCGGAATGAACTGTGCATGGCTCATGGCAACCATTTCACAGGCACCTAGCCATTGTGCGATATCAAAATCCAGTGTGACCCAATACCCATGATCTAGCAGTGCAGTGCAAAGCTTGTCCCAGCGATCCCAACCAGCTGCATCGTCATATGCAGTCACGTCAAAGCTCTGATTGGCACCCAGATAGATGTGCCTACAGACCTTGCGTTCAGCAACACTTACGATGTGCTCAACTGGGTGTACACCCACCACAAACAGCGTGTGTGCACCGCGTTGCGGAGTGTTTTCTACTTCCATGCCGGTGAAGAACACCACGTCGTTTTTTATACCGTCAACATAATCTCGTTCCATCACATGTCCTCTACTAACATTGAAACATCATTGTTGGCATCCATGCCAGTTATACTTTGTAACATCTTCTCATGCTTCATGATTAGATCCATAGGACGTTCGCTAGTGAATATATCATCAACTAGGTCCTTGAATTCTAATAGGTCGCGTGTGAGATATTCTTTGGCTTCGCTAATAGGCAAGTCCTGACAACGGTTAGCTGCTTGTATAGCGTTGACATGCAGTTCTGTGTTGTGATTCATTGCCAACAAGTAGCTGAAACCATCCATGCTGCTGGGCCACTTTTCTTGATACTGTCCCAGCGAGTTAGCAAACTGATTGGTGCCAAGATCAAACAGCCCGCCATTCTCATGGCTGTGGATTTGGTATTCCTTGTATGCTTTGGTCCACTTGAATGGATCGTTAGCTTTGCCTTCTGGCGTGCTTGCCCAGTATCCGCAGTCGATCTCTTTTTTAGTAAATGCAATCTTCTTGCTTTCGAGATCATCATATCCGCGCACACAGATGTCGCCTACACTCACTCGATCGCCAATACGGCTGCGCACCGGAACCATCTTCTTAGGTAAGTTAGCAGCCATCCAATCGTTTAGTAGTTGCGGATTGTTCTTGAGCTCTTTACGATCTACAATAGGCCCGCCTTTGAAGCTGACATTCTCTGAACTAAGCTCGTGTCCATAATACATTTGTCCTTTGGCAGTCATCACAAACGGGCTTGCTGCGTCAAAGCTGATGGTTAGCTGAGGGTCAACATGCTTGCGCAGTGCACGTTGCACTGATGTTAGTGCGCAGCCTGCTTTGATCTTGCCGTTACCCAGATAGTGCAACCACTCTCGACCTGCTAGATAGTTTTCATCGCGCATGATGATCAAGCGACGCAGGTTGATGGTAAAGTTTGATGCCTGCACGTTAGAGAACGCCCAGCTTTCAAACGGCAAGTCTTTGGTTGCATCCCACCATACATCGCCTTCTTCCATGTTACGACCCTGCAACACGTTGAGGAACTTGGTAGCACCCTCTTTGCGATGCTTGATGAAGAAGTGGTGATTGTCCAAGCTACCAGTCAAGCAGTCATTAAAGCTCTTGAGACTGGGATGCAAGCTGGCACCAGTGACTGGATCTAATCCAAACTTAACCAGCGCATACGTGGGCCAATCCAACACCATGCTGTAGTCTGCTGTGGCTTCTAGCCAGCGCAGCAGCTTCATGCGCACATCGTCTTTGTCGCTTTGATGTTCTTCTGCAGTTTGCTTGGCTTTAGCATGCCATGGATACTTGAGCACGCCTGTGGCTGCTTGGAACCCACCGCTGTCGCCCACCATCACAGTGTTAGCACGATTGCGCTGCTGTACCATGCGTTCTTGTACCCAGCTCTCAGCTGGGTCAAGTATAGCATGTCCTGCCGAATACAGTGCCACGGGATAGTAAAACAAGCTATTAGCAGGATCAAGAAAGTCCAGGTCTTTGAGGCCCTGTGGCAATCCTGCTGGCATCTTGTCACGCATGTTATACTGTACCATGCTTACGATCTTAGCATAGATCATGCTAATGCTCGGCAAGAACAGTGCATAATCGCTTTGTGTCGCTGCCATGTTGCGCACTTCTGGATTGAACTTGATGTGATCAGTATCGAAACTGAACCGCTTGAAATCTGGATTTATCATATAACAGTATGGCCTATGGCTGTGATCTTGTCAAGCATGAGTCAGCGCTTGTTTCAATGCGGTTGCGTTAAAGAACTTGTTACCAACCTGCTCGGCTTCGGCAAGTGCATGTGCTGCTAGGCTATTGCGCGACATCGCACTGCGAATGTGTGCAACAATCTTGTCTTTGTTAGCTTGATAGCTGTCCCAGTTCATGGTCCATTCGCTTGGATAGCATTCCGACCACATCTCAGTGTAGCTCAGGCGATCTGGTACCATTGGATACGTGCCAACCAGCGCAGCTTCATACATGCTGATACCCAGTGTTTCTTGCAAGTTAGCACTGAATGCGATCTTGCTTTCGGCCAAGTGCTTGTGATACTCATTCTTGCTGAGTTTCTGATCCTGTGCTATGAACCACTCATACTCTGGCATCGTCGCTGCTAGATCCTTGAATATCTCCAGTTGCTTCTCTGGTGCCAAGCGATGCGGGAATATGATCTTGTCCTGCTTGGCTGTGCTAGCAAATGGTGCCAGCAATGGTGCCATGTATTCCATGGGCCACCCAGTCAGCTTGAGACGATTGATCTCACTGTCCAAACACCCAGTGATGAACTCTTCGGTTTCGTCTTCAGAAAATAGAGTATCTACACCCAGTAGTTCGCGCAAGAACAAGTTGCTGTGGAATCGTGTGGCAAACCAATTGGTATCATAGGTATAGAACATGCTGGATTCTGCATTGCGTACCCAAGGCTTATCGCCAACTAGCCGTCCCAAGAAGTCTTGCGGGTCATAGCTGCCAGCATGCCAAAGACCGTGTATCTCGATCTTTTTGCCAAGCAATTCAGCCATGTAGCGCAGCTGTATCACAGTAGGATTCCACGCATCAGTGTAGAGGAATTTGTCGCCGTCGTGTATGAGATTCTCACGAAACAGCTGTGCGATGCTCATCAGCTGGCTGCTCTTGTAGATGTTTGTAGCACCAAAATCTAAGAACGCACCCGGTGTTGGTGTTGCAGGAACATTGTCCCCTTCGATGATGGCTACATCCGAGCCAACTGCGTCTAGCAGTTCGGGAATGTGTTCATACCACTGGCGTGTGTAGCGAGTGTCAATTGGTTCGATAGGGACGATGTATATGGTCATTTTGGCTCCAGTGTCACGTTTAACTGTTCTAGTATCTCTAGGTAATGCTGCTCGCCAGCCGACACTTGCTCTAGCCAAGCTTGTCCGGCAGCAGCATCTGCATTATCGCTTATGTACTTGTAAACTTCAACTTCAATGTCTGCTGCTATAGCTGCTCGGACCACGCTGTATGCTTCCATCTCTACGATATCGCAAGGTGCACGCAGCTTGTGTGGTTCAGTGACAAACAAATCACCACTGGCACAGATCTTGCCGTCTCCGCCTAGGTCGATGAAGCTAAGCTCATCTGCGAGATTCTCACAGGGTTGCAGTCCGATTGGTGTGTGGTTCATGTCGTGTTGGAAGAACTTGCTGCAGCGATAGATACCACTGCTCACTGTTATGCCGCCCGCAGTACCGAGATTGATCACACGTATGGGATCATGCAAGCTGATCAACCGCGACGTGTTGACGGCGCTGGCAACTTTGCCAACGCCGATAGCAAACACGTTATCGTAGTTCCTTATGAGATTAGGCGCTTCGCTGGGCAGTGCCAGCAGTACCAGATCTCTCATCAGACTTTCCAGCGCAGAAATGCACCGTTTTCGTCATCTTCGCTGACTTGGATCCAAACTTCTCGGCCTGGATAGCGTGCGGCAATCTGCTCGTACAGTGCTTCGCTGATCATCTCGCAGCTGCGATAGTTCAGTTCTAGTGTCTTTTCTGCATACAGCTTTTCTAGCCAACGCTTGAATTGGATGAACTCGATGTCGCGATCATTGTGTGTGACTGAGATCCATACTTGGAAGTGGAAGATGTGCCTGTGTGGATAGCCTAGGAAACTGACATCATACTCGTCGCCAGTAGCCAGCGCAGGATCAGTCAGCGCTGCTGGGTACTTGTGGATGCCTTCTTTATGGAATTTAACCCATATCATGCGCGAAGTTGGATCTGTCATTATCATTCTCCATTTGATGAACAATAATAACACAGTCTGGCGATCTAATCAAGTGGTCAAGTGTCTATAGCTGTTCTCACGCTCTTGATTATCATAGTAGCACTGGTATTGGGAGTGAACAGCAGTTCAACCATGTTGCTGACTATGTCGGCTTGAAACAGTCCCAAGCTTTGGTTGGTATAGATGTCGCCGTATTCAGTCAAGTACACATCGGTGCCATCATGTATCAGCATGACCTGTGTGGCTTGGTAATAGCTATTGGTTGTATCAGTTACCTGTACCATGTAATGCGCAGTCCTAAATGTTGCTGCAGGCCACGCATCAACAACTTGCTGGAACGTGCTGGTACTAGTATGCGCATTACCGTCAATTACCCAGGTGTTGCCGCTCACATACCCATTGCTCTGTAGCACCTGTACATTAGCAAATCCGCGTATGTTCAAGCTAGCGCCATTGACAGCGCCGTTGCTTTCAATTCGGCTACCAGTGATCGTGCTGTTAGCTTGTATCGTAGTATTGCTAGTGACAGTGTTGGCAAGCAGGCTAGTGCCGGCTTGTATCGTAGTATTGCTAGTGACAGTGTTAGCAAGCAAGCTAGTGCCAGCTTGTATTGTGGTATTGCTGGTGACAGTGTTAGCAAACAGATCGCTGCTAGCTTGTATGGTAGCGTTGCTGAACAAGCTTGCTGCAGTGATAGCATTGCTGGCTATAACATAGCTAAACTGCGCACTGTTGTTAACAACAATATTGCCTCCGACAAAGAGGTTGCCTATGACGCCTACGCCACCGGCTACAGTCAGTGCACCAGTGGTGCTACTGGTTGCAGTGTTGCTACCAAATATGTTGATGTTGCCAGTGAAGTTGCTGAGTTGTCCGCCAACATTGATGTTGCCATCTGTGCCTATACCGCCTAGGGATACTACGCCGCCGCTGTTAGTATCTGTGCTGATGCTTTGTGCGTTTCCAAGCCAGATGTTGCCAAACGTTGCACCGCCATATATGATACCTGGGTACAGCGTGATCTCGTTGCTGACATTGAGTTCACCCGGTGCTACGTTGGTCACATATATCAATCGACCAGTGCTGTTGTCATAGCCCATGAACGCATGATTGAATCCAGCAGTTTCGCCGTTGTACGCCGGATTGTGGTAGTAATCCATCAACACGCCGCGATCATACCCGTCGTCAACAACCAGCGGTGTTCCACCTGTGCCAATACCAAGTTCGATCACAGGATCAACGATGGTCAAGCTCTGCACGTTGATAACAGTGGTGTTACCAGACAGCGTTAGGTTACCAGTTACCGTTAAGTTACCGGATATCGTGCTGTCGCCTACAACATCAATACCGCCGCTGGTGATATAGCTGCGAGTGTTAGCAGTGAAGTTGTTGAATACTGCAGCACCATTGCTCTGTATGGTGGTATTGCTGGTCAAGCTGTCTACCACTACAGCACCACTTGTATTCAGTGTAGCACCGAATATGTTGGTATTGCTGATCAGTTCATTTACGGTAGCAGTGCCGCCACTCTGTATGGTACCATTGCTGCTGATGCTAGCAAATGTTGCTGCACCGCTGCTGGTTATGGTATCTGTGCTGATCACCGTGTTCACAGTGAGGCTGCTTGCTTGTGCTGCACCGGTGCTGTTAAATGTAACAGTAGTGATGTTGGTATTGCTGATCAGATCATTGACAGTGGCAATGCCTGCACTTTGTATGGTGCCATTGCTGGTCAACGAGCCGGTTACTATCTCGCCTGTAGCAGTGATAGCGCTAAATGTAGCAAGCCCGCCGACATCAAATACGCCGCCAACGTTTAGGTTGCCACCGATACCCACCCCACCTGCTACAGTGAGTGCACCAGTAGCAGTTGATATGCTAGGTGTGGTCTGGCCAATCACCAATCCTTGTCCGTAAACCAATCGAGCCGCTTCGTTGCCAGGACTATCGCCACCTTGAGTAAACACGATGTCGTTGTTGGCCAGCGTGCCCAGTATGAGATTACCGCCACCTGTTACTGTGTTGCCGGCTACGTACAAGTATCCGTCGTTAGCACGGTCTACTAAACCCGGTGCGAACGTGCTGCTGTTGATACCCATGTTGATATAGGTATCTGTGCTATTACCATTGTCAGCTGTGACCACGATATCGCCGCTGGCAGCAGTTCCTGGATTGATGTTCTGCAGGTTAAGCTGGGCAAAATCATCAACGTTAGCACTGAGCTGTAACACAGTGTTAGGTTGATAAACATATCCAGAGATTATGCCACCATACAGTGCACCGAATCCATAGGTGTCGCCATAGAACACACCGCTATTACCAGTTATCTGGTTAACGTTGCCAGTAAGCGTGATGTTACCAGTGATGTTTAGATTACCAACTATGCCAACGCCGCCGTATACAGTCAGTGCTCCGTTCAACGGCGACGTGCTTTGCACGTTGCTGTTGATGAACACGCTGCTTACGCCCAGGGTTGTGTTGCCGGTGTGCCAAATTAAGCTACCACTGTTGCCGCTAAACGTGTTGGCTGCGCCAGCAAACTGTATGGTACCCTGTGTACCATAGCTTGGCGTGTAGAATGCAGCAGTTTCTTGGAACGTACCGTCTGGGAACAGTATACCGCTGGTAGTGGACGCAGTGTTGCCAATATGTATGTTGCCGTAGATATCAAGTGGGTATTGGACAGTGGCAGTGCCAATACCCACGTTAACGTTTGCAATCAGCTGTCGTGCATTTATGTAAGTGCCAGCAGTCACGCTGGTATTGCTTACGATCACGTTGAATTCAGTGATGTTGCTAACGATTAGATTGCTAGCAGTTATAGTAGCATTGGCAAAGATGTCCTGCGCTATTACTGTGTTGCGTATGTTCAGGCTTTGACCGTTGATCGCACCATTGCTTTCAAAGCTGCTACCAGTGATAGTGCCATTAGCCTGTATCGTAACATTGCTGGTTATTGTTCTAGCTACCAGGTCGTTGGCAACAGTAACATCGTTAGCAGTTATAGCTGCGTTAACTACCAATGCATTCAGAGTAGCAGTCCCGATACCCTGTATGGTGGTATTGGCAACAAAGCTGTTGACTTGTGCAGCACCTGTGCTGTTGATGGTAGCTGTGGTTATGTTGGTGTTGCTAACCAAGCTACCGACTATAGCACCACCAGCGCCAACATTTAAGCTTGCAGTGCTAGTAGCTGTGTTTACATTTAAGCTATTGGTGTAACTAACACCAGCAATATTAAGGTTAGCGCTGTAGATGTTGGCATTGCTGATCAGCTGATTGACAGTCGCAGTGCCTGCGCTTTGTATAGAAGTGTTGCTGGTGATAGACCCGGCTACTAGGTTGCCTGTGACATTGACATTGCTTACAGTGATGGCGGTGTTGACCACTAGTGCATTTACAGTGGTAGTGCCTGCACTTTGTATAGTTGTATTGCTGTCTATGCCATTGAACACAGCAGCGCCTGTGCTGTTGATAGTAGCTGTGGTTATGTTGTTGTTGCTGACCAAGCTATCAACAATAGCACCACCTGCACCTACATTTAAGCTGTTAGTGCTGGTAGCAGCATTCACGTTTAAACTGTTGACCTGTGCCAGTCCAGCAATATTGAGATTAGCACCGTAGATGTTGGCATTGCTGATCAAGCTACCAACAACTGCGCCACCTGCACCAACATTCAGTGATGCAGTGCTAGTGGCGGTGTTTACGTTCAGGCTGTTGACTTGCGTCTCACCGGCTATGTTTAAATTAGCGCCGTAGATATTGGCATTGCTGATCAGCTGATTGACAGTAGCCAGTCCTGCACTTTGTATGATGCCGTTGCTGTAGACATTGCCCTGCCAAGCAGTGCCGCTGATGTTGAGATTGGCACCTGTGACGTTGGCATTGGCCAATAGCGAATTTACCGTAACAGCACCAGCGGCCTGTATAGTAGTGTTGCTGTTAATGCTGTCAAACACTGCAGCGCCAGTGCTGTTGATGCTAGCAGTGGTTATGTTGTTGTTGCTGATCAAACTATTGACTGTAGCCAGCCCATTCACGTTAACAGTGTCACCGTAGATGTTGTTATTAGCTACTAGCGAATTAACAGTAGTAACACCTGCGCTTTGTATAGTGGTGTTGCTGGTAATTGCCCCAGCAACCAAGTTGCCTGTGACGCTGATGTTGCTGACGATTATAGCTGTGTTAACTACCAGTGCGTTTAAAGTAGCAGTGCCTGCACTTTGTATCGTAGTGTTGCTGTCTATGCTGGCAAACACAGCTTTACCGCTACTGCCATAGGTTGCACTATAGATGTTAGTGTTGCTGACGATGTCTTGTCCGGTGATCAGCGTAGTTGCCTGCACATTAGGCGTGATCACAGCAATATTACCAACCAGTATGTTACCAGTCATGTTATTCAGCGCTGTGATACCAGCTGATGTAATACTGGTATTGGCAGCTATCAGCAGTGCGCTGATCTGGTTAGTAGCACTTATATTAGTGCTGCTAACTTCGTTGTTTGCATGCACAGCGCCGCCGCTTATCAGACCAACTGCACTGATGGCTGCATTAGAATTCAATTGGTTAGCTAAGAGATCTTGACCAAATCTACCAGCACCCGTAGTGGCTATTTGTCCGGTGGCGTTAACATTGCCACCGATACCAACGCCACCTGTAACTACCAGGGCACCAGTGCTGCTGTTGATGCTTACTGTAGAATTGCTGAGATATAGCTCGCCAAACTGTGCAGCCCCATATACAAAGCCAGATACGCTCTCAAACGGGTTAAAAACATTGGTAACACCTGGTTGCACGTTGTTTAGATATACGAACCTACCTGTGCTGTTTTGCCAGCCCATGAATGCATGGTTGTCTTCAGTCACATAGTAGTGCATGATTATGCCACGGTCGTAACCGTCATTGCTGGTCAGCGGCGGGTTATTAGCGCTGTCAGATCCTACTTCTATGGTTGGTCCCAACACGCTAATAGTGTTGGTATTAAATATGGTTGTGTTACCAATTACAATGAGGTTGCCGTTGATGCGTACATTGCCGTCAAGCAGCGTGTCGCCTAGCACATTGAGATTGCCACCAATACCAACACCGCCTGTGACCACCAATGCACCGCTGCTGGTGCTGTAGCTTTCGGTGTTGTTGGTCACGGTTGCCAAGCCGCTAACCGTGAGATTGGCAGTGGTCGTAGACACATTAGCCGTGATAGTATTGCCGCTGATACCGTTAAATGCATTGATACCCAGCGCAGTGACACTGGTATTGCTGTTTACAGTCTGGAATAGTGCAGTGCCTGCGCTTTGTATGGTGGTGTTGCTGGTAATGGTCTGCACTATAGCGTTTGTGATCACGTTCAACGTGCTGGTAACAACAGCAGTATTAACCTGCAGGCTGCTTACGAGAGCGAGATCGCTGGTCTTGAGAGTGACACCTTCAACAAATCCGTTGCTGCGAAAGTCGCTACCGCTGATTAAACTGCCTGCACTTATGGTTGTGTTACTGACCACAGTCCTAGCAGTAACCTGCGTGTTGGCCTGAACGAACGTGTTGCTAGTGAGACTGCCAACTACTGCACCACCATCACCAACTGTTAGCGATGCAGTGCTGATATCTGCGTTTACATTTAAGCTATTGATGTAGCCACGCCCGGCTATGTTGAGATTGGCACCGTAGATGTTGGCATTGCTGATCAGTGCATTTACCGATGCTGTATCTGTGCTTTGCAGATTAGTTGCAACAACGTTGGTATTGCTGTTTAAGCTGTTGACCTGCGCAGCACCTGTGCTGTTTATACTAGCAGTGGTTATGTTGTTGTTACTGACCAAGCTACCGACTATAGCACCACCAGCACCTACATTGAGACTAGCAGTGCTGGTAGCGGTGTTTACATTCAAGCTATTGATCTGTGCTAGGCCAGCTATGTTGAGATTGGCACCGTAGATGTTGGCATTGCTGATCAGAGAATTAACTGTGGCAGTATCAGCACTCTGTATAGTCGTGTTGCTGGTTATCGACCCGGCTACTAGGTTGCCTGTGACATTGACATTGCTTACAGTGATGGCTGTGTTGACCACTAGTGCATTTACAGTGGTAGTGCCTGCACTCTGTATGGTGGTGTTGCTGTCTATGCCATTGAACACAGCAGCGCCTGTGCTGTTGATAGTAGCAGTGGTTATGTTGTTGTTGCTGACCAAGCTGCCAACTATGGCGCCGCCAGCACCCACATTCAGTGATGCAGTGCTGGTAGCTGTGTTTACATTCAGGCTGTTGACCTGAGTAGCACCGGTTGAGTTCAGCGTAGCAGTGGTTATGTTGTTGTTGCTGACCAAGCTATCAACTATAGCGCCACCGGCGCCAACGTTCAGCGATGCAGTGCTAGTAGCTGTGTTTACATTTAGGCTGTGTACTTGAGCTAGGTCGGCTATGTTTAAGTTAGCGCCATAGATATTGGCGTTACTGATCAGCTGATTGACTGTAGTTAATCCTGCGCTTTGTATAGTTGTGTTGCTGCTTATGCTGTTGCCGAGTATGAACGTACCGGCCTGCACAAACGTGTTACTGATTACGCTGTTAACTACAAGATCTTGCGCTATTGCTAAGTTACTGAATGTAACAGTACCTCTGACAAACAAGTTGCCGTTTACGTCGAGATCGGTACCTATGTTACCCGATCCAGCAATTACCAAACTGTTTCCAGTAAACACATTTGCTGTGATCAGATCGGCGCCGGTGATACTACCGTTAATACCTGTTATCGAGATGTTGCTTGCAGCGAGCAAACCAAGAACATTGATGTTGCTGGTGTTCAATGCTAGATTAACGTTGTCCCAATAGAAATTAGCATAATCACCGCTGAAGCTATTACCGCTACCTGCGAATTGGACAGTACCAGGATACCCATAGCTGGTTCCTGCCCCAGTACCAAAGGCAGCAGTGGTCATGAACGTACCGTCAGGGAACTTTATACCACTGGTTGTTGTGGCAGTGTTGGTGATCTTGATGTTGCCCCAGACATCTATCGGATACTGTGGGCCGTTAGTACCTATACCAACAGTTGTAAACGTACCTTGTCCGGCTGCGATATTAGCATTACTGCCATTAGGTAATAAAAAGCTGATGGTACCGTCAGCATTGGTAACACGGGGCCCTTGTTTGCCCAGGCTGAGATCACCTGATACGCCACTAAGCTTAAAGTCGAACGTTGGGTTATTTGGCAGCGACATCTGGTCTCCGGCTGAGTATTAGGCCATTAGAGTTCCTAATATTTAGTTTGGCCTAACCAGCAAGATTAACTGTAGTCCATGGTTATGCGATAAGCACCTTGTGTACTGGTTCCTACGCCAACAAATGCCTTGATTGCAGTGGTTGTTATCACTGGATAACTCAGTGATGTGGTGTAAGATCCCACAGTTGTAGTATCTATCAGCGTGTTGTCCATGAGCAAACCTGGTATGCTGTCAGTACCTATAGATATGTTGCTGGCTGAGTCGTTAAATGCTGTGGTTATCTGCACATCTAAGAACACCACAGTCTTAGGTGCTGCCATGGTACCAACCATAACTGGACTTGTGCTAGTGTATGTGCCAGCAGCTAGGAAGTTATAGATCAGCGTGGTGCTGCCAACCGAGCTGTTACCAATGTTATGACCATCTGTGCTCAGTCCGATTGGTTGCCATATAGTAGGAACGAGTGCTGCTGCAATGTACGCTTGGTTATGACCGCTGCCGTCGTCGTATACATACACAATCGTGCCCTGCGTCACAGTCAGCGCATCACGGTCAGCAATGGTATTGACAAAATAACCAACTGCAACACCTGTTGGCCCAGTCGGACCAGTCAGCTGGCTGATGCTGCTGATGCTCCAGGCTACGATATCAACAAGGTCGCCTGTTACGCTAGGCGCATTTAGCGTGATCACGTTTCCGTTATTAGCCAGATATTCACTAGGAGTAAGCTTAACACCGTTGACAAAGACTTCTACATAGGGCGGCGTGTATGCACACACAAACTGCGTTTGCCCATTGGTAGCCGCAAAATTATATTCTTGGAACGCACCAACGTTTGCAGGACCAGTGGGACCAGTAGCCCCGCTGCCTGTTGGGCCAGTAGCACCTGTTGGATTGATACCTGCCAGCTGCCATGCTATGATGGTAACAGGATCCCCGCCAACTGCTGCGTTGTCTAGTACTACTGTAACGCCGTCTGTAGCCACATACAGATCCGGAGTTAACAATATACCGTTATAATAAACGTCTATCCATCCTACGTAGTAGGCAGCTGGAAAAACCGTTTGGCCATTTGTGGCTACAATGTCAAATCGAGCATACGCACCCAGTGCTGCGGGACCAGTAGGACCAATAGGCCCAGTTGAACCGCTTGTACCAGTTGGTCCGGTAGCACCTGTGTTCACTGCAGTGCCTGGGGTACCAGTTGGTCCAGTTGGACCGGTTGGACCAGTAAATCCTGTGCTGCTACCTATCACTTGCCAGTATGCATTGGTATCTGTTGGATTGATACAGATGTATGCCACATGTGTGGTGATGTTGATCCATATACTGCCAAATCCATACCCAATGGTCTCATCGTCATTGACAGTTGGCGGATTAAGTGCAGTGTAGTTGTTTAGAGGTCCAACATAACCAACCTGTGCAAGCTTTACTGCGCTAGCATCGTCAATCTTGATATAGACCGGCATAGCAAGATTGTTGGGTCTGACAGTTGTTAGCCCGCCAGGGACAGTGGTGCTTAGATATAGTACATCACCGGGTAATCCCGGCAGGCCGCTGAGCCCGTACAGTATCTTGCCGCGCGGTTCCCAACTAAAATAATCATAACCAGGTATACCCAGCTGTCGTACTGTACCGATCACAGCAGTAGTTGTGTAACTATTTGCTATGGCTAGCTGATATGATCCGTCGTTGCGTAGATATATGACATCGCCGACATCAAACCCGTACCCCGGTTGGAATATGGTTACCAGATTCTGTTTGAGGTTTCTTGACTCAAACTTGCTGATGACATCTTGCAGGAACCCTGGATAGGGTTGTATGAAGCTGTTGTACAGTGTTAGCGTGTGGAATACAGGAATACCGTCTTCGTCTATGGCAAATATGAATCCCGGATCGCCAGTTGCTGCAACACCGTCTTGGCTAGAGAACTGTTCCCAACGGCCAGTGTCTTCGATAACACATTCGATGTAATCAGCTGTTGCTGTGGTTATCTGCACTATCTGGGTACATTTACCAGTAGCAGCCTCGCCGTACCACATGCCAACTTGTATGTCTAATCCGTCGTATATGTACAGCTGAGGTGTGCTAAAGCTGCTGTGATTCTGCTGTATGACCGTGGCAGTCATGGTCCAGCGATAGGGCTGCGGAGCAGGACCGCCTTGCCACCATTGATCTTCGCCATATACCGGACCTTCGTCGACTGGCCAATAGTCTAAGGGAGTTATGGTGATGTTGTCTACAAACAGCGTGAGGATTGGTAGGATGGATGCCATGGTTATGCTTCCATCATCCGGTGAATATCATGGTAACCCAGAGATATCCATTACCGCTAGTTGGTATACCAGTGTTACCAGGCGTCAGTGCAAACAAGCTGGTACTGTCAATAGTCAAGCTCAATGCGCTGTATGATCCGCCAGTTGCACCAGTTGGCACTGTTTGCCTATAAGCACCTGCTGGTTGGACCAACGGTCCACCCTGGCAGCTCACTATGCTAGGGTATTGGTTCAAGTTGTGATCAATGGTGATCTGTGTATCACTCAGTCTGGTTATCTGAGGTGCTGTTATGTTGACCAAGTTGTCCGCAAATGCAGTCGGTGCAATGATACCGCTGTTAAAGATCAATCTAAAGCTTATCAGGCTGGTTGCTGCTGGACCAGCTGAGCCAGTAGGACCACTTGGACCAGTAACGCCCTGTGTACCAGTCGGACCTGTTACTGCGCTGACAGGACCCGTTGGTCCAGAATTACCCGTGGGCCCTGTGCCACCAGTCGGGCCAATTGGCCCGCCACTAGGACCCGTAGGACCGGTAACAGTTGATAGATTGGCTATCTCCCAGGCTACAATGCTGACTGGGTCGCCGCCCAGCGCAGCGTTAGTTAATGTTACAGACGTGCCGTTGTCTGCGATATAATCGTTGGTTGGTACTAACAACAGCCCGTTGTAGTAGACATCAACAAATCCTGGTTCGTATGCAGCAGCAAACACAGTCTGTCCGGGTGCTGCATACGTGTCGTATCGCATGAATGCACCACTAGCAGCCGGACCAGTGGGGCCTGCGTTGCCAGTTGGACCTGTGCTATTTGGTCCGGTTGGACCTGGCGGACCCGGCGGGCCTTGTGCACCACCAGTGTTGGTAGCCTGCGGTGCATTGCCGCCGCCGGCAATGGCACCATAATTCAGCAGTATCTGACTGACCTGACCAACGAAATATACATCAGTTGGCGGCGGTACGAGATACTTGCGATCTACAACAGCACGCACCCAAACATAGTTGCCACTAAAATTGTAAGCGTAAATGCCAGTGTCACCGTTGGACGAATTAGGTGATCCGTTTAGTGGCCATTGATTTAATTCTGGATTATAACCAGTTGGCAGTGCAGGATCTAACGGGAATTGCACATATGATGTGCCGTACCCGATTGGAATGTTGAACCAATCAGTTTCCTTTGGATCACTAGCCAAGCTGCCCTGTATATAGATGCGGCCTGTGAAATTGTCCAAATTGATGCTGACGGTGTGATTATTACCAACCGTGTTGTTATAACCAGCGCCAGGCTGTTTAATGCCAATGACGTTGAGCTGATCTCTGGTATTAGTTAATAGTGTGACGCTGATCATGGTACCGCCTGAATACTGCGTTATTTAGCGGTAAGCACTTAGCCTAATTCAGCGAGCTCGACTATGATAGATGCATCATTGAGCACTTCTTCAATCAGCGCAGGGGCAGTAGCCTCTAATAAGCTGCGCTGTTCTTCAGTTAGCACAGCATTAGGTGCTGTATTATCCTTGACCATGCGGGTCAACTTGATAACGACCAATTCTTCTACTAGTTTTGCCATGATGTATCTCCCTGTTGGCTAGAAATACTTATGGTGTTTTTAGCAATTAATTACGAATCTTTGGCTTGCGTCCTCGCTTACGACCAGTCGTTCGCATGGTACCGTCTGGTTTAACATTGTAGATATCAGCATATCTGTCTATGTTCATGCCATCTATTGCAGTGATGTCTTGGCTAGCAACTGTGATCTCATTGGTACCATTTGCTTGCTTTAGCGAAAACATTGCACTGTGTCCGTCGTGGTTGATTGATTGCAGTAGGTAATCATCAGCAACGTAACTGACCATGCCAAACTTGTTAGTAGTACCTCTGCGAGCAGTGACTATATTGTCCTTGACCAGTGCACCTATGCTGATTAATGTGTCTATCACATCTGTCATTGCACAACCTCTGCAACGTCTGACATCAGCAACAGCTGTTCTGATACTGGTTCTGGATTGCTGAGATACTCAAATTCAAGTTTATGGTCCTTGACAGTGATCATCACAGCACCACCGTTGCGCAGCCGTCCGAACAGTATTTCTTTGCTGATAGGCTGCTTGATGTTGTCGGCCATCACACGTGCCAACGGGCGTGCACCCATGTTCTTGTCAAAGCCTTTGTCAACCAACCACTGCTTGGCAGTGGGGTCGCACACCACGTTGACGTTCTTGCGCGAGCTTAGACTGTTGAGTTCTGCCAAGAACTTGTCAACGATGCTGTGCATGTTGTCCTTGTCAAGGCGGTTAAACTTGACCACGGCATCCAAGCGGTTCCTGAACTCTGGAGTGAAGAACTTGTTGATAGCTTGTGTATCTTCGTCTCTAGTTTCATTCTTGGTAAATCCAATCAGTTCCTTTTCCATCTCAGCTGCACCGAGGTTACTGGTGAAGATCACGATAGCATTGCGTGCGCTAGCACTCTTGCCTTGGCTGCTGGTCACAGTGCCGTGGTCCATCATAGCAAGGAAGATGTTGTACACATCTGGGTGTGCTTTTTCGATCTCATCAAACAGCAGCACACAGTGAGGATGTGTTTCCAGTTCGTTGATCAGCATGCCCCCACCTGCTCCGCCGTCACCATAACCAACGTAACCTGGAGGCGAGCCGATGAATTTGCTGACAGTATGGCGTTCCTGAAACTCGCTCATGTCAAATCGTGTGAAGTGTACACCCAAGCTCTTGGCCAACTGCTTGGCCACTTCTGTCTTGCCAACCCCACTCGGTCCACTAAACAAGAAGCTGCCCACTGTTTTATCGCCTTCGCGCAATCCACTACGGCTCATATAGATTGCATTGACCACATTGTCAATCGCATCTGCTTGACCAAAGATCTTGTTTTTCAGATCAGTGTCTAGCTGAGCTAGTCGATCAGCTTCCTTGCTCTTGACTGTGGTCACAGGCACCTTGGCAACCCTGCTGACTTCGGCTTCGATCTCAGCTTTGGTGATGACCTTGAGACGGTCACTTTCTGGTTTGATCCGCTGCCAGGCTGCTGCACTGTCAATGATGTCGATGGCCTTGTCCGGCAAACACTTGTCATGCATGTGCTTGCTGGTCAGATCCACTGCTGCATCTAGTGCATCTGGATCAAAAGACAATCCGTGATATTCTTCATAGTGCTTGGCAATGCCAGACAGTATGCGCTTGCTATCCTCAACGCTGGGTTCAAAGATATCCAGCTTTTGGAAACGCCGCACCAATGCACGATCTTTCTCAAAGTGCTTGCGATATTCTTCGTTAGTGGTGCTGCCGATGCAACAAATCTCTCCGCGGCTCAGCGCAGGTTTCAGTATGTTAGCAGCATCCAGGCTTCCACCTGCACCGCCGCCGCTGCCGGCACCCATGATCATGTGGATTTCGTCAATGAACATGATGGTGTTAGGCAGCGTGGTGAACGCAGTGATGATCTGTTTCATGCGTTCTTCAAAGTCACCTCTGAACTTGGTGCCAGCTACCAGCGTGGCCACATCCAGGTTCCAGATCACGCGATCGAGCAAGATGTCAGGTACATCTTTTTCCACGATGCGACGTGCTAACCCTTCTACGATCACGGTCTTACCCACACCCGGTTCACCGATCATGACCACATTGTGCTTGTTGCGCCGCGCAATGATTTGGGTGATGTTTTCAACTTCTTTCTCGCGACCAATCAGCGGATCTATGCGACCTGCTTGTGCCTTGGTGTTGAGGTTGATGCAGTACTGACTGAGTATCTCCAACGCAGTTGCACTGTCCATGATGCTGTCAGCACCGTCGTCTTTGCGGCCAACCAATTCTGCTATCTTTTCTTTTGGTGGTGCAAAGTTTTCAATGAACCAGCTGGCTGGACTATCTGGTATGTGATACAGTGCTAGCAGTATATCAATAGGGCCAATATCCTTGCGGCCGCTAAACATGCTCTGGGTCTTGGCTTTCTTGATCACGTTGCTGAGCAAGCTAGTGTGCCTGGGCTGGAAGCTACCTGTTCTCACTACTACATGATTGGCTTCGTTGTTAAGCCAATCGCTGGTATGTTTGACAAGTTTCTCAATATCGCCGCCCGCACCAACGATCAACTGTTGGATCTGTTCTTGCTCTAACAGCCCGGCCAGCAAGTGTTCTAGCGTGACCAGTTCGTGGTTCAAGCTAGCTGCTAGCTGATATGCCCGCTGCAATGGTTGTTCAAATGCGCTAATGCTCATGCTGTTGCTTTCTGACGCTGTTGATTCTTCTGCTTCTTAGCTATCTTACGCTTTGCCATATCTAGCTGCACTCTGCCCACCCGGTCATCTATCATGATGCCTTGTAGATGGTCAAATTCGTGCAAGAACACACGGGACCAACCTTCACCCATGTCCTGCACTTGTTGGTTGCCGTTACGGTCCCTGAACATGACCTTGATCTGCTTGGACCGCCGCAGGTTAAGCACGATACCCGGCAAGCTGAGACAACCTTCTGGGTACAAGTCTGTTTCGCTACTTGCACTGATCACCACGGGATTTACAAACACATGCTCTTGACCTTCAAGCTTTACTACAAAAAGACTCAGGCTGTGTCCAACTTGTGGCGCAGCTAAGCCGACACCGCCGCTTGCTGCCAAAGTTTCAAACATATCATTGATCAAAGGCTGTAGGTTTGTTATCTCGGTGGGTTCAACCAACTGCGCTTGCTGTTTAAGTATTGGATTTGGTCGCTTAACTATTGGTAAAATCATTTGATGTTTGCAGTCCTCTGAGTTTGTAGATCTTTCAATAAGTCTATGTGCTGTTGCGATAGATCAGTTGGTACAACTATGTTGATCCTGATGTACAAGTCGCCTCGCTGTCTAGCGTTATTATGCATTGGCATACCGTGACCTTGCAACCTGAGAACTGCGCCTGCTTGCGTGCCCGCTGGCACTTTTATGTTAAGCTTGGTACCATCTATGCTTGCAAGTACTTGATCGGCTCCTAGCATTGCTGCGATAGCGTCCACACTTATCTCTGTCTGCAAGTGCGGCCCATCTCTGTGGAATACTGCGTGATCATTGATGATTATGGTTACATAGAGATCGCCTGGCGGCTGATTGGGTATGCTGCGATCGCCGTGGCCTTGGAAACGCAACTTGCTACCGTGCTGCACGCCTGCTGGGATGCTCACACTAATGTTAGTGTGCTGCCCATTAACTTCAAACCCGATAGGCATGTTCTTGCCAGTGTATGCTTCTTCCAGCGTAAGATTGAGATTGAACTGATAATCTCGGTTGCGCTGCGGCTGTTGATACTGCGGCCGACCAAAACCCTGTCCAAAGAATTGGTTTATGATGTCGTCAAAATGTTGTCCGCCACCAAAATTAAAGTGGAAATCAGCGCCGGGAGCCCCGCCGCCGAAGTACTGATTCTGATTGCCGCCGCCTCTGCGCTGTTGGTCGTACTGGGCTCGTTTGCCTGCATCGCTCAGCATGTCGTTGGCTTCGTTGATCTGCTTGAATTTAGCTTCAGCAGCAGGGTTTCCCTTGTTGAGATCTGGGTGATGCACCTTGGCTAACCGCCGATATGCAGTTTTGATCTCATCTGGGCTAGCTGACTCGCTCAGCTCTAAAATCTTGTAATAGTCTTCCATGCTCAAGTGTAACCTATGTTGTGGTGATATGTCAATGCCACACCAATGCCATAAATATGTATTGTTGCAGCTAGTATCAAGGGATTAGAATTGGATTCGAAACAACAAATAACGCTAGTCCAGATATTCATGCGGTATCTCAAGACTACTAACCCACTTGTGATTGGGTTGCACCTCATCTATTTGGCAATTACTACGTTGATATTCAGCGCAGCCTATGTGGTCAGTTTTCATTTTACCACATTGGTATCCTTATACGAAGAAGCACACAGCATACAGAGCTTTGGCCTTAATCTCAAGACTTCGGTTGAAAATGACAATGCCATATATGCCAATTTGACTCGATTACAAACAGATGCTGGCGGCATGAGAACCTATGTATATAGATATCACAATGGTTTAGCAGCTATAAGTGGTGTGCCATTCTTCTTTCAGACCATGACGCACGAAGTGATTGCGCCGGGTGCAGCAAGGATAATGAGCTTTGAACAGCGCATACCTGCTGGTATACACATGGCCATAAACAACGCATTCGTAACTGACAAGTGCGCAGTGATACGCAACACTGACCGAGACAAGGAAAATCAGGACTATTATTTCTGGGCAAGCAGGGGTGCCAGAAACCTTGTGCGTTGTCCTATATACATGCCAAATGGTGACTTGTTTGGCTTTGTTGGCGTTGACTTTGCTGGCGACATGGGCAATGTTGCCAATGTTGAGAAACAGACCAAAGACACTGCCAGTGAGATATCTAAGATATTTGCCAAGGCTGCTCGCTGAAATATTTAGGAAAGATCTGATTTTAGCCTTTAAATAGGTTAAACGCACAGGGACTTTCTACGCATGCAGATCCTAATACCAATGAGCGGCGCCGGTAAGCGCTTTGCAGAAGTGGGATACGACAAACCCAAACCACTGATAGAGTTTTTTGGCAAGCCAATGGTCGAGCATGTGCTTGAAAACCTTGGATTGCATAACGAATTCATACTGTGCGTGCAGCGTGCGCATTATGATGCCAATCCTGCACTGTTTGCAAGATTGCGAGCACAAACAGCTGATCTAAAGCTGGTGTTTGTGGAACAGCTAACACAGGGTGCAGCCGAAACCTGCTTGCTAGCACGCGAGCATATCAAGCTAGATGAACCCTTGTTCATTGCCAACTGCGATCAGATGATGGTCTGGGATCAAGACCATTTCGAAGAATGGTTTGCTGCTGAACGACTGGACGGCTGCATGTTTACGTTTTTCAAGGACACTACTGCTTATAGCTATGTTGCAGTTGATGACAATAGTCTAGCTGTACGCACCGCAGAGAAGCAAGTGATCAGCACGCATGCTACTACTGGCATCTATGTATGGGCCAGAGGCAGTGATTTCATCTGGGCAGCCGAAAAAATGATAGCAGATAACGTGCGGGTGAATAATGAATTCTATGTGTGCCCGGTGTATAATTGGAACATAGCACGCGGTGATCGCATTGGCATATATCCTCCGCAGGAACATTGGCCGATAGGTACACCAGAGGACCTAGACATCTACATCGAGGCGCACGCATGAAACTATATGATCCCACCAGCTTTAAAGGTGGCTGGTTCATAGGTGATTTTGAACCTAGCATCTGGCGAACCAGCGCATACGAAGTTGGGTATAAGCATCACATTGCCGGCGAGCCGTGGCCTGCTCATTATCACGAACACATGGACGAAGTTACTTTCTTGTTAGAGGGTACCATGCGCATGCAAGACCAAGTGCTAACAGGACCTGTGCTGTTCTTGATAGAACGCAACGACGTAGCCGATCCAGTGTTTGTGACAGATTGCAAAGTGTTCATAGTAAAAGCACCCAGCGTGCCAGGCGACAAAATTGAAATCAACAAAGGACAACTCAAATGACGATTGATATCGTACGAGACGAAAAAGAGCTAGGTACGTATTTCTATGTTACCTATGAAGTGGAGAGCACGGTCAGTGTATACGATGCTGGGTGGAACATTGCAGTCGGACAAAGCATAGGTAACCCCACCAAGCGCAGTGTCTGGGAGACAGACGACATGATCGAGAACCACTGTGCAAAGATAATGCGCAGTAAGGACTTTGAAAAGAAGAAAGGGCGTGTCACTATTGCGTACCCTAACGCAAACATAGACTGGGAAACTGACGGTATCGCGCATCTACTGTGCATGATACAGGGCGGACAAGTAGACATTGATACCATCAGGAAATGTCGAGTAGTTGACCTAGAGATACACCCCCAGACCATAGACACCTATTTCCGTAAACCAAAATACGGTATCACAGGTATGCGCGAGTACACAGGGAACTTCGGCAAGCCATTCTTTGGTGGGATCGTAAAACCCAAGACAGGTATCACGCCACAGATCCTGCTGGAAATGACCAAAGAACTAGTCGAAGGCGGTGTTAACTTCATCAAGGAAGATGAGATACTCAGCAATCCAAACATATGCCGCTTGGAAGATCGTGTTGAGCTGATCAGCAATTACTTACAAGACAAGCGAGTCGTATACTGCTTCTGCATCAACAGCGACCCTGCACACATCGAAAACCGCGCTCGCTTTGTTAGCCAGAACGGTGGTAACGGTGTACACATCAACGTGTGGAGCGGGCTCGGCAGCTATCGTACCATACGCAATTTGGATCTGCCGCTGTTCATACACTATCAAAAGAGCGGCGACAAGGTGATCACCGGCAAGCGTAACCCGTTTGGTATCGAATGGACTGTGCTGTGCCAGCTGGCTGCTATGAGCGGAGTTGATACCATACATGCTGGTATGTGGGGCGGTTATCTCAGCGATCCAGAAGATGAGATCACTGCATACATGAAGGTGCTGCACGACGGTAATGTAGTCCCTGCACTTAGCTGCGGTATGACTGCGGAATTGATCCCACCGATTGTTGAGAAGTTTGGCATAGATTGGATGGCCAATGTGGGCGGCGCTATACATGGTCATCCAGATGGCACACTAGCTGGTGCTCGCAAGATACGCAACGCTATTGATACATACCAATATTGAAACGCTGCGAGGACTGATGCTGATCATAGCACATAGAGGATTGCTTGATGGTCCGGATGCCGACAGGGAGAATCGCCCAGATCAGATACAGCAGGCGCTAGCCGAAGGGTTTGATGTCGAGATTGATCTATGGCGCATAGATCATACATGGATGCTGGGCCACGATGTTCCAACATACATGGTGTCTGAAAATTTCATCAAACAGGACGGCCTTTGGATACACTGCAAGAATCTCGCTGCATTCTTCTATCTGCGAAACATTGGTAGCGAATACAATTTCTTTTGGCACGATAGCGATCTCATTGTCATGACCAGCAGGTTCTTAACCTGGACATATTTTGGTAAGCCAGAAACTGCGCATCACACGAGCGTGTGTGTCATGCCAGAAGTTACATACGATTGGCCTACCATAGAAAACATGTTCGACAAGAACGAGTGGTATGGATTCTGCACAGATTATCCGAGGAAGCTTGCTGCATGCAAAAGATAGCGCTATGTCTCACAGGGCACTTTAGGAATTTTGAAATTGCCTGGCCCTATCTAAAGAAACATGTGATAGATCCGTATCAACCAGACGTGTTTGGATTTGCGTGGGGCGATACATTTGGCAATTTCATGCATGCTAAAGATAAAGATCATCCCAGTTACACGCTAGGGTATGATCCGGCTAGCCAGGACATACCTCGCGACTATGCAGAAAGTGTCGCCAGGCGTTTACATCCCAAGGTACTTGAAGTATTTGATCCAACTAGTATCAACCCACTGCTAGATGAACTGATAGCCAAGCATAAAGATGTTGAACCAGACTGGGAATGGCACCGTCCTAGATCAAAGTATCAGATGTTGTACGGCCGTGCGCATTGCAACAATCTACGGCTAGAATATGAGAAGCTGTGTGGTGCTAGTTACGACAAGATCATATTCACTCGTTGGGATATAATACACGAAGATCCATTGCCGCAATGGTGCCTCTGGGACACTAGATTGATATTACCACGTAGATATGCATACAACGGACCGTCTGATATATGGGCAGTAGGTACCAGTAGCCAGGTCAATGCATATGCAGATATGCTGTCGTCCTATGACGCCGTCAAACAAACTCCAAATTTCGTATCAAATCCACACTTATGGTTGCGCGATGCGCTGGCATATTCTAATGTAGAGTGGATATTGTGCAATATCCCTGTAATGATAGCAAACAGGCCATTCTGAGGTACCAATGAAGATAGCTGTATATGGTCTGGCAAAAAATGACCTAAATTTGATAGATCGATGGATTCACAGCGTGTCACCCGCTGATTATCTCGTCATTGGTGATCTTGGTAGCAGCGACGGCAGCGTAGATGTGCTGCGAAGTAACACCGTGACAGTGCATGAGATCAGCATGAGCAGATTGCGATTTGATCGTGCTCGAAACACAGTATTAAATCTACTACCAAATGATACCGACGTTTGTATCAGTTGCGACCTCAGAGAATTTATGATGCCTGGGTGGCGATCGAACATCGAAAGGAGCTGGGTGTCAGGCAGCACCCGCATGATACACTCGTATGTACAAAGTTTCAACTTAGATCAGTATCCACCATTTAGATCAGCTGAGAACATGATACATGCTAGACATGGATCAAACTGGCGTCGTCCGATACGAGAACGTCTTGGATCAACTACACTAGACAAATGGATAACCAACCTCGATATAGTGTTGTGCCATAATGGCGAGCCCTATATCGATGCAGCCGAACTGTTAGATTTGTTACAAGTATCGCATGCTGAAGATCCTACTTGCTTGGAAACTATGTTCTTGTTTGGCAGCGAGCTTGCACATCGAGGTATCAAACCACATGCAATTACTATGTTGCGCAAGTTCCTCAATGCGCCATCGATTGGGTTATCGGTCGAACGTAGTGAAGCCTGGCGCTTGTTAGCTGGTCTCGAGCCGCATGAGAAGTTGAAGAATCTACGTCTTAGCACAATAGCAGATCAGACTCGTCGAGAGCCTTGGTTAGAGCTCTGTGAGCATTATCTAAAGGTATCCGATTGGGCCAATCTCTACGCTGCTTGCAAGGAAGCTATGCAAATACAAAAAAACACACTTAACAGCGCTGATAATCCCGATGCATGGAGCAATCGATTCTCAGAATTGCAAAGCACTGCTATAGCTGAACTTGGTATATCAAAATGACCACGTTGGCACTGTGTTTTGCAGGTCTACCTCGCATAACAGACACTAGCACTGATAGCTGGCGTCGACTGATAGAACAACACAATACTGATGTATTTGTGCATGCATGGTCAACTGAGACAGAACTTGCTCGCAACTGGATCAGTGCTACCTATGCACCAGTTGAAATGATAATAGATGCCCCTCGACAGTTTGATACAAGCCGATATGTTAACAGGATCTGGGCGTACATATCAGAACCTCGTAATGTGCTAAGCATGTGGTACAGCATAGCACAAAGCTTGTCGCTTGCTGATAGGTATGCGCATGCACATCGCAAGACCTATGATTATGTTGCACGAGCTCGGTTTGATTGGCACTGTGACCAGTTCACGCTAGAAACATATGACGGCCTAACAGTACCGGATGATCCGGGTCTTTGCAATCACAATTTCCAGCACAGAGGACAATGGTATGTGGCACACAATGATCAATTTGGTTATGGCAGCATGCACGTGATGCGAGACTACGGTGAAACATTCTCGAGGATACCCTGGTTATATGCCACAGATGGCATAGACTTCTGCAGTGAATTATTTTTAACAACAAATATGATAACCAAGCAAATTCCGGTTAAATTACAAAAGGGCATGCGCTATCGCATGGTAAGGAACTGATATGAAAATCGCCGTATATACCATATCACTTAACGAGATCAAGCACTGCGAACGCTGGGCTAACAGCGTAACAGATGCTGATTATCGCGTGGTACTCGATACAGGTAGCACAGATGGCACGGTAGAAAAACTCAGAGAGCTGGGTGTCACAGTATTTGAACAGCGTTTTGATCCGTGGCGGTTTGATCATGCTCGCAATGCTGCACTAGCATGTGTACCAGATGATGCAGAGATCTGCATCAGCCAGGACATGGATGAGTTCCTTGCAGAAGGATGGCGGCCTAAGATGACAGCTGCTTGGCACACAGGCGAGACCACACGCTTGGCCTATACGTATGTGTTTGATTATCGAGACGGCGGGGCCAATGCCGGTTTCCGCATGGACAAGATACATGCCAGGACAGGCTACGAATGGAAAAGGCCTGTACATGAGACTGTTTTTAACACAACGGGTCGTGAGGTTGTAGCAGAAGATCTCAGCATTGCATTGAACCAGATACAGGACCGCAACAAGGGCACACGCAGCAATTATCTACCACTGATGGCCGTAGCCACCAAAGAAGATCCCAAGGATAGCCAGCTGAGCTTTTGGTATGGGCGCGAGCTGATGTATGCCAATCAACACAGCGAAGCGGTTGCAGAACTAAATCGATATCTTGATCTTGAGACCAGCAGATGGCCGGTTGAACGTAGCGAAGCTATGCTCTATATGTCTCGCATGAGCGATAGCCGCAAGCTTGAATTCATACAGCGTGCGCTGATATGCTCGCCTGAGCGCAGGCAAGTATGGTTAGAACTGGCCCGCTATTATTACAACACGCAAGATTGGCACGGACTGCTATGGGCATGCGGAAGCGGTATGGAGCGTAGCAGACGTGATCACAGCTACTTAGATCATGCAGAAGCCTGGGGCAACCAGCTGCTGGATTTTGGTGCTATTGCAGCAGCAAATCTAGGTTGGTATACTCAAGCAGCCGATTGGTGCCAACAAGCACTGGACCTGCAGCCAACAGACGATAGATTAAAGAACAATCTGCAGTGGATGCAGAGCAAGAAAAAGGAGCAGTGATATGCGTATTGCAATATATGGACCAACCAAGAATCAAGTGCATCACGTACAAGCATGGTACGACAGCTGCAAGGATGCTGATGCAATATGCATAGCTGATACCGGCAGCACAGATGGTACCAAAGAAGCCATGATTGCACTGGGCATACAAGTGACAGATGTTAGGATCGTGCCGTGGAGGTTTGATGATGCGTTCAACACGGCAATGTATTTGGTACCAGATGACATTGATGTTTGTATACGACTGGACACTGATGAGCGATTGGTCAAAGGCTGGCGCAAGGCATTGGAAAAAGCATGGACAGCTGAGACCACACGGCTGCGATATCCGTACACCTGGAACTGGAACCCAGATGGCACTCCTGGCCGCCAATGGTATGGCGATCGCATACATGCTCGCAAAGGGTATCGTTGGATGGGTGCCACGCATGAAGGTTTGATCAGCCGCACACCAGAGATCCAGACATTCACTGAAAATGTCAAGATACATCATTTCCCAGATCCAAAAAGCAAATCTGGTGACTTATCGCTGCTAGAAGAAAGCGTGCGCGAATGGCCGCATGATGCTAGGATCAAAGCGTACTTGGCTCGCGAATACATGTACCAAAAGCAGTTTGATAAAGCTGCAGAGACCTACAAAGAATTCCTCGGCATGAGCTATGACACTGCAGAACGCTGCCAGGCGCTAACATCATTAGCACAAGCCGAACCAGACAACAAAGTGTTTTGGTTGAAGCAAGCTGCGTATGAAGTCCCAACTCACCGCGAACCTCTGGTGTATCTAGCACAGCATTACTATGAAAAAGCTGAGTGGAAGAACTGCTATGATCATGCCAAGCGTGCGCTAAAGATCACTAAACATCCAATGGATTATACATGCACACCAGAAGCTTGGGGCTGGCAACCACTTGATCTAGTGAGTATTGCTGCATGGAACCTCAAGTTGTACGAAGAATGCTTGGAATACGCAAAGTTAGCACTTGAAAAATTGCCAAACGATACCAGGCTTCAAAATAACCTGAGATTGATCGAAGAATTCATAGAAAAGAACCTACGGTCAAATGATGCTGTTTGATTCATAAATAATGTTATGAAACTGTTAGATCTCGATAACCATACCACAATCTGTCTCGCAGAAGACCGGTCCTCGTTTGCATTCATGGGCGAGGCAGGTACAGGACGAGTTGTCAAAGGTGTCAACACAACGCCAGATGTTGGGGTTAACGAGATACCACGGCAGGCTGCTAAGTTTAAGATACAAGTTAACAGAGACGGTTATCCGCCCGTAGCTCGTAGCAACGGTAAGATACCCAAGCTTGAATCTGCTGATATTAACGAAGCTAATAAATGGCTCAAGGCTGGTGCAGTAGCAGCAGCGCTAGCTGGGGCTGGCATGGGCGGTACAGCTCGTGCTCAGGATACTACTTCAACTAATGTTGCAATGCAATCGCAAGCACAACTGGTAGATCCTACATTTATGGGTAAAAATTCCCGGGTACTTGTGGTTAATAAGAACAAATGGTTGGCAACTAATCCTCGGCCAGCCCAAATTGAAGATTATAACGAAATGATCGATTTCTTTAACAGATCAGTACCAGTTACTGGTAAAGATGGCAGGAAGACAGCAATTATAGGAACTATAAAGTGGTTAGCTGATCCGCGCAATGCCGGAAGAGGTTTTAACGAATCTAAACGATAGTCAAGGATCGAGGCGGACAATGCCCGCCTCGACTGATATCAGATTCTGCTACGCTTGCTTGCTGCTTTAGCATCTTCCTCTGTAGCTTCAACTGCGATAGGAACCCAGCGCTGTGGGATCGGTAATCCACTTTTTCGATAGTAATCCAAATCAGCATCAGGATCGTCTACTTGTGTCCAAACCATCCATTTGCCGTCAAGTGCACGCTGTTTGATATCGTGTTTCTTTTCCATCTCTGGTTCTCTTTTGGCCTAGTTAAAATACACTGGGATCAGTCCCAGCTCTGCAGTTTAGTAGACAAATAACAGTCTACCAAATTCATTGTGACGATGCTGTGGTCCACCAGTTTTCATATGGAAATTCGATCCACACATCTTCTTCGGCTTTGTTGATTTCCATCGCTGCATAATCTATCTTGGATGTGCTAGCTAGATTATTGACTAGCATAGCAAAGCGAACGTTGCCATGCCACACTGTGTCCCAACGATTGTTGCTTGGCATGCAGCTGCTGCGCCAGTCGCGCTTGATCCATTCTAGCGTAGCACCGGTATCATTGATGTCGTCAACGATGAGAATACGCTGGGGTTCTTTCTCGTATCCGTATGCATCTTCTGACATCCAGCAGTTGCTTTCGCTTTCACCACTGCCGTCACGTAAGCTGACTTTGAGAGTGTTGCATGGTACACCAAACCAGTGGCTCAGTAACACAGCCGGCAATAATCCACCTCTGGTGAGGCCAACAATATAGTCTGGCGTCCAGCCATCGCTGGTCATCTGCCTTGCAAGTTCAGCAACTTGTGAATGCACATCTGCATAGCTGAGATATCGTTTCTTGATCATTGGCATTTCCACATTGTTGTAATGCCATTATAACAGTTTGTGCTTAGTCGTCAACCGCTAATATCAGATGATTCTTGCCGTCGCTTATGGTAACATGCTCGTCTGCACATTCCACATAGTACTGGCTTCCTAGCATGCTCTGCAGTGCAATACTTTCTCTCAGTACCTGACTGCCTATGTTAAGACCAAACACGGGTATGCTTGCAGTTGCCCCGCTCTTGTAAGCAGCGATCCTGTACACACGCTGTTGACCTCGATCTGTGAGGCGCAACCACTCACCGCGTACTTCTACGTTTTCAACTAGGCTGTTGTTAAAAAAACGTCCAATGTGCTCAGCAGTTGGCATCTTAGCTGCTGTCTGGGGTGCATTTGTAGCAGTATCCACTGGTGGTGCTGCCGGTTCTGCTGGCGGTGCTGCGGGTTCTGACACTGTGGCAGGTGCAGTCTTTTCGTCGTCTGTGTCGTCTTTTACTTCGATGGAACTTGGATCCAAGTTAACATGCTTGCGTATCAGATCTTCTGTGAGATCGTAAAACTTGTCCTCTGGTGCATCATAGGGATGGAACTGCCATTTCTTGGTAGCAGTGAGATTGCTGACCTGTTGGCACATTTCCACTACTCTGGTGGGATATTCTTCGTTCCTGGTCATTTCAACAAATACTAGGTAGTAACCGTCATCGGTTGGCGCAGGGCTGACTTCTGTATCCAAAGGTCGTATGCTGCTCTTCTCTATAAACACGCCTAGATCGGCAGCAGGATCGAGGTCGGTTACATAAAATCCTGTTACTATGACGCGCCTGTCGTCAATCTTGCTTTCATACTCGTCTATGGTGACCAACGGCATCACCAGATACTCTAAAGCGTTCCTGTCTAGACCTTCTCTGAGTTTTCTCATTGTGGCCTGACCGCTTGTTCTGAATCAATACCTTCTGCTTCGGCATCGTCAACTGTTTCAACATCGACTTCTTCTTCGTACTGGTCCAACACTTCTTTGTCCAGGTTTCTCACGAACTTGCGAGGTATCAACATGTCTATCAACCAGATTTTCACTTTCTTCATCTTGGGCTTCTTGGTACCGGGTTGGTAATCGCTTTCGTTCTCAACCTTTACCGGTACTTCTTCTTCGGCTATCTTGAAATTGATCTTGGTGCCGTGCTGCAGCAATCGCAGGCCGCCCTCTGGGTCTGGCATCTTTTCATATGGATACTTGAGCGTGACTCTGATCCAGTATGGCTTGGTAAATGGCCCTGCAACCACCTCACCTAGTATCCAATTTTTGTAAACATAAAGATTGTTGCTATCGAAATAATTCTCGATATCAATGAGTATGTCAACGAGATCTTCTGAATCAGAGATCCTGTTTACTACGTCCTGTGCTGAGTTACTATTGTGTTGATGCGGCATGATGATATTTATACATGCCGCATCATGGTTGTGTCATTCTTCGCCGTACATTCGGAGGATATCGGTTATGATAGGATGGCGTTCTATGCTGTCTTTGCCAAAATGACACACACGTATGCTAGCCGTACCATCAAACCTGGCCACGAAATCAGTGAGACCGTTGTCTTTACCTCGGTCGCTTTGCCTCACGTCACCAGTGATGATCATCTTAGTACCCTCGCCTATTCGCGTGAGTGCACTGAGCATGCTGGTGCGTGTGGTGTTCTGTGCTTCGTCTAGTATCACTATGCTATTTTTGAAAGTCCTTCCTCTTAGGTATGCTATAGGTACTAGTTCTATGATACCTTCTTCTATCATGTGAGCGATTTCTTTACTGTTATAATGTTCTTCAAAAACATCTAACACCGGCTTGGTCCACGGAGCCATCTTCTTTAGGATGTCGCCGGGTAAGAATCCAATGTCCTTGTCATCGACTGCGATATTTGGTCTGGTGATGACTACCTTGCTGACTGCACCAGCTCGTAACTGCTGGATAGCATACAGCGTGCTCAGGTATGTCTTACCCGAACCTGCATAACCTAATGCAAATACCATGTTGACTGAAGGATCTTCGAGCGCTTCTATATAAGATTCTTGCGCTACGTTCTTGGGCAACAACTTTATGCGCTGTCGCTGAGGAGTTCGATGGAACTGTTCTATTCTTACTACATTACCGTGTTGTTGTGTTTCTACATGTTTATGGAAATCGTTGTCGTAATTTGCTCTATGGGCAGAGCGACGCGCACGTTTAGCCAAATGGTCCTCCCTATGTTCGACCACTAATATTTATAGACAACGGTCTATATCAATGCTGATATAGCCTTCAATAGTATCCCGCTAAATACTAGGAGATTTTGGATCATCAGCGACCATGGCAATAGACCCTAATACCATTAATGCACAGTTTCCCGTAGCTAACCAGGACAATGATAGTCAGGGTTTCAGGGACAATTTTGCTGCTATACAGCAGAACTTCGCAGCTACTAATGTAGCTATCAGCGGATTAACTGCTACCACGATTGGCCTGACAGGGCCAGTCTATACTCCGATACCCGGTAACCTTGCAACAAGCACTGTAACGCTTGTGACCGAGTTCCAGAATAGTAGTGGGAATTTTACCCTAACATTCCCAGGTACTAGTGCGGTCAAGATACCAGTTGGTAATACCGGACAAAGACCGTCTCCTGCTGTTGGACAAATCAGGTATAATACAGATACCAATATAATAGAATATTACAATAGCCTTGGCTGGTATCCAATGGGTGCAACTGGCCCAACTGGTGAAGCTAGCACAGTAACTGGTCCAACTGGGCCTGCTAATGGCCCAACTGGCGCAACTGGTCCGTTAGGGATGATGGGTGTACCCGGGCAGCAAGGTTTTCCTGGTATTCCGGGTCCGACTGGCCCAACCTCAGTAATCACAGGTCCCACTGGTCCAACTGGAGAAACGGGTCCCACAGGTCCCACAGGTCCAACTGGGTATACCGGACCAACTGGTCCCACTGGTCCAACCGGAGAAACAGGCCCAACTGGTCCAACCGGAGAAACCGGACCAACTGGTCCAACAGGCCCTACTGGTCCTACTGGCATAGGCGTACCAGCTCCACCAGTTAGGTCAGTTCAGTATAACGAAGATGGTAATCAGTTTGGCGGCAGTTCACTCTTTACATGGAGCATAGATAATGTGCTCAGTGCCAATGCCATAACCAGCCAAAACACTCAGATAGTTAACGATGTCATACGCAACAGGCTAGCCACTGCTAACCTAGTGCTGCAGACCAACGTAGATGGCGGGGTATATGTAACCAATGATCTCTATGTTGGTGGCATGCCGCATGGCACTGCCCCGCTGGTGACAGGTGTAATGTATGTGACGGTAGACGGCGATGACAACAACAGCGGTCTGTCAGAAGACAGAGCCAAGCGAACCATATCCAGTGCTGCTAGTGCAGCAGCTTTCTTGATAGCCGATCCGTCAACACCGTGGATCTATGTCACCATCTTTGTGCGTGCAGGTGTGTATGAAGAACCAAATCCAATAACTGTGCACAGCGGTTGCACTATATACGGCGATAATCTTCGCTCGGTCACTGTTACACCACTGAATCCCACACAGGACATATTCTGGTTGAATCCCAAGACATATCTCTATGGTATGACATTCCGTGGCCATCAATTCCCAGCAGCAGCAGTACAATTCCCTGAGAATGGTACCACTGTCATACACGATCTGCACGATTGGGCATCACCATATGTGCAAAACTGCTCTAGCATCACGCTTGGAAAATATGTAGACGGCGTACAAGTAACAGAAGCTGGCAGCGGTATGATAGTGGATGGAACTCGTGGTAGGAAGCTCAGCAGTGCGGACTTTGGGAACGTAACAGTGCCCGCTATAACCACGTGGACCAGCGGTAGTTCAGCAGAGTTTTACCAAGTGTATGCAAACAATTGGGCCGGTAGCGTGGCTGCTGGATGGCTGCTACAGAGTGGCATCGAAGGTAGTCCATCAGATGTTGTTAGCGTTGGTACCACGACCATAGGTGGTGATCCGGCCTATACGTTTGTCATCGATGAAAACGATTATAACTTTGTGAATGTGTATACTTTTGACAATGTGCTAACCAGCACCAGTGCTATAATACTTAATAATACCAGCCCCAGCTTTGGCGACACTGTGGTCAGCGGGTGGTACTTGGAGAATCCGGCTAGGCTAAGTTTTGTTAATGCAGCTACGTTGTTGAAAGCTAACATACCTTTCATCCAGGCACAGGTTGTGGCCTACATGCAAGCAGAATATGGCTATCCTATCAGCAGCAGCAGTGCCAGAGACATAGGCTACATCACTGATGCAGTGTGCAGGGATCTGCTGAACAGCAACTACAATCTGGCATTCCAGTCAGGTGAATACTTCTGGGTAGAGACAGTGAACGGTCCAGAAAGCGTGCTATCGCCCGTTACGTTACCCATATGTGTGGCAGGTGTAACGTTTGCTAGCCTGATAGCGCAGAGCGTGATCACCAACACTGCATTCACTCCTATATATGACCCGGGAGTGCCGCAGGTATTTTACACATACCTAACCGGTGGTGAGATAGCAGTTACCACTGTGGCAACAAACTACAATATCGTGTTGGAGATCATGCAGACATCTCCAACTACCAATCCGTTGGCAAACGGCGAACGTCTGATGAACAGCAACAGGATATTTGCACAGACAGAAGTAGTTGCTTATGTAAATACGCTTTATCCAGGCACACTATACACACCGGAATTACAAGCAAAGTGCTATCGCGATGTCGGATATCTCTGGGATGCAATAACATTTGATACATATCAGCTAGGCAATGCTCAGAGCGTGACAGATGCACTGTTCTATTGGGACGGCGCTGTATCGCGCATACCAGGCGAGATACCTCAGACAGTTGCTGCATTTCAGTATGCCAATCAATTGGCTATCAATGTGTTAAACAACATGCAGACTGCGCCGTTGTATCAAGTAGATATAGCACAGATAATAGATGCTAGCCTGGTAGGTGGCGGTGTAGTGGATCAATACGTGGATCAGCTGTTTGTGTATGTAACAGACATAATAGCCAATGGCACAGGTGTTGCACCGATAATGTATAACACCTCGGGTCCCGGTACTTCTGTCAGCAGCGTGACATATGTGCCGGCATATCGCGGTATGAATGGTAACAATGCATGGCTCATAGAGTTTAGCAATCCAATACCCGGTACCAGCTGGCCATATCCTCTGGGCAGTCCAAACTTAACTTATCCTATCTACAATCTAGTGTTTACCAGCCTGGGGTCACCGTTCACATTTGTGCCATTTAAGAGTGTTTTACCCTATAGAGGTCAAGGACTTAACAGTATGGTTCTTGATGCGTTTACTCAGTATAACGAGATAGGTTACACACCGGTTGCAGTACCAGTTGGTACTTACGACATGGCAGCATTGGATCACGGCGGCAACGGCATAGTGATCAAGAATGGCGGCTATGCACAGCTGGTGTCTATATTTGAGATCTGCTGTAACATAGGCGTGATATGCCAAAGCGGCGGTACCTGCTCCATAACCAACAGCAACACAGACTTTGGTAACTACGGTTTGTGGGCAGACGGCATGAGTGATGAGCAATATGTTTGCAATATAGATGATGCTAGTGCCACAGCACAGGGTTATACCAACGGATCAGCCGGACTGTGGTTCGTGAAAAATCTGCCGCTGTTTAATGAAACTGCTCCGTCGCAGGGATATGTAAGACCATACGTGGGGCAAGTGTGCTATATCGATGTGATCTACTACACAGTACAGGCAGGGGAAGTGACTAATCAAGGTGGCGGATACTTGTCGCCTCCCACCATAACTTTCCAGTTCAACCAAATACTAAATCCGGGTGGAACCGAAGCACAAGCAATACCTGTCATGGCATTGGATGGCGGCACATACGGTGGATTCCCAACATACAAGGTAGTTGCGATAGACATATTGGTCAGCGGTGCTCAGTTCATTGCAGCCCAGCTGGCTAATACTAACCCAGTAACTGGATTCATGGTTCTAAGCCTCCCAGAAAATCCCAGCGGCACCAGAGCAGCAGCTACTGCAATTGGATATCCAACATATTACACAGTCACTGAAGGAACCAGTAGCGGCGGCGGATTTGGTACTATATTGCTAGACGAGATATTGCCCTACTTTCCGCCAGACCTCAGTCTAGTTCACATGTTCCAAGTCAGTCGCATCATAGCCAGCAGCCATTGCATGGAATATGTGGGTGCAGGTACTGATATTGCCACTTGTATACCAGCACGCACCAGCAGCCTGGCTGGGGACGTACCAAAGCAAATAAACGAAGTGGTTATGACCAACGGCGGCAGAGTTGCATATACCAGCACTGACCACCTCGGAAATTTCCGAATTGGTGATCAACTTGTGATAAATCAAAACACAGGTACGCTGTCAGGGCGAACCTTTCAAAAGTCACTGTTTGCAATCATGACGCCATACATACTAGCACTAGAAGGATGATATAACAACATGGCCGGTATTCCATTAAACACGTTTAAGACCTATACAAAGACGGTTCCGTATCTAGACCCGACTAGTACCACACCACCAGGTCTACCAATTATTAGTAATCCGTACTTTGTCTACCAGGCACCTCCGGGTACCACAGGTATTATTTTGTATCTGCAAGTAGCCAACACAGATCTAGTTGATACTCACGCTTCCAGCGCATGGCATTACAGACCAAGTGCACTGACCTACACCAACATTGTGCTGAACGTACCATGTCCGGTCGCTGACACACGCATCATGCTGGGTGGTAAGTTGGTATTAGAAACTGGAGATATGCTTTATCTGAGTACTGACGACGTCTCTGGCACTTATATGAAGATGATCGCCAGCTTATTAGAATCTGCCAACCAGTGATGCAATAAATCACTGCTAAATATCAGATACCTTAGGTGCACCATAAATGACGAGACTGCTTACTGGCCGAGTTGTAAAGACCCCAAACGATCAGGTTCCTGCCGATCGTTATCAATTTCTTGACCTCACAGATGCCGAACCGAATCTAGGTAACCCAACTGGCTCCGGCAGTGTGCTAGCATCAACAGTTGGCGGTGTCAGATATTGGGTGGATCAAGTTACTGGTCCTACTGGCGCTATAGGCAGCACTGGTGCTACTGGTGTCACTGGACCTACTGGGCCAACTGGCAACACAGGTGCCAGCGGCACTACTGGTACCACAGGTCCAACTGGACCAACCGGATTTACTGGTGGTACAGGTGCCACAGGTGCCAGCGGTGAAACAGGTCCCACAGGTCCAACTGGCGCTAGCGGTGCAACAGGTGTTGCAGGTGCTACTGGTGCTAGCGGTCCAACTGGTCCTACTGGACCCAGCGGCGGCACTGGTTCTACAGGTGCAAGTGGTGCTACCGGCCCCACAGGTCCCAGCGGTGCAAGCGGAAATACGGGCGCTACAGGCGCTACTGGTCAAAGTGGACCGACCGGACCCACAGGCCCAACTGGTATCACTGGCGCCACTGGTGCAGGAAACACCGGCCCTACTGGACCTAGCGGCGGTCCTATTGGGCCGACTGGTCCTACCGGTCCACTAGGAGGCCCTACTGGACCAACCGGCGAAACTGGATACACAGGTTATACTGGGCCTACTGGTGCAAGTGGATTTACAGGACCAACAGGTCCAACAGGTGATACTGGTTATACTGGTCCAACAGGTGATACTGGTTATACTGGTCCCACTGGCGAAACTGGCCCGACTGGTGCAAGTGGATTCACAGGACCAACAGGTTATACTGGTGCAACTGGTTATACTGGTCCCACTGGTGCAACTGGTTATACTGGTCCCACTGGTGAAACTGGCCCAACTGGTGCAAGTGGATTCACAGGACCCACTGGGGACATTGGTCCCACAGGTTATACTGGCAATAGTGGCCCAACTGGTCCCACAGGCGTTGGCCAAACTGGTGTCACAGGACCAACCGGTCCCACTGGCTACACAGGACCAACCGGTTTACCAGGCACCGCAGTAAACACAGGCGCAACTGGTCCTACCGGCTACACAGGTCCGACTGGTAATGCAGGATTGACAGGCCCGACCGGAAGAACTGGTCCAACTGGTGTAACCGGCGCACCGGGTACAGCAGTAAACACAGGCGCAACTGGACCTACTGGTAAAAGTGGACCAACTGGTTCACCGTCAACAGTAACCGGACCAACCGGTCCCACTGGCTACACAGGACCAACTGGGGTACCATCTATAATAACAGGTCCTACTGGGGCCACAGGTCCAACCGGAAGAACTGGTACGACTGGTCCGACTGGTGCAACGTCAACAGTGACAGGACCAACTGGTTATACAGGTCGATCTGGCCCAACTGGTGCAACGTCAACAGTGACAGGTCCAACTGGTTATACTGGTCCAACTTCAATAATTACAGGGCCTACTGGTAATATTGGGCCGACTGGATATACAGGCCCGACAGGTGCCACAGGTGCCACAGGTGTTACAGGTCCGACAGGTGCCACAGGTGCCACAGGTGCCACAGGTGCAACGTCAACAGTGACAGGACCAACTGGTGCTACTGGATACACAGGCCCGACTGGATACACAGGCCCGACTGGATACACAGGGTATACTGGCCCGACTGGTTATACTGGGGCTACTGGGGCCACAGGTCCTACTGGTCGAACTGGTTCAACTGGTCCCACAGGTATGACAGGTGGCCAAGGCGAAACTGGAGCCACTGGTGCCACAGGCCCTACTGGCGCCACAGGTGCCACTGGTGCCACAGGTGCCACAGGCCCGACTGGTCGAACTGGCGCCACCGGGGCCACAGGTCCGACAGGTGCCACCGGTGCTAGCGGAGCGTTTGGAGACACTGGTGTAACTGGTCCTAGTGGTCCAACTGGGGATACTGGTCCGACCGGCGCAACGTCAACAGTAACAGGTCCAACTGGCCCGACTGGATACACAGGCCCAACTGGTGCAACAGGCGCAACTGGTGTTACAGGACCAACTGGATACACGGGCTCAACTGGTGCAGCTGGTACATCTGTTTTGATCATTGGTAGTGTAGCAACTGCTACTGCTGGTAATTTTAATGCAGTTGATCCGATACCAACGCTAGGCGACGGTATCATTGCAGACGACACTGGCGATCTGTGGGTTTATACAAACAGCGTTGCTCCCGGCTCTATAGTTGGATTTGTTAATGTCGGTCAGATAGTTGGACCAGTGGGACCAATAGGTCCCACTGGAGCCACAGGTCCCACTGGAGACACAGGCGCAACTGGTGTTACAGGACCAACTGGGGATACAGGCTCGACTGGTCCAACTGGTGTTACAGGTCCAACTGGTGTTACAGGCTCAACTGGTCCAACCGGTTCTGCCAGTACTGGCGCTACTGGGTATACTGGTACCACTGGTCCAACTGGAGATACTGGTGCAACTGGCGATACTGGCGCTACTGGGTATACTGGACCCACTGGTCCAACTGGAGAAACAGGCCCCACTGGTGCAACTGGACCGACTGGGGCAACTGGACCCACTGGTCCTGCTTCTACTGGATCAACTGGCTATAGTGGTCCTACTGGTGCGACTGGTTACACAGGTCCAACATCAACAATAACAGGGCCGACAGGTGCCACTGGTGCCACTGGTGCCACAGGCCCAACTGGTAGGACTGGTCCGACTGGTTATAGCGGCCCAACTGGATATACAGGCCCAACTGGTGTAACCGGACCAGCCTCTACTGGATCAACTGGTTATAGCGGCCCAACCGGTCCTACAGGTGCTACAAGTGTGGTAACAGGTCCTACTGGGTACACTGGCAATAGTGGTCCAACAGGACCGCAAGGCACGGGCGCAACTGGTTATAGTGGTCCAACAGGTCCTACTGGTGCTGCCTCTGTGATTACAGGTCCAATTGGCTATACTGGGCCAACTGGTGCAACCGGCCCACAAGGCACGGGATCAACTGGTTATAGTGGTCCTACTGGTCCTACTGGTGCTACATCAACTGTGTCGGGGCCTACTGGTTATACTGGCGCAACTGGCCCTACCGGACCGCTAGGTACAGGAACTACTGGCTATAGCGGACCAACCGGTCCTACAGGTGCCACAAGTGTAGTAACAGGTCCTACAGGTTATACTGGTTATACTGGTGCAACAGGTGCACAAGGCACAGGATCAATTGTGACAGGTCCTACTGGTTATACTGGCCCAACTGGCTTGCAAGGCGCACCGGGTACTGCGGTAAACACAGGTGCTACCGGTCCGACCGGTAATGCTGCTACTGGTACAACTGGTGCCACAGGCCCAACTGGTCCTAGCGGTGGTCCGATCGGTCCGACAGGCCCAACTGGAGCAAGCGGCGCAGCTGGTACTGCAGCTAACACAGGTGCGACTGGTCCACAAGGCACGGGTGCCACAGGCCCAACTGGTCCTAGCGGTGGCCCAATCGGTCCCACAGGTCCAACCGGAGCAAGCGGCACACCTGGTAGCGCAGTCAACACGGGTGCAACTGGTCCACAAGGCACTGGTGCCACAGGCCCAACTGGTCCTAGCGGTGGCCCAATCGGTGCAACTGGTCCAACTGGCGCAAGCGGCACAGCTGGTAGTGCAGTCAACACAGGTGCAACTGGTCCAACTGGGGCTACAGGTGCGACTGGTCCTGCTAATAGCACTGGTGCTAGTCAGTGGATCAGCAATACCACTGCTGGTGGCAGCGGGTATGATATCTACTATCCACCGTTGTCACAGATGGGCACAAGCGGCAGCGGCAACGTCGGTATTGGCACGTCAGTTACCACAGGAATAGGTGGATCAAACAACCTCTCTGTTGGTGGTAACGTCTATGTCAGGCAGCAGCATTTTGGTAATGCCAGCGACGGTCTCACTAATCCTAGCTATTCATGGTTGGGAGACAAGACCACTGGTCTGTACAGGTATGCTACCAACACCATCGGTGTTGTTGCTAACAGCCTCAATGCACTACGCATAGGTCCTAACACTGGTAATACTTCGATTGGTGCTACCAATCAGATAGCTGCCAATGGCGATTTCTTTGCTAGTGGCGCTATAGTGCCTAGCTCCAGCTTGAACACGTCAGAGAATACAAAAGGTATCAGATGGCCCAACGCTGGCACTGCAAGCGGAAGTGCTTGGCTCAATCTCTATCAAACTCCTGCAACTCCTATCTACACTACGTTTGAGATTGGTACTGGGGTTGACACGCATGATATAATGTATTTAAATGCCAGCGGGTTTGTCGGTATCAAGAACGCAGCACCTGCATATACAGTTGATCTCACCGGCGATCTCAACATAACTGGCACATATTATCTGAATGGCACGCCGATAGGAACAGGATCTGGAAGTGTTACTTCGATAGCAGTAAACACTAACACTACTGGCTTGCTGACATCTGCTGCGACAACCCAGACCATCACTACCAGTGGCACATTCAGCTTAACATGGGCCAGCACAGCACCAGGTAACGGTCCATATGTGCCAACTGTTAACACGCTGGGCTTTGCTACCAACAGTGCAGAGCGCATGCGCATACTGCCACTAGGCAACCTTATGATTGGAAGCACGCTAACACCGGCAGGTGGCAACGCTACTGTGGTCATAGACGGTTTGGGTACCAATGGCGGCGGCATCGAACTAGTAGGTGGCAATGCATCGGGTGGCGGTAACATCAGTGGTCTTAGTGCTGGCGGATTAACGTTTAGCACATTTACCGGTACTGTTGGGTCGGAAGTATATACTGATAGGGCCAGGATAGACGCAGCTGGTAACTTTGGTATAGCAACTGCTACTGCGTTTAGCACACTAGATGTCAATGGTGTGATATCTGCTAGAACGGCGTTCAGCACTGCTGGATCTGCTACAGTAGCAAGCCTAACCAGTAATGGTGCTATAAGCGGTACAACAGCCACTCTTAACAATTCCACTGGTGCGCAACTAACGTTTAGCGGTGCTACTAGCAACTGGGCAACATTTGGTACAGTTGGATCTGCAGCACCTGCGCTTAATTCTACCACAGCCGGTACCAAGGTTATATTCAATAGCAACCTAGGAACGGTAAGCACCAACTATGCAGTGGGTATTGCCAACTCTAGCACCACTGCACCACTTAGCACTGCTCCTGGTACACTGTGGTTTAGTTTACCAGCAGCTAACATACTGCACCAGTTCCAGTGGTATGGTGGGGCAACTGTGCTAGCCACGATGTGGGGTAATGGTAACTTGGCAGTCACAGGCGAAGTCACGGCCTACTTCTCTGATGCGCGTCTCAAGGACAATGTGGTGGTAATAACCGATGCTGTGCACAAGGTCAGGCAGATCAGAGGTGTGTACTATAATGCCAGCGACGCAGCAGTTAACTTGCTAGGCGAAGACAAGACTGTGCAAAAAGTTGGTTTGCTGGCACAAGAAGTCGAAGCCATATTGCCCAATGTTATACGTCCGGCACCGTTTGATGTTGGTAACGATGGTCTCAGCAAGAGCGGTGAGAACTATCTCACGCTGCAATACGAGCGAGTGATACCTCTGTTGGTTGAAGCTATCAAGGAACTCAAGTCTGAGGTAGATACTCTTAAAGCACGCTTGGACGCACAATAATTCTTCGCTAAATATCACACATGTTGTGGCATTAGTGGGGAAAGGGAACCTTAGTGACCGCCAAGAATCAAGACTTTGTAGTCAAGAATGGACTACAGGTCACCAGCAATCTCGTAGTTGGTACCTACACCAGTAATCCTAGCGTAGCTCAATCGGCTAACGGTGCCATAATCAGTGGCAACGTGGGTATCGGCACCAGTGCCATTGCTCAGGGCACTAAACTAGTTGTTGCCAACGGTAACATACAGACCAGCACGCTTGGCTTTGGGTATGTGTTCCCTGACGGTACCTTCCAAACCACTGCAGCCACCTATACTGTGCCTGGCGGCGGCAATACACAGATACAGTTTAATCTCAATAACACCTTTGCTGGCAACAGCCAGTTCGTGTTTGATGCCAGCAATGTGCGACTTGGTATAGGTACTGCAACAGCACGCAGCACGCTAGATGTGATTGGTAACATACTGATATCTAACAGTGTTTCTAGCACAACTGGCATAATATTCCCCGACGGTTCGTTCCAAACCACAGCTGTTACACCCACACCAAGCTTTGGAACTCAATATACCATACAGTTCGCTGGCATTGGCAATACCTTCAGTGGCGACAGCAACAATCTGGTTTGGAGCAGCAGCAATGCTACACTTCTGTCCAGTAATATCGCGGTTGCCAATCGTTTATCTGCCAATGATATCACAATAGCCAATTCTGCTGTGATCAACGGCAGCATGACCGTGATCAATGCAGTGACAGCTAATATTTTTATCGGAAACACAGCGGCTATTAGTGGTAATGTCACGGCTGGTAACCTAGTTGGCAACACAGCCACTGTCAGTGGCAACAGCACGTTTGGCGGTAATGTGGTCATCACCAGCAACACAGCTGCCACAAGCCAAGGTACCGGAGCTCTACAAGTACAGGGCGGAGCCAGCATCGGTGGCAACCTATTCCTCGCTGGTAACTTTACCGTAAGCGGTAACTTAAACATCGCCAATGTAGGCGGCATACAGGACTTAGTTGTTAACAGCCTGACTGCTAATACTTTCATACAGTCGGCTGGTATCATATCCGGCAGTGCTATAAACAGCAATGCCAGCATAACTGCTATTAACTATGTGAATGCCAATCAATTCATAGCCAACACCAACGTGGGCATTGGCACTGCAACAGTACAATATCCCTTAGATGTGTATGGCAACATTCATATTGGTAACACTGCTACCATCAGCGGCATATTGTTCCCAGACGGCACGTTCCAAGACACCGCAGCTGTCACGACTGTAGCAACTCCTAGCTATGGCGCACAAGGTACAGTGCAGTTTGCAGGTGCCGGTAACACGTTCAGCGGTAATACCGCTGCGCTGTTCTGGGACAACACCAATTATAGCTTGTACGCAAATGCAATAACCACATCTGCGTTTAATTCAACTGGCAATGCGCAAGTTAACAGGCTTGTTTCTAATCTGTCAGTGGGTATAGGTACTACCACAGCAGTTGGTATTGCTAACGCATTTGCAGTATACGGGTCAGAGAATCTCTACGGTAACTTGGTGCTGCAAACTGCTGCAGGCAGCACAACCAGCGGTATATATTTCGCAGACGGATCATATCTCATAACCGCAGGCGGCGGCGGAAGCTACAGCAATGCCAACGTGACCAGCTACCTTAGCGGACCTGTGCAGATTGGTAACCTCAGTGTAAACAATACCACCGTCAGCACCAACACTGCTAGCGGGGCGCTGCTGGTTGGTGGTGGCGTTGGCATAGGCGGCAATCTCAATGTTGGCGGTGCACAGAGCCTGTTTTCCAACAGTGTGGGCATAGGAACTGGTACTGCACCTGTATCGAACAACATACTGAACCTGTATGGCAATGTCGTTATCAGCAATACAGTGTCAGGCGGATCTGGAGTGTATTTCCCAGATGGCAGCTTCCAGACCACTGCTGTTACACCAACCAACAGCTACGGCACAGCGGGTACCATTCAGTTTGCTGGATCGGCTAATACTTTTAGTGGTAACAGCAGTGCACTGTTCTGGGATAGCAGCAACAATTGGCTGGGTATAGGCACTAACTTACCCACACAGCCTCTCACGCTGCTGGGTAATCTGTTAGCATACGGTAACACTCATGTGATGTTTGGCCGACTGGGTATAGGTACCAGCAACATCAAGATTGGTGATAATCTCACTGTGGTTGGTGGTAACATCAACGTGGCCAGCTATGGTACTGGTATATTCTTCCCAGATGGTAGCTTCCAACAAAGTTCAGCTGGTAGTTCTGCTGCAGGAAGTGACAAGAATGTGCAGTTCAATGACGGCGGGTTTTTTGCTGGACAGAACAATTTCATATTTGACAAGACCAATCTGAGGTTAGGCATTGGTACTGCTAGCCTGACCAACAGCTTGATGGTATACAGTGCTACTCCGGCAATATTCAATACCACCAATGGTGGTGATCAGCAGATCATAGTGGGTAACACCACATCAGATGGCACTGTGATAGGTTTCAACAGCGCCACGACTATTGCATACGGATACATGAAATCCGCAGGTGGCGTAACTAACATAGTGGTCACCAAGACCGGCACAGGTATAGGCGGTATAACTGTGCCCCAGAACACATTGGATGTTGGTGGTCGCACAGCCATAGGCTTTGCTTATGCAGGTGTGTTTACTGCACCCACAGATAGCTTGATCGTAAGTGGTAAAGTTGGTATAGGCACGTACTTGCCCTACAGCGCACTTGACGTGATGACCAATGCTAGCATCCGTGGTAATGTCAGCATTGCTGTCAACGCCAATATCGAAAAACTAGTAGTAAATTCAGACATAACAGTTAGCACGGTTACTGTCGGTGGGATGGCACTGGTTAACTCGTTGGTTAGCAACACCTATGGTGTGTTTGGACAAAACGTAACGGTCAATTCAACCAATTCATCTACGTCAACAACCACTGGTGCACTGGTAGTAGCAGGCGGTATAGGTGTTAGCGGCAACGTCTATGCAGGCAATCTAAACGTTGGCAATCACATTGATCTAACTCCAGTCAGCACTGTGGGCAACACTGCGCCCGAATATCTAGAAGGTCGCATATTCTACGATAACGACCAGTATACTGCAGTGCTAATGGCCGATGCGGCTGATATGCCGTTGCCTTGGGGCGAACGCGAAGTAGTCATCTGCCGCAACAAGACTGGTGCGATGATTCCGATCGGTACGCCTGTGTATGTTACTGGTGTACACATACCAGGACATCCTATACACGGGCACCATCCTACCATAGCTCCTGCTGATGCAAGCACTGTTGCTAAGAGCCAAGTGATAGGTATAACTGGCCATGACATCATGGACGGTATGCATGGATACGTAGTGGTTCGCGGTTGGATTGGATCTTTTGATACCAGCACTCTAATTGGCAATGGTGCACCTGTGTTTAATGGGTTCTCATCGCCAGGTACGCTTACAGCCTACGCACCTGAATATCCAAACTATCCATTCCAAGTAGGGGTGTGCTTAACCAGTGGCAATGCCACAGTTGGTACGCTATACGTGGCTCTATCCGACGAATCGCCAGCCAGATTGCATGTGCAAGGATCAAGCTGGTTCGATCAGGACTTGACCGTAGGTGGCAACCTAACTGTACAAGGTGCTAGCACTGCACTTGTGGTGCAGACACTGAACATAGGCGACCAATATGTATACGTCGGTGCCGGCAATGATGTTACTGGTGTGTTCTACGGTACAGGATTAAACGACGGTACGTTCACCGGGCATTTCCAAGGTAATGTTGATACCAGTTACTATGTTAAGATAGACAATGTCACTGTGGTACCAAACACATTTGCATGGTCATACGACAATTTTGTTACTACCCAAGCTGGCAATGTTGTGATCACAACACAGCCACAGCCGTTAAGCTATGGTATCAGCGTGCAGTTCCAGAGCACAGCCGGTCATACTCTTAGCGATTATTGGATAGGTAATGCTGCAATCAGCAATACTGACTTCGGGCTCGTGGGCAATTACGTGCAAGGCACCTATACGCATGCTGGTATGTTCCGTAGTGCAGCTGACAATTCGTTCACATTTTTCCGCCGCTATAATCCCGAGCCAACTGGAAACATAAACGTCAACGATAGCAGCTTCCTATTAGGTAACACCACAGTAGAGAAGAGCGTCGCAAATTACGTGACTGTGATCGGCACTGCACCAAGCACATCCTGGTTAAATGGTGCATTGACGGTAGCAGGCGGAGTAGGTATTGCAGGAAACCTCAACACTAACGGGCAGCAAAGCATCGTAGGTGGACAATTACAAGTCGGTAGTGGGTTAACAGCAGGAACGATCTATAGCAACGGATTTGTCCAAGCTGCAGGCACTATAACGGCTGCAGCAATCAACTCGAATGGCACTATAGTTGGTGCTAGCATCTACAGCAACGGCACTGTGCAAGCTGCAGGTTTGGTCACAGTAAATGCACTCGTAAGCAATAACAACGTGTTTGGTGCTACGCTGCAGAGCAGCGGCCAAGCACTAGTTAACAGTTTGATTAGTAATAATAATATTACTACTTCTACCCTGAATTCAACTGGTGCTGCAATAGTCAGCAGCTTGACCAGCAATACCACAATACAAAGCGCAGGCACTGCTACGCTGAATGCTGTGATTGCTAATAACAACGTGTTTGGTTCTACGCTGCAGAGCAGCGGTCAAGCGTTGGTTAACAGCTTGGTCAGCAACAACAACATAACCACCGCTACGCTAAACTCAACTGGTGCTGCACAAGTAAACAGCTTTATCGCTAATACCACGATACAGGGTATAGGTACTGCTACTGTAAATGCGTTAATTGGCAACAACAACGTATTTGGTGCTACGCTACAGAGCAGCGGCCAAGCAACAGTCAATAACCTAGTTGGTAACAACAACGTGTTTGGTGCCACGCTGCAGAGCAGTGGGCAAGCACTAGTCAATAGCTTGGTCAGCAACACAACTATATCAACGTTGAGCATGACCTTGCTAGGAACGTTGACAGCAGGCAATGTCTACAGCAATGGGTTCACACAGACAGCGGGATTAACCACTACTAATCAGCTGATATCTAACGCTAACATCTACGGCGCTAACCTAAACATTGCTGGACTTGTGCAGCTCAACAGCTTGATCAGCAATACCACCATACAGAGTATAGGTACTGCCACAGTCAATGCGCTGATCAGCAACAACAATATCACCGGTGCTACGCTTAATACTAGTGGTTTAGCACAACTCAACAGCTTGATCAGCAACACAACTGCACAAGTCGGCGGTACTGCTACGGTCAATGCACTGAACAGCAACAACAACATATTTGGTGCTACGCTTAATACCAGCGGATTGGCACAGTTCAATAGCATCATCAGCAACAACAACATCGCGGGTGCTACCTTAAACATCACAGGTGCTGCACAAGTCAACAGCTTGATCAGCAATACCAACATCACTGCTGCTACTATTATTAGTAGTGGTGCTGTTGTGGTTAATAGCCTCACCAGCAATACCACAATACAAGCAGCGGGTGCTGCCACAGTAAATTCGCTGTTGGCCAATGCCAACATCACAGGTGCCAATCTCAACATCAGCGGCACTGCGTGGCATGGCAATGTCTATAGTAATGGTTTTACACAGACCACCGGTCTTGCTACAGTCAATCAGCTGATCAGCAATGCCAACATCTACGGCGCCAACCTCAATATTGCTGGGTTGGGTTATATCAACAGTCTCAATGTCAACACCAGCACCAGCACTGCTAGCCTAAACGTTGGCAACGGTGGTGCTATAGTTGGTAACTTGATCAGCAATGGGTACATAACCACAGCTACTCTCAATGTTACTGGCAATGCACAAGTAAATGACATCACGGTTAACACTGTGGTGCGCACAAGTACAATAACCAGTACTGGTGCAGCAATATTTGCTAACATCAACAGCAATGGTATCATACAGAGCGCTGGCACCACCACTGTAAATAAACTGATCAGCAACACCAACATATTCGGTGATACACTGAATATCAACGGTAAAGTTGTAATTGGCAGTTTGACCAGCAACACCACCATACAGAGCAATGGCGCGGCAGTATTCAACAACTTCACTGCCAACACTCGTAGTTTTATCACCAGTGGTGGTATTGATGTAACTGGTGACAGCTTGATTACTGGTAACTTACAGATAACCGGTAATCTGGTGTTTGGTGGTAACAGCTTTGTAATTAACACGCAAAGCTTGACCATCGTTGACCCTGTGATCGAACTTGGTATTGGCACCGGTGGAACTGCACTAACTGTAGACGACGGGTATGATCGCGGCGTGTTGATGGATTACTTCCATAATCCGGCGTACAATGGTGAAACTGCTGGGTTCAACCATGCCTTCATGGGATATAATAACAGCACAGGCCAGTTGATCTATGTGACCAACGTGGCACCAGGCAATGTCAATGTTAACAACAACATTGAGAGCTACCCAGGCATCATCTACGGCGGAGCAGTGTTTGGTAACATCTGGCTTAGCAATGTAAAGAGCATCAGCACAGATACTACCAGCGGCGGCGTGGTATCCCTGGGTGGCATAGGTGCAGGCGGCAATATCAACATTGGTGGTCAGCGCAACAACTTCAGCGGCAACATCAACATATTTGGCAACAACACAGCAATCAGTAGCACTACTGGTGCACTGACTGTAGCCGGCGGCGTAGGCATCATAGGCAACCTCTTTGTTGGCGGTAACTTAACCTCTAATAATGGTGCACAGTTCAGCTTTGTCATAGCCAGCAATGCTATCACAGCAGCAAGCTTGTTCAGCAATGGTGCTGTGCAATCAGGTGGTACTGTGACTGCTGCTGCAATTAACAGCAATGGCACTATAGTTGGTGCTAATGTATACAGCAACGGATTTGTGCAAGCAGCAGGCACTGTTACTGCTGCGCTAGTCAATAGCAACGGCACTATAGTTGGTGCTAACGTCTACAGCAATGGTTTCGTACAAGCTACTGGTACTGTAACTGCTGCATTGATTAACAGCAATGGCGCAATAGTTGGCCAGAGTGTAACCAGCAACAGCACCATACAAGGTGCTGGTACAGCAATTATCAATGCTATCTACAGCAATACTTTCATACAGGCTGCTGGCACAATCACATCCAATGGCGTCATAAGCAATGTGTATGGCGTGTTCGGGCAGAACGTAACTGTGAACAGTGCCAACACCAGTACCAGCACCAGCACTGGTGCACTGATAGTCACCTCTGGTGGAGTTGGTATTGGCGGTAACATCAATGTTGGCGGCACTCGCAACCTGTTTACTAACAATGTGGGTATAGGTACTAGCACCGCAACTGGCCTGGGCAATGTGCTTGCTGTTTATGGCACGGAGAACCTCTATGGTAATCTAGTGATCAGCAACACTGCTGCTGGCGGATCAGGTATCTACTTCCCAGACGGTACCTTCCAACAGACTGCTGGTACCATAGGCGGTGTGAACCAAAGCGTGCAGTTCAATGACAACGGTGCGTTTGGTGGTACCACTACGTTCTTGTTTGATAAGACCAACCTGCGGTTAGGCATCGGTACTGCAAGCTTGACCAACAGCTTGATGGTATACAGTGCTACTCCAGCAATATTCAATACCACCAATGCTGGTGATCAGCAGATCATAGTTGGTAACACCACATCAGACGGCACTGTGATAGGTTTCAACAGTGCAACTGCTCCTGCATACGGATACATGAAATCCGCAGGCGGCGTGACTAACATAGTGGTCACCAAGACAGGTACTGGTATAGGCGGTATCACTCAACCTCAAAACACCTTAGACGTTAGCGGAAGAACTGCAATAGGTTTTGCCTATGCAGGTGTGGTTGCTGCGCCCACAGACAGCCTCATAGTCAGCGGTAAAGTTGGTATTGGCACATATACACCGTTGAGCACACTAGATGTTCGCGGTGTTGGTAGCTTCCTCACTGCACTCAGCACAGGTGGCACTGCTAGTGTAAATGCATTGATATCAAACAACAATGTGTTCGGCGCTACTCTGCAGAGCAGCGGACAGGCGCTGGTTGATAGCTTGGTCAGCAACGGTGCGATCAGCGGTGCCAGCATTAGTCTAACTGGTGCAGCTGTGGTCAGCAGCTTGACCAGCAACACCACCATACAAAGCGCAGGCACTGCTACTCTGAATGCCGTGATAGCTAATAACAATGTGTTTGGTGCCACGCTGCAGAGCAGTGGTCAATCACTGGTCAACAGTGCAGTAAGCAACAACAATATAACCACTGCTACTCTAAACAGCACAGGTGCAGCGCAAGTCAACAGTTTCATTGCCAATACCACGATACAAGGTATTAGCACTGCCACAGTCAACACGCTCATAAGCAACGTTTACGGTTTATTTGGGCAGAACGTGACTGTAAATAGTGCTAACACAAGCACTACTACTAGCACAGGCGCACTGGTGATAACCACAGGTGGCGCTGGCATTGCTGGCAACATCAACGTTGGTGGTACCAGATCGCTGTTTACCAACAGTGTGGGTATAGGTACCAGCATACCAACCGGTACTAATAGCAATGTGTTTAGCGTGTATGGTACTGCGATGCATTATGGCAACTTGGTTCTTCAGAACCAAGCAGCTGGCGGTGCAGGCATATACTTTGCTGATGGCACGTTCCAAGTTACTGCTACTGTACCATATAGCAATACCAACGTAGCTAGCTATCTAAGCGGCCCGGTAGTCATCGGTAATTTGACCATAAGCAATACTACTGCATCAACATCAACTACTACAGGTGCACTGCTCATGGGCGGTGGCGCTGGTATACAGGGTAATGTTAATGTTGGCGGTAACTTATCGGTTGCGCTAGCTAGCCAGCTCAGCTTTGTTATAGCTAGCAACAGCGTCGTTGCATCGTCTATGACCAGCAATGGGGTTGTTCAAGCAGCAGGCGCAGTAACAGCTGCATACATAAACAGCAATGGCACTATAGTTGGCGCTAACATCTACAGCAATGGCTTCGTGCAAGCAGCCGGTCCTGTTACAGCTGCATACATCAACAGCAATGGCACTATAGTTGGTAATAACATCTACAGCAATGGCTTTGTACAAGCAGCCGGCACCATCACTGCTGCTAATATAGTAAGCAATGGGGATGTTAAGACATCTACGCTCAATGCTAGCAGCACGGCCACAGTAGGCGGATTGAACAGCAATGCCCAGGTCCAGGCAGTTGGAGCAGTAACGGCTGCGTATATCAACAGCAACGGTACTATAGTTGGTGCTAATGTCTACAGCAATGGATTTGTGCAAGCAGCTGGTACTGTGACTGCTGCACTGATCAACAGCAATGGCACTATAGTTGGTGCCAACATCTACAGCAATGGCTTTGTACAGTCTGCAGGTACGTTAACTGCTGCACTAGTTAACAGCAATGGCACCATAGTAGGTGCTAACATCTATTCTAATGGATTTGTGCAAGCAGCTGGTACAGCAACTGTAAATGCAGCAGTAAGCAATGTCTACGGCTTATTTGGACAGAACGTCACAGTAAACAGCACCAACGCCAGCACTGCAACAACCAATGGTGCCCTGACAGTAGCAGGCGGCGTCGGCATAGCTGGTAACGTGATATCAGGCGGTAACTTGGTACATGCTGGTGCATCATCACTAAGTTTCGTTATAGCTAGCAACAGCATAGTTGGCTCGAGCATCACTAGCAACAGCTCGATACAATCAGCTGGTACTGCTATAGTGAATGCGTTAACAAGTAACGTATATGGCTTGTTTGGCCAAAACGTAACTGTTAACTCAGCAAACGCAAGCACAAGCACTGGTACTGGTGCGCTGGTCATAACCACTGGTGGGTTAGGCGTCGGTGGTGCGATACATGCAGGCGGCCAAATCTACACTGCAACGACGTTGAATGTAGCAGGTACTGCACAGGTTAACACATTAATCAGCAATGTCTACGGTTTATTTGGTCAGAACGTAACTGTTAACTCGACTAACGCAAGCACTGCAACAACCAATGGTGCGTTGACAGTAGCAGGTGGCATCGGTGTAGCAGGCAACGTGATATCAGGCGGTAACTTAATAGTACCACTTGCATCCAACCTGAGCTTTGTTGTAGCTAGCAACAGCATAGTTGGCTCAAGCATGACCAGCAACGGCTATGTTCAAGCTGCTACACAAGTACTTACTAATGCGATCATAAGCAACGTATATGGCCTGTTTGGCCAAAACGTAACAGTTAACAGTGCTAACACAAGCACTGCAACAACCAATGGTGCGCTTGTTGTTTCAGGTGGTGCTGGCATAGGTGGCAACATCAATGCGGGCGGTTCGCGCAACACCTTTACCAACTATGTGGGAGTGGGAACAAGCTCAGCATTGGGCACGAGTTCTAACGTGTTGACCGTGTACGGCAGCGAGATGGTATATGGCAACATAGTCTTGCAGACTCCTGCAGGCAGCACAACCAGTGGCATATACTTTGCTGACGGGTCATATCTCATAACTGCAGGAGGTGGCGGAAGCTATAGCAATGCCAACGTAACCAACTATCTCAGCGGGCCAGTGCAAGTTGGTAACTTGACCATCAACAATGCTACTGCAAGCACCAGCACTGTAACTGGTGCACTGCTGATGTTTGGTGGTGCTGGCATACAGGGCAATGTTAACGTTGGCGGTAACTTATCGGTTGCGCTAGCTAGCCAGCTCAGCTTTGTGATTGCAAGCAACAGCATTGTTGGATCTAGCATCACTAGCAATAGCACGATCCAATCAGCTGGTACAGCAACAGTAAATGCACTAGTAAGCAATGTTTACGGGTTGTTTGGACAAAATGTTACAGTCAACAGCACTAATGCTAGCACAAGTAGCTCAACAGGTGCACTGGTTGTTGCCGGTGGTCAGGGCCTTGGCGGAAACTTGTGTGTTGCTGCAGCAACAACCAGCTTGTTTGGCGGCAATATAGGCATAGGAACTACGTCAAGTCTTGGGGCTACAAGCAACGTGCTTAGCGTTTACGGCACAGCGATGCTGTTTGGTAACCTGAAGATCAGCAACACTGCAGCTGGTGGTAGCGGTATCTATTTCTCAGATGGCACGTTCATGACCACTGCTGCTACCGGTAGCGGCGGTGGTAGTAGCACACCCGGTGGATCCAACACTCAGATACAGTATAACAACAACGGTAACCTAGCCGGTAGCACAGGGCTAGTGTTCTTTGGCAACACTACATCAGTTGGTATAGGCACAAGCGCTCCTGCATATAATCTCGATGTCTGGGGCAACATACACATAGGCAACAGCACCGCTGGAGGTAGCAATGGCATAGTGTTTGCTGATGGCAGCGTGCAGACCACTGCTGCTAATACGTCAATACAGACATTCACGTTCACTGCCACACTGGGTCAGACCACGTTCAGCGTGTTCCCATACGCACCGGGTCCGCAAGGTGTTAACTATACGCAGGTGTTCGTGAACGGTGTGTATCAGCGCACCAGCACTTATGCTTGGACTGGCACCAACATCGTGCTATCATCTGGTGCTGTGCAGTTTGCCAGAGTTGAGATACGCATCACTGTGGCAGCTGGCACGTTAACCAACGTGGGTAGCCAGATAGCTGGCTCGAATGTGTTCAACGTGCAGACTGCTGGCATAACCGTGTGGAACACCGGCTTTACCTACACCGTGGGCTACTTAGATGTTTACATCAACGGCCTCAAGCTGGCGCTGGGCACGGATTATACTGCTGGTACTGGTACTAGTGTGACGTTTGCTACTGCACCAGCTATTAACAGCATAGTGCAAATGACTGGCTGGAACACTAATGGTGTTCAGCAAGTCCAAGGCAGCAACGTGTTCAACGTGCAGACTGCAGGCATAACTGTGTGGTACACTGGCTTTACCTACACTGTGGGCTTCCTCGATGTGTATGTAAATGGCATCAAACTAGCCGACGGTTACGGGTACACTGCCACAACTGGCACGTCAGTGCAGTTTACCACTGCACCAAGTGTTAATAGCATGGTCACGTTTGAAGGATGGACACAGGGCAGCACACTGGGACAGATGGCCACGCAGCGCAAAGCATTTTATGTA